AACTTCATTTTTCCATAAAGTTTTTATTTTCTGCAAGTTGTAGTTTTCTGTAATTCTTAATGACTGTAGATGACCAACTTCATGACCCGCAAAAAGAACAACCGCATTTGTAGAACTAATAACGTATTTTTGTCTCATAATCTCTGCCTAAATTTAATTGTTAAATCTTCCATAACGATAATATTACTGTTATTTACAGTCAATCTTCTTCCATCAATTATACAGTCTTTATAAATATTAATAATCTCTCTACTAGTTGTGCTTTTAGTTCCTGAAGAATTTAAGACTAATTTATAAATCTTAATATCAAAATAAACTACACTTGTTACTCTTTCGTTATCCGAAGGATATTTTAGGGAATTAGCAGCTAATCCTGTCAGCAAGGAGTTAGATATTAAAGAATTAACGGAACCTGAAACTCCTTGCGTTTTTGTTTTATCAATAAAATTAGAATATTGGGTTAGCGCGTTTCTAACAGCAGGTAAAAATTCTTCAATTGTACCTGTGCCCCAAGGTTGGAATTTAGTAAAGAAGAAAGATGCTACTTCATTTAAATCAATAAATGCTTTTTTAGCACTAATAGAACCTTTATATAATCCAGGGACAAAATCAGGAATTGGAGAACCGATCCCATAAACGTCAACGCTTCCAAAAGATTCGGTTATCCCTACATCCTGTAATGCTCCTATTGGAGTACCATCGAATTCTATTTCTATATTTAACGCAGAAGTGGCTGCGTCAAACCCTATTTGTGCCATTTAAGTTCCTTTATGTGCTGGTTGTTTGATTATTATATATCGTTCTTGAGCGTGGGAAGACTGTTGCATTTTCAAAAATAATGACATTGGCAGAAGTAATATTAGTACTCCTACTGTTCATTGTACAATCATTTAACGTATATAGAATATCAGTTTGTTCTGCGCCGGCTTCGTCTAATCTTCGCTGTTTAATTTCAATATCAAAATTCAATGCGACGCCAAAAACACCTTTTGCAAGAGTGGTGCCTTGTAGTGCCTTGATTAAATTTTCAGGCGTAAACATCAAAGTATTACCAATTGACGCGTTAGCTGCTCCATCAATTTTAGAAGCATCAACTGTTGTCATTAAGGAGAAAACTTTACTTGCTTCAATGAAAGCTCTTCGAGCGGAAACTGTAGCTTGATAGATTCCCGGCAAATGCCGAATATCTACTGGTGAACCAATTGCCATTACTCGCTGAACATTAAAATTTTCATCAAGCGTAAAGTCTTGAATTTCACCAACAGTTTCACCAAAAAAGGTAATTTCTGCTGATATGGATGTCCATGTTGGTTCGTAACTAATTTGAGCCATTCTATTCTAACCTCCTTTAAGGTATCTGTTTATTTTTCTTACTGGATAATTGGAACAAGTTTTGTTGTAATAAAGATATAATTAATTGGAGAAATTGGAGCAACTTCATAATTAACATAAACAATTTGAGGATTACTTGTATCCCTCTTAACAATAACGTTTCTAAAATCTTGAATAATTTCTGCTTCTCTTAATCTAACTAAAATTGATGTTGTTGAGCTCTGAATAGATGCTTCAATTCCAGTAACACCCTTTTTACCAATATACATTGCTTCTAAATTATTTCTCATGTTATAGTTGATATAATCAGCAATTCTTCTTATAGAAATCTCCTTAAAGGGATTTTCAGTTGTAGTTGATAGATCTTGAGCTGTTGTTATTCCTCGAATAATTCTGCGTCCTTGAGGAACTTCTTCAACTGCACAAACACCATATGTAATTAAATCATCTTTTTCTGAATCAGTAAATTTCATCTCGATAGATGTAGCACTTAATGTTTGATGCGTTATTGAAGTAGCAACATCAACTCCTGCTAACATACCTAATATTCTTGCAGCAGTATAACAAGCATCTTCATCATTTAATCCTGGAGAAGCAAGTACCATTCTATCACTATTTAAATCATAAGCTCTTTTAATAATCCCTGTGCTTGTGTCCCCTACTGATTCTCCTTTAGGACCACCAACAATACCTATTCTTTCTTTTCTATTATTCGACATTGTTGTACAATGAGCACTTAAATAAGCATGTTGTGTTGCACTTGTACATCCTGCTAAATGCATCATATTTACTTCATATGTTTTATATAAATCAATAGCTGTAGACCATTCAGTCGCATCAGGGGTAGCATCATCAAAACCCCCTGTAAGATTGGTATAGGCAACATTAACTGGACGTGCTGTAGGTTTTACAGCAGTCATTGCTACTAAGCCTGCGGCATAATTTGCATCCCAATAAGCTTTAATTGCTGTAGCATCTGTTAATTCATCCCCTGTTTCAGTTATTGTTTCACCCGTTTCATCATTATAATATTGAACTGTAACTTTACATTTTGCTGGACCGCCAACTGTTGCATCTTCAACTTTTACTTTAATATCATCGCCCCAAACACCATAATCTTGAGCTGTAACTGTTAAAGTATTAGCAGCTACTGCATCAACAAAAGTACCTGCAGATTGAAGCGGCGTTCCGGCCCTTGTCAAATAAATTTGATTAGCTCCTTGTGCCCATGCGTAATTTGCGGCATCAATTAATGCACCACCTCTATATGTATCTTGGGCAGTTACTGGATCTGTAAATAACGTTACTTCGTCAGATTCGCCCCCTGTGGCAGGACCGATAATTGCGCAAACCCCTCCTGTTCCTAAACCTATTGCCACCAACGATGTTGGATCTGTATAGGAATAAGCTCCCGGTTGTTTATATGCTCTTCCTTGAAATGTTGGACTCATCTAAATTCTTACCTCCTTTTAGCTTTTCAGCATTTCCTTATATAATTTTTCCCATTCTTCTTTTGGCTTTTCTTCCATATCATGTTTTACATTAGAATAAACCTTTAAAGCAGCCGCCCATTCTGGAGATAACTTCATTTTAAATTCAGCAAAATTCATGCTTGGTTTAATTATTGGCTTTTGAGGCTGTTCTAATTTTTTAGGCTGTTCTATTTTTTTAACTATACTTTCTTTTTTATCTGATTCTTTTTTGAGTTGCTCTGGCATTTAACTTAACCTCCTTTAGTTTGAAATAGATGAACTGTATAAATTCAATACTGGTATAATACCTTCTACCAATTGATCTGTACTTTCCCTCTTAACTTTACTCATAATTACATATCGCAAAACTCCACGATAAATAACTGCAGGGATTTTAGACATATCTATTTCTTCGTCTGTTGCCCCTACTAAAATAACTTTTTGAAACCCAACAGAATTGTAATACATTCTTTTTTCAAACATAAGTTGTCTTGTTAAAATTAACAAATCATCTCTTATCTCAGACACTAACGACCAAATACTTAATTCAAAAATTTCTTGGTTTAAATATCCACTCGTTGTTGCAAAACTACTATCAGTTGAGTTCACAGTTTCATTTCCAATTAAATCTTGAACCATCATTATTTCTTCTGCACCGCTTACTCTTGAGATAGAAATAATAGGTTTTTCCTCTAATTGCTGAACTGTTTTGGGGTATTCTCTAAGAATTTTTATATCAACTTCATTTTCAGTAAATTGTTCTCTTAAAGTTTTCCATAAAATATATTTAACGTCTAATAGTGCCATATTTATTCCTCATCGAATAATTCTTTTATTGAATTTTGAACCTTTTTAACAATATTTGGAAGAACTTCATCTATTCCTTGTTTAAAAAATAACTTTCCAGTATACCCTGGATGTCTCCATCGACTGGCATATCCTCTTGAACCTGTATTTTTTTCTGATATAGTCATAACATTTCCATTAATAGGAACTCTAATATATCGATAACCTTCTTTAGAAGTTTTAGCTTTAGGACTACCTAATAATCCTTTTTTCATATCAAATGGACTATAACCATCTTCTAAATATGCAGCATATGGAGCCTCTGTTGAATCAACAAATATTTTTGCATGAAGCATTCCTCTCATTTCATATTTAACAGAATTAGCTAATTTACCACTTTTACTTCTTATTCCAACTGCTGGAATCATTGCTTTTATTGAAGCAACAATATCTTTAGCACCTTGTTCAACTTCCTTTGAAATATCAGCGAGTTCATCAATAGAAAAATTATTAAATCGTGCCCATAAATCGCTTGAAGCTTTCTTTTTCATTATGTAACACCTTGAATTAAATCAGTTATAGTTTCATCTTCTTTAATTTTTCTAATATGCACCTTGTGGGCCAAATATTCATTAGCTAATTGAATAGTTTCTGGCTTTGATAAAACTCTCCAAACTTGATTTTGGACTCCATCATTTATAACAATTATATCTCTTATATATAGATGATCGTCTCCATAACCTTTCGCTACAATCTTATATAGAGATGTAGTTGTAAAAATAGCATCTCCCATTTCAAAAAATCCTATTTTACTTAATGGACTTTCATAATTAGGAATATGTAATAATCCTCTAATAACAGTTCCAGCAGTAGTATCATAAATGACTCCTCTACCTTGACATAAAGGACAATCATATCTAGGATTTCCTGTTTCTGGATTAATACATGGTTGAGACCAAGAATAAGTAACTAAAATAGTCGCCCCTCTGGGAATGCTACTTAAATCATTTCTAATGATTTCTCCTAATTCATAATTAACTGTATAATCATCTGAAGAACCTTCAGTATATGTAATAGTTCCATCTGCGCTTTTAACTGTAACAGATCCAGAAACAACAGTAGTATCACTCGCTTCCCAATCTGTAGTTCTACCAATCATAGATTCACGACCTTTTAACGTACAATAATCATCAACATAAGTAGTTCTAGGTTCTAATTCACAAGATTCATTAGTGACAGATTTTCTATATCCAGGGCAAATAGTTGCTGGATACCAAGTTCCATCAACCCCGCCTCTATCAATTTGTCTTTTTACAATTTGTATTCTTTGCCCAAGACCCATTACTCACTCCTCAATTTTCCAAAAGCCTCTTTGACATCTTTTCCAACAACGGGCTTATTAAAAATATTGTAATCTCCTGAAGGATCAATATCTATAACTCCATTAGCAGGAGTTTTTCTTACCCAATCAGCAGCTCCCTTTATGTTATGCGCAGATGCTATTCTTCTAGCACTTCCACTACCTAAACTCATTACTGATCCCCAATTAGCTCCTCTTAATTTCTTAGAAGCTCCTCCGGGGGTTTGAGTATAAGCTGTAATAGGCATCATATTTTTTCTTGAATCATTATTAATTAAACCCATTGTAGTTGTATAAAAATCTTTATCTAAAGTTTTATCTTTAGAAACCCATTTATTTAATAAATCAAGCTCATCCATATGTACGTCTACAGCATTTTCTTTATATTTACTATCTGCAAGTTTCTCTAATCCACCGCGTCTTGCGCTTTGTACTGCTTGATCTCTGTTTAATACGTTAAGTACTTCGTTGAAATAGTTTTTAAAGTTTGCATTTGTTAATTTATTCTCTTTTAATGTAGCTTGAGGAGAAAGGATTTTTAACCTTCCATCTTTTATATAATTATTTAATTTATCTTTATATACCTTTTGATCAGGAGAAAGTTCTGCATCTCGTGCATATAACACTGAAAATGCTCCACCTACAGGATCAATAACAACTGCTTTGTAAGTATCATTAGGGTTTCCTTCTAATGATGCAAGAATGTTGCCTTCCATCATTTGAGTTTTTCCTTTACCTTTATCTGCATACACCATTCTAGAAACAGCACCAATATTACTTCCATCTAATGCTTCGAGTCTAGGAGAACCATCTGGATTAATTCCAACAGTTCTATAAGAAATAGAAGAGCCATCTTTTGTTTTATTTGCAATTGAATTAGCTGCATCAATAGCTGTTGTTTTCATTGGAGTGAATATATCATAGCCATTAACATTAGAAAATCTAACTTTAGCTGCTGGTTTATTTCCAATAATATCTCTAGATACAGAATAATGTAAATTAACGCCTTCTTTTTGAGCTGCTTTTTTAAGCTTATCAAGATTTTGATCTATATTTTTTGTAAAAGAAATACTACCAGTTTTTGGATCAAGTCTATATCCGCCTGTTATTCCAATATTTTTCATTGCACTTTTAATAGTATTAGAAGTTGCTGCATAATATTGATCTAAAGATTTAAATTGAGATCTCATTTTAGGATTAATATTATCTTTTCTATCTTGATTAATTAAATAAAGCAAATAACTAGCAGAAGCCTTTTTATTTAAGTTTTGAATTTCAGGAGTTATATTTAAATTTTTAGCCTTAATTGTTTCAGTAGTAACATTGCTTTCTTTAGATGTAGCTTTTATGATAGCATCTTGATATTTTTTTGCATTTTCTTTCTCTTTTTCTTTGCTTCTTACGTCTAAAAGAACATCTAATCTACGCTTAATACTATTAATAACTGATCCAGATTGAACACTTCCTGGCTTTTGAGCTTCGTCTAATAATGCTTGTGCTTCTCCAACACTTTGTAAAGAATTAATGTTTTCTTTACTATATTTATGTTTTGTTTTTACTTTTTCCCAAGGAGAAGTTTTTGTTACCTCATGAAACCTTTCTAATAAGCCTTGTAATTCATTAGCTTGTTTTAAAAGCTTTTCAGTTTGTTTAATATCATTAGCTTCTTTTGCCTGTCTAATTTTCTTACCAATAACACCAAAAGCATTTTTAATTTTATTAGAAACATTTTGAATAACATTTTGTTTACCCTGTTTAGGCATTCCTTTAGCACTTTCTTTAGGAATTTTAGTTTTAGCTTCACTAGGAACCTTTTGGCCTTGTTGTTTTGTTTGATTTAAATCTTTTTTAGTCCCTAATTTACCATTAGGTAGTTTATACCAATATTTATAATTTCCAGGAGACCCAGTTCTCTTGACATATTTATGTGGTCTACTTCCGGCTTGCCGAGGCATACCACTAGATGAAGGCTTTCTAGAAGGAACTTTAACTTTTCCTGTTGGTATTCTAGGTTTTCCAGCGGCATAACTTATCGCTTTAGGAAATCCCTTATTTATGTTTGTGCTTTTAGGTAAATTAACCATTAAACAGCCCTCGCGTAAACCCGTTTGAATTTTGTAGTAACTTGATCAATATCTTTTTGCCAAGAATTAATTAATCCTTCATACGGTAGTTTTCCAAAAGCTTCACTATAACCATCAATGCTTCTACTTGTCATGCCGGCGCTCATTTGCGCTCCATATGTTTTTAATAGTTCTATAGAAACCCATTTTGTTGCAGCATATTGTATTTCCATTGGAGGTTCTGCAAAACCATAATCATAATCAACTTCTACGTTATAAATTCCAGGAATAAATATGTTTCCAAATATTGCTTGAAAGGGTTTGTCAGTAAGAAATGCAGGATAAATTGGGGGCAAAGCTATTTCCCCTCTTTCAGGATAAATTATTAATTCTGTATCTAAAAATACTCGCATTGCTTGTAAGAGTTGATTATACATAATAACCCTATTAATTCTAACAATAGGAAAAAAGTGAGTATTTAATAGATTTTTACCATTACCGTTATGAAATTCTACTACACCACTATGTAATTTAAAATCCCTTTGGCACTCATTATCAAAATAAGCATCGCAAAACTTTAATAAAGTTTCATTTATTTTAGTAACTGTTACTAATTCATCTAATCCGAAACCATTTAAAAAGTCTCGAACTAAAGCATAAGATGTATAATGTGATGTGCTAATAATTTCTGTCATAGTTTTTCCTTATTTTATCCCACAGGTACAATTAGGATGTGCTGGTGGATACATTTGCCCTGAAGAGAAAGCTTTATCTATTGGGATTTTACCTTGCTTAGCATTCTCTTTACACACTTTACATGAACCTTCTATTGAACAAGCTCTACATAAAACCCATTCTTTTTTTACTGAACCTACACTTTTAAGAAAATCCAATATACTTTGATTTTGAGATTTAGTTAATTCAGTTTTGCTAATTCTTTCTGCCCTATAATAAGACATATCTTTAAAAAGTTGTTTAATTTCTACTCTTGTTTTTCTTAAACTCCACTTTTTCTCACGTGCCTTATATAACGTATTAGAGATTCTATCTAATGTATGTTTATTTATATTTCTAACAACCTCTTGCAGTTCTTTTTTTTGAGACTTAGTCAATTCTTCCATTCTTGGTTCTTTGAAAATTGATTTGATTAAATTATATTGCTTTAAATATGTCTTAGACACTTTGTCGTAGAAAATTTTATCATCAGGAATAAAATTACTTTTAACATACTTTTTTATAAAAGCCTTTGGTAAATACCCTTTCTTTTTCCATAATTTTTCAATAATAGCACTTTTTTTAAATGCTATTCTTTGATCATCAAAAGACCTTCTTAGTTTTAAATAAAAAGGAACAAATAATGGTTCCATTTGTTGATATCTATATGTTTTTTCAATTTTACTTGATATATAGTTCTCAAATGATATTATCTTTGGTAGACTTTTAATTATTTGCGGTAGTTTACTCATGCATTTTTAGCTAAATCTTCTAATTTCAATCCTTTATTTTTTTCTTTTTCTTCAGCTTCTGCTTTTTTCTTTTCTTCAAATTCTTTAGTTTTTATAGCAGCTTTAGCTTTTATTTCGCTTACATGTTCTTCAACAGTCTTTTTAGGAATATCTTTTTCTTCAAGAACATCAATTATTTTATCTTGATAATTATCTAAAACATATTTTGCAACATCTTTAGGTAAATTTGAAGAATATTCACCTGCAGTAAATTCATAAATATCACACTTATCTTTATCATCTTTTCTAGGCCAATTTATCATAGCAGCCTTATTCAATTTAATTTTCATTTCTTAACTCCTCCTTAAACTTTTAGAAAAGGGGCTAGAATTACCCAGCCCCTATTTGGTTATGCACCGATATTTTCAATCAAAACAGCGGCATCTGGATACTGGGCAGCAAAAGCAAGTCTTTCAGAAGCAACTACCAGTAATTGGTCAGAACGAATCAAAACTTCGTCTGAAGATTTAATTGTGAACATTCTGCGATCACCGATGATAGCAGCATTACGATTAATCATAAGAGCGACGGATTCGTTGCCAGCCATACCAAGGTTAGTTGGTAATAGGTTAGTAGCAACAACAGGAACACCCCAAACTTTACCGATCTCACCAGGAAGAGCAGTGCCTGTCAAACCTAATGCATTAACAGCTAAGTTAATACCTAGTAATTGACGAAGTCTATTTTCTTCACGAAGTGAAACAACTAGTAATAGTTCGGATTTGTCGCGGCCATATACGCCTAAGTTCTGAATGGAACTGGAAACATTTGCGAGAGTCAAAGCAGCACTGGCTGCATCAACAGAAGTACCCGTGGCAATAGTCCTTAGACCATTAAAAGCAAACTTTGGATCGTTTGCACCCCAAGCACCCGCAGTGTCACCATTTAACATAACATCTTCTTCAGCTAAAGCAAAAGCCTTAGCCATATCGTCTCTTACAACCGGAACGATCGGTAGAATTGCATCTTCTTGCAACTCTGAACTGATAGCCAAAGCAACCATAAGTTTTTTAGCAACCATCTCAACTGTACCAGTAGCCATAAGTGATTCTGGGGAAGAAATGGCTTCACCAACGTAATAAACGTTGTTACCAGTTGTGAGTTTAGGAAATCTATATGTCTGCGAAGGCATAACAAATGAAGGAAGGAACTGACGTAGATAGCTCTTTTGACGAATATAAGGAATAATTTGATCAGCTAAGCGAGGGATGATAGTATCACCACCTGTACCTGCTGTCGTATTGAGAGCTTTTTCGAATGTAGTACTCATTTTATTTTCTATCCACCTTTTTTCCCTAATTTACTGTTTATTTAATATTCGAGGTTCAGTTGGGAAACTAACCTCTGCACGTGGTAAAAACCACCTTAATTTTTTTAATAATCTTCTTTATGCATAAAGTATCTTATTTCGTTGCTATTGCAACTGAGTTATCACTCAATTTAAATTACTGGTCGTCGCCGAAACCTTTACATAGGGCATGTGCAAACAATGCATCTTCAGTTAAACCTTCGCCTTGAGACTTTTCAATTTTTTCATTAGTGGCTATAACGCCTTTTCTACCTTCAGAAACCTCTAATGATTTTTGAATAGGGGCTACTGCAGCTCTAACAGCTTTTTCTACGAGAGATTCAATATCAACAGATTTAGTTCTGTCTTTACCATAATTTTTCATAGGTTCTTCATCAGCAGCACCAGCTAATTTCTTAAAAGGAGCATTTTGAGGAACAGAAATATCTTCTGGGCTTGTTCTTTTACCTGTTGATGGTTTAATGTAATTCTTACCTTCAAATTCTTGGATACATTCACCTGAATCTTCAGAAGCACCTGTTTTTAGGACTTCAAGATTCTTTTCAACGGTTTCGTCAGCTTCATCTAAATATTTACAAAGTTCAACATAATCTTGTTCATCTAATTCTGGCAAATTTGATTTTTCCATTTCTTCATCAGCTTCAAAGTCTTGAGAAAAATCGTACCCACATTTAGGGCAAAATTTAACTTCATAATCTACATCACCCATTTCAAAATTTGTATTACAACTCTTACATTTCATTTTTTTGTTCACCTCCTCTTTTTCTTCTTCGTTCTCTTCGTTATCATCTTCACTATCATCGTCTCCAACAATCTCTTCTGTATTATCATCAGTTGAACCGTCTTCTGGAGTTTCCTCCTCGCCAACAGTTTCTTCTTCAATTGTCTTTTCTGCGTTATTATCTTCTGTTTTTTCACCAGCTAAGATTCTATCTATTTTTGAAGAAACATCTTGTAACAATGCTATCACATTAGAATCACCACTTGTACTAGAATCAGTTACAGTACCAGTATCAACACCAACTGCGGTATCTTCTACAGCACCAACATCAGCAATTCCCTCACCAGGTTCTTCAGTAGTTGCTACTGTCGCTTGTTCTGCAACGCCTGGAACAGCAGGAACTTGTCCAGTAGGAACTGCTCCTTCTGGTTTTATACCAAGTAAGCTTTCTAAATTATCTAAGGCTCCTTTGATTCTTTCAACATCTTCTGGTCCTAAATTTCCTTCTGCAGCTTTTTCTATGCTGCTTATTGCATGCTCTACTTTCAATGCTTTTTCAAGTTTATTCACAGTATTTTTCACCTCACTCCCTTCTATATTTAAACTTTTCGCCATGGAAAAAACTGCTTCCGGGTTTACTGGAAGTCCAGTTAGTGACAATTCTCTAATTGTCATTTTTTTAATTCTTCTTATTTCTTTACTTGTGACGCTATCAACATCAGGAATAGTTTCTAAAGCATCTCCACCCATTGAACACCCTCTTAAAATTCCTTGTTCGATTAATTCCCAAATAGGATCTCCTAATCTACCTTTAGCAACTTCAGCTTTAAACCATATTCCCTGTGGTTTAGCTTTTGCCTCAATAACACTTCCAATAGGTAAGGAAAGTTCTTTTCTTCTATGCTCAATAAACAGTGGAATTGGATTTCCCTCTGTATTCCTTGTATTAATTTCATCTGCAGCAAAAGGATATGCTGCTGGATCTGTTATTTCATTCTCTAAATCTAAAGCAGGCGTTGTCATATATCCTTCTATATATCTATGACCAGAAGATTTCAATTTGTTTTCAATGGCCTTATTAATATCTAGACTAATATTACCTTTTAATGATCTCATTATTCTTCCCCTCCTAGGGCTTTTTCTATAATTTTTGGTAAACTTTTTATTAATGTTTTTTCCATAGACTTAATCATTCTTGTTACTAACACTTTATTAATCATTTTTTCTGGATCAGTTATTCCTTTAATTCCATTTTTATAACTTTTAACCCAATTTTTAGCATCTTTTAAATACCAATGTTTAATGCCATATGCATTTTTACTTTTATTAAAAATTAATGTTTGTATTTTTCTTACATCAGGGCTATTTTTAAAACCACCGGTTACCGCTAACACTCCACCTTCAAGGCTCAAGATAATGGTCTTCATTGTGCTTTTATCAAATTTATCTACTCTTCTTTGTCTAACTCTTATTCCGGAGTTAATTATGGACTTAAAAAATTGCTTTACCTCTTCTTGGCTTCTAACTACTTTTTCTTTATTAAACATTTCTTTATCCTTTTAAGTTTTTCTTTCAACTCTAAATTTCTGTCTAACTCTTCTTTTGTTCCAGGGATAACACCATATGGTTCTTCAAGTGTACTATCAACGTATAAAGTATTATTGTAATTCTTACTAAGTAAACTCTTCATTCTCTCTATCGAATTTTTAACTTCATAATCAACAAACTCTTTTCCTCTAAAAATATGATTCTTTAAAAATTCAAACCTCTCCGGCTCTAATTTCCTAAACAAAGTTGGATTTAAAACATAGTTAACATAACTTTCTGCAAAATCTTCTCGAGGGCTAGTAACTCCATACCAAGATATTTTCATTCTTTTATCTGGTTTTTGATAAAACCCTTCGTGTTTAATTCTACTTTCAATAAATTTAACATCATCATCTTCAACAGTTGTTAATCTTTCTCTAGGGATCTCTCTAAACGAATTTAAGGCGTATTTAAAGCCTTGATTTCTTAATTTTTTATGCCCATTCTTATTATTAGCGATTGCCCATCCAAAATGTTTATAAAAATTTTCCATATCATTTTCATCTCTACGCTGATCAACAGCATGTCCTATTTCGTGTATTAATAACTCATAAAAAGAGGGAACATGCTTAATTCTATGAAATGGATGAATTTTTCTAAACTCTGGAGAAAATAGTTGATTACTCAAAGTTATAGTCTTAGTTTTTCTATTATGTTTACTATAAAAACTATCATTATCCTCAATATTAATGTGTTTAATATCTGGATTCTTTTTTATGTGCCAATCCGGTAGGTTTGATTGTAAGATAACATTAGCTACTGCTTTTAAACGAGGGTAATCATCAATATCAATACTTATTCCATAATTATTTCTTATTTTTTTTTGTAGCTCGAAGACTTTTGGATCTAGCGCTTTTTTTATTTGTTGTATTCTTTCTAAAACCTGTCTTTTGGACATTGTTAGCGTGTTCCTTTAGTAAATTTATTTGATAATCTATATCTTTCTTTAAGTTTTCTAAGCTCTTAATCTTTGTTTTTGTTTTAAAATTAAATGCTTTAGTTCTATTTTCTATTGCTTCTTTGCAAAATTCATTAAATATCCAACTTTCTACATCTTCAATAGTTCCACAAATATGAGCAACTTCGCCAAAACCAATAACTTTTTTGTCTGTAATCTTCATCCAAAAGGCATTATTATACCCAATATCTGGTAATATTAATTCTTCTTGAGTATTTGCTGTAATTTCATTATAATTTTTCATTGCTATCTTTTACGAATTTATTGTAAATTAAAGCTCTATAAATTTCATACTTTAATTGCTGAAACATTTTTGAAAGAGATTTGTTATTGCCTTGCGCGTTTTTATCAACAGCATTAATTACTTCTTTCTTTAATAAATTAAACGCTGAAGGAAGATCTTTTGAAGCCTCTTCAATTTCTAAATCTATAGATGGTTCACCTTCAAGATTTCCTTCTTCTTCACCAAGCTGTGGTCCACCGAAAGGAGATTGGCTGCCATCATTTTGTAGCGGTTCAAGTCCTTCTTCTTTTCTAACCTCATCAGCTGTAACAACACCAGACATTATTCTTATGTTATCATATTGAGCTTTTTGCATTTTATCTTGTAAAGATTGCTCTTCAATAAATTCAAACTTTAAATTTTCAAAGCCAAACTCATCCCAAATAATATCTCTTGTTAAATAATAAGAAATTTTATCCATCATTGGGTAGATAGCTTTATTTTTAAAAGCTTGAGATTGTAGTAATTGTCCTGTAGCAGGGGCACCTTTAACATCTTCTGTCCAGCCGACTTCTGAAGGAGTTACTCCAAATACTGCTAAAATAAGTTTTAATAACCAATTCATATAGGTATTAAATTCCATATCTTTAGGTGTAATAGCAATAGGAGTCCATTTAGTTCCACTTGAAGCTCCACCTACAACAAATGTTCTATGTGGTTGCTGTTGGTTCTCTGCCTGCCAATATGTTCTAAATCTATCTAGCTGATCTTCTTGAATATTAGGCCCTAAATCTAATACCCCTCTTGGAGTTGAACTGTTTTCAAAATATTTAAGGTTGTAAGTTTCTCCGTATAAAAATCCAGATACAATATTATTTAAAGACTCTAAGGGAGACATACCGTATAGACTATCTGTTCGAGGGTTCATCATTAAATAAATAATATTTCTATTTTCAAACTGTTGAGGTTTTATTCCCTCTTGATTTAATTCTTGCCAATAACTTTTAATTGTTCCATGTCTATCTGCATCAATCGTTATGGTTCCGCCATCAATAGCGTAAAGCTCACTTATTTTACCAGCTTTATTTCTAACTTTTTCAAACACTCCAGAATCTAAAATAAGTAAATCTCGCATCATCTTTTCAAGAATAGTCCTAAAGTTTTCATTATTATGATTAGGATTTTCAAAGAAATGTTTTACTTCTTTTATTTGTTTTTCTTGTGCTGCTTTTTGTGTTTCATCTAATTTCTGATCTTTCTCTTTAGGCATAATATCCCAATTAGCGGAAGTAACTTCATTAATAATTGTATCTACGGCTACTCTAACAATAACGTTATATTGATACATTAATCTAGCAGCTTGTGGTGCTAGTTGTCTTGCAACTGTAGTTTTGTTTTGGCCATATCTATTATAACTTTTGTAGCCAGGAAGCCAAGCTTTCATAGATTTCTGCATTGGTGTTTGTTGCTCTTCTTCTACGCCATATTGCGCTTTAAAAGCTTTTTCTATTCCAGCATTAAATTTTTCTCTAAAACTTTTGAATACCATTTTCGCTCCCTACCCCCTTGTTATATAGTAAAAAACTAAGACAAAGACTCCTGCCCAAAACCAAGTAACTCCAAACCAAGTAATTAGTGCAAGCATAAATAAAGATAAACATGAAAATAGAGTAATTTCAGTTAAAACAAAATCTCTAGTTCTCTTTGTTGCTACCCAAAACTTAATTCCTTCAACTAATATAATTGAAATAACAGAAGTTATCTTATCTACTAATGACAAGCTATTGTTTTTTAATATGCCCCAAAAATCTAACTTATTTTCATCTAAATTAATGATTTTAGTTTCACCACATTTAGGACATTTAATTTCTTTCAATTGTTCTTCACTTAACTCTTCTTTTTTAAATATATTTCCACAAACAAAACATTGTAATCTCATCTTTACTCCTCCCTATTAACGATATAATGGATCCGTATTGTATCTACTCACTGTGTTGCTAGCAATCTTTGCATCAATAAATTTATTTACATCATCCATTATTGATTTAACGACTGTAGCTTCACCTTCATCATCTGGATTGTAAGATTTAGTTCTCTCCGCTAATGCTCTCATAACACTTCGTTCTACCGTAAACACATCTGCATATGTTAGTGCTGCTAAATCTGTATACTTTCTACCAATCATTGGTTCAGGACCTTTTGTAACTACATCATCTTTATCAACCCAAAGTCTACATCCATGCAACCATTTTAAATCTGCTTCTCCGCCATACTGAGTGATTGATTTGTCTATTTTTTGAGACTTTTCCATATTAATCCCTTCAACAACTTTCATTCCACTCTGATCTGATATGTATTGTTTCATTACTTTTTTTCACCCTCTTTATTTATTAATTCTTCTATTATAATAAAATGTTCTCTTAATGTCATAATTATTTCTTTTTATTAAATATTTGATTACTTATTTTTTCAACTTGATTATACTCATTTTTTAATTGTTTATTAAGAAAATTATATTCTTTTGCATTTGTTCCTTCTTGAGAATATTCCATTTCTTCTTGTTGAAAATCATCTCTAATATTACTTGCGTTTCCAGCTATTTCTATCATTTTATCAATAAGTTTATTTTTTTTAGGAAACGTATTTTTTAATTTTTTAGTAATATTATTAATTTTATCATTATCCCATTTATCAAATATTTGTGAATAAATAAAATTATCAAATTGTTTTTTAGTTGATTTTTTTTCTTTCTTAGCGTAAGGTTTTTCTTTGATTTGAGCTACTTTACCAGTTTTAGTAGTTCTTTGATAGGCTTTATGACCGGCAGGTTTTTGTCTAGACTTACAGAAATAAGCAGGTTCACCTTGTCTAACTGGGTTTTCTATTCCATATCTTTTTAAAGTATCTCTTTCTGCTTCATGAATATCTGATTCTGGTTCCATTTCTAAAACAGGGGTTTCTTCTCTTTGTCCTGCCCAATAGGGTTTACCAGCTCTTGTTCTCACGTGTCTTCTTGATTGTTTTTTAGATTTTTCTAGATCATCTAATTGAGTTAGTTTTTCTCTTTTTAACTCTTTCATTTTTTTTGCTTCTAAAGAGTTTTTTCCATATACTTCTATTGCTTCTTTTAAATTTTTAACTTTTCTTTTCTGTTTATCTTTAGCGCCATGGGTTCTTGCTTTCTCTAAATCTTCAGGTGTTTCACAACCAGCTACAGACTTTTTAATTAGCTCTCCTGCATGAATCCGTTGCATTTTTCCTGTATGACCTTGTTTAATAAGAACTAGTTCAGAGTTTACTGCATCTCTTTCTAATACTCTCCAATCTCCTGAACTTCCAACAACTTGAACAGTATCTCCAAATTTAATTCCTGCTCTTTTCTTTCTTTTTTGTTTATCTTTAGCACCCTGTACGCGAGATTTCTCTAAATCTTCTGGTTCTTCTTCATAATTATAAGTATCAGTAATTTCTACAACTTCTGGAGATGTCAATTCTATTCCCACTCTAGCAGCAAAAGCGGCTACAAAATTTGGACTAATATATTCACTACTTATTCCATCTTTTTCCATTAATCTTTGTACTTCTATAACTTTATTAGTATTAATAGTTTCAGCGTCTTCTTTAAAGCTTTCAAATTCATCTCTTCTTCTTTCTAATTCTTTTTTAGCTAGTCCTCTAAAAATATCAACATATTCTGGTTCATCTTTAGTTACTGGAGATTCAATAATGTCTTTTAATTCATTAAAACTCATTCCTCTAACTTTTGGTAAATTTTCTTCTGTAATTGACTCTTGAACAATAGCTTTTGTTCCTTCATCAGCGGGTGTTAACCCAGCAATTCTCTCTTGAATTTCAACAACTTCTTCTGAAGAAAATATTTCTCTAGCAAATTCTTCTATATCCATTTTTCTAGCGCCACCACCAATATGCCAATCAGTTACTTCTTCCTTTGGTGTGTTTTCTTTATAATCATATATTGTCATTATTCCAACTGGAGTATCAAATACCCATTGAGCTTTAACTTTATCATCAGCACTTCCTAGAGTATGCGGTTCTCCCAATAAAGAAACTAATTCGCTATATGACATTTCCACTCGACTAACAAAAGATGTTCCTATTGCCTTCCTAGAAGGGACTTTAGTAAGTTGATGTTCTTGTAAAAACGATTTTCCAGTTTCTTTTAGATTATTAAATTTTATTTTGCTTTCTTTTTTAGCACCGCTTCCAACACTAATAACTTTTCCACTTCTTAATCGTCTTTGATGCCGTTCAGGTTTCTTTCTAGATTTTTCAAAATCGTCTTGTAGCATTTCATATCCACTTTTAGCTCCTTGTCTAAGAATTTCTTTTACTTTACCATCAAGTTTATCATAATATTTATGTTGTGCATCTTCATTGTTTGATATTCCTAGTTTTTCAAAAAACTCTTCTGCGTCTTCACTAATATCAATATTATTAATATCATTCATAACTTCTTTTAAAGAATAGCCAGCATTAAATCCATCTGCAACAATATTATCAGTTAAAATACCTGCGATTTGTTTTGCAAATTTGTTAGTCACTTTTTCTTTTAACTCAACTTTTTTAGTATAAGGTTTTTCTTTAATTTGAGCCACTTTGCCTGTTTTTGTAGTTCTTTGATATGCTTTGTGTCCGGCAGGTTTTTTTCTAGATTTTTCAATTTCTTCTCTATCAAGGCCTAGACTTTTTTCTAGATCAAAATAGTCTTCTTTTTTAAATTTATCTTCAAATTCAAATTTAAATATCATCTCGTACTCCTTCTTGTTGCATTATTTTCTCTTCTTCTTGCAAACCTTCACTTTGTTCTAATATTTTTATCAGAGTGTTAAAAGCAGCACCATAATATTTAAAATCTGGTTCATATCCAATTTTTTGCTTATAACTTGTTAGAATAATTTCATATTGAAGTGCTTTATCTTGAATAATAATTCTAACTTCCTCTATTGGATTTTTATATACTTCAAATTGATCAGCTGCATATTCAACAGCTATTTTGATTCCGTTCAATTCATCAATTTTTTCCTGATCAAATTCAAGTAAGTCTCCACCTAATAAATCAATAGCTCTTCCAACCTGTTTTGATATAGAGCGTAGAAAGATAATAAATTTACCTCTAGACTCCCAATTAGCAACTTTATAATAGGGGTCCGCAAAGTTAAAATATATTGATTTTCCTAAATTTTTTAATACCATTTGTTACCCTGCTTTATATAATTCATATCGTAAATCTCTTACTGTTAATCCTGGGCCATATATTGGGTCTAAAAACTCAAACCATAAATCATCTGGATTTATTGCTGTGCTTGGTATAGCGGCTTGTACTGCAGCTATCTCTAAATCAACAGTAGTTAATTCTTCTAATGCAGGAGCCCCACCAAGAACTGCAATATACCATGCTCTTTCTCTATCTAAAAGTGTGCCTGCTACAATGCCACGGTTAATATACCATTGCATTTCATAATCTTCAAAAGTTTCGCTCAAAGTAAGTCTCCTCTATTCTTCCAGCCAGCTAATGTAGAACCTAATTTGTTCATTGATAAACCTACTGGAGGATAATAATGCTCTGCTTTATATGTATAGTCGCCTAAATCTTCAAATGCATCTATACCTTGTTTATCTGGATATATCTGAGTAATCCAAGCTCCATAATCTATTAATAATTCTGTTGGATAGAATATAGCCCAATGTCCTGAAGGCTGGTCAACTTCTCTAGCATTTTCAGCAGGAACATCTGTATTAGGTGGCTTTAATAAGCCTAATTCTATTACATAGTTCCATAAACTTGTTTGTTGCCAAAGATCTGGCATAGGGTCTGTAGTATTTTCTGTTACTTGACTGACTCCACCAACCCAGCCGGTTCCACCAACGTTTGATAACCCTTCTCCAGGCACTGCAAATTCTTTTGCTGTCCATTTATTTTCAAACAACCAATCTGATAAATCTGGATGGATTACCGGCGTTCCATACCCCGTGATTTTTTCTATTGGAGCCCTTCCGTCAAGATACGCCATAGTTATTTACTTTCTTTTTTCTTTTTCTTCTTGTTCTTAAAACTCCAAGATTGATTCTTTGTACCCATACCAACACCAACAACTCCTGCACCGCCGTCGCCCGTTGTCATACTCTTTTCACCTTTAATCATATTTAACGCTGTTTGAGTGGGTTTTTTTGTTACGTGCTTACCAATAAGATACCTTTTAAAAGCTTCTTTTTCTTTATCTGATTTTAAAAACTTTTTTGCAGCTTGATACTTTGATTTCATAAGCTTTAAAGAATCTTCAACTGGGGCCTCAACTTCTACAGAAGCTTTAGCGCTTTTTTCTGTATAATCTTGACCAAGTTTAGCTTTAACAGCCTTTTCAATAACATCAATTAAGTTCTTATCAGATGATTTAATAACAAGACTATAAGATTTCTTTGCTGATTTTCTTATTCCAGGTTTAGGAATGTTATTTTCTTCTTCTTTAAAATATTCTTTATTCCCAGGTGTCAATTCTTTATCATAAATAATATCTCCAGAAGCTCCCTTGTTTGCTGTCTTGCCTATAGTAGTATCCATATTGTCGCCAATATCTTCATACTGTTCATCTGTTCCTGCTTGAGGAATTGTTGAAACCTTTTCCCCAATGTCATCCCATTGTTCCTCATTTTTTGGTTGAGGAATCTCTTCAATTTTATCCGGCGTAACATCTTCCCATTGAGCTGTACTTCCTGCTTCTTTCTTTGCTTTTTCCCTCACACTTTTAGTTAGAGAACTTATTTTTGTTTTTACTTCCCCTTCTGCTTTCATTTTAACTAATTCTTTTTTAAAATGTTCTTTTGGGTCTGGTGTACTAAATGAAAAAATTACCATTTATTCTTCTACCTCCTTTATATCTAGAAACATCTGCGCCAATCTTTCGTCAAATTCTTCTTTCGTCATTACTTTGTTTGTGAATTGGTCTATAAAATACATTTTCATAGCCTTTTCTATTTCTTCTCTTGAAGGGTTATCCCTTGAAGAGAATTTGCTTAAAGCGTCTCTATACGGATTGCCGGATTTACAATTCTTTAAAAACTTTAAAACCCTACCATCTTTAGAGACAACATAGTGATTTAGTGTCATATTTATTCCTCTTAATAGTTATTATTACTTCAATGCAGAAAGTTCACCAGGGGTGACCCAGCAATCACTGGTATATGCTCTAATCACTTCAAAAGGCCTCTTTCTTTAAGCATATGCCATGTATTACCCATTTCGTACCCTGAATTATCTTTAGGTTGATCTTTTTCTACAACTTGTGGGACGAACGTATCTCCAGTTATATTAGGAGTATTTAATAACGGCCCTTGCCTACCAGATTGTTCAAAGGCATGATTATCTAATTCTGCTCTATCAACTTTTCTATAAGTTATTCCATCAGCATCAACATATCTATCTGGATATGGAGTAGGAACACTTAACGATTCTGGGGTATATAACATACCAGAATTCCAAGTCCAATAATCTCTGAAAACTTCTCCATTGTTATAATAGTTTCCTCTTTGAAGAGGATCTAATAGATTTAATGTTTGTTTATATTCGTCTACGCCCAAACATTCGTAGAAAATAGTCATTACTTACCTACTTTTTCAGGTAAATCCTTTCCCTTAGGGGTTTCTTTTGCCCATTTTTTAGCCATTTCTGGTTCTTGAGAATACATCCATCTTCGTTGTGCATCACTTTGAAATGGTTTTTCAATTATCTCAAGGTCTTCTTCAGGATAAGTAGTAACATCAGGATCAACAGTTGGCCATTGAGTTTGCGATTCTTGTTTCCATTTTTTAGTGGCTGCATAATTTTTTTCAATCTTAGTTCCAAATAAAACTTCATTAATCTCTTCTCTCATATCTGCTAACTCATTTAGATCTCCAACTAAATCAGAAATTCCATCTACGCCTTCTGATTTATATGTGACTCTATAGTGAGCATTAACTTTTTTCATCTTCTCTTTAATTACATCAAGTTTTTTCTGTGCATTTTCAGTTAAAGTTTTATATGCTTCAGAATAAAGAGCTTTATATGGAAAACTAGGAATTTCAACATGCACTAAACCCATAACAGCATCACCTGTTTGGATTCTTGATGCATTTAGTCTATTAAATACTGGTTGCAATCTATCGGCAAATTCTCTTCTTGTTTCTTTCAAAGAAGCTGCTTGTGCTTCTAGTACTTTAATCTTTGCGTCAATGTTAGCTAGTTTACCAAATTCTTTTTTAAAATCTTTTAGCTTAGGTTCATTTGCGTGAAATGTAATATGCTTCTTACCGCCAGTCATTCTTTCTTCAATAGGAGCAGGAGCTTTACCGGCCCAAAAGACTTTACCTTTTTTAGAGGTTCTTTTATGTTTTTTAGGCTTTTTGGCTTTATCTAAAGAGCGAGTAATAACTGTATTTTCGTTTATAATAAAATGTTCTCTTAATGTCATAATTATTTTTTACCTTGTCTTTTTACTTCTTGTTTTAAATTTTTAAACGAAGAACCTTTAGGTTTATTTTCTAACTCATCTAAAGTATCCCAAATCCTTTTTCGACTAGAAGTTAAAGGTGATTTTCTTTTATTTTTATCCTTAGCTCCAGTTGTTCTAGCTTTAATAAAAATAGATTTATCTAATAATGTAAATGTTGATTTTTCTTTTTTAGTAGAAGTTTTATTAGCTTCTCGTTTATCTATTTCTTTTTTATATTCTTTTCCTAACTTAGAATCTGTTCCCCATCTTCCGTCTTGTTTTTCCAAATCGGCATATAATTCTTTTAATTCATTAGTGCTTAACTTCTTTAAATCAACTTGATAATTATTTAATTTCCCTTTATCTCTAAATCTATTTATAATTTTAACAGATTCTGGATTAACTGTTGTATGAAATTTATAAGATCTCAAAAACTGATTAGCTAAATTTCTATTAACTCCCATTTCTTTTTGTAAAGTTTCTAATATCTGGTCTTCATCTACTTTAAAATTAATGGGAGACTTATCTTGATTGTGTACTTGATTTACTCCTTTAGTCTTTCTTTTTTTCTTATCTTTAGCACCAGTAGTTCTTGATTTTTCTAAATCTTCTGAAATAGATTTTTCGCCACGTTTATATGCCGCTAATTCTTTACTTTGTTCTTTAATTAGCTTATCTAATTTTTTGTCTCTTTTAGGCATTCTAGCTTGATGTTCTTTTAAAGTATCAATTAGACCTTCATGCTCTTCAACAATTTCTTCTTGTGTAAAAGAGATTGTATCAGATTTTTTAAAAATCTTTTCTCCATCTGTTTTATAAATGTTTAATACCATATTTTTATTTTCCTTCTTCTACTAATCTCTCCCAAACATTTCCATATTCATCTTCATAAATAGCAGGCATTTGTTCTTTAGCAAAATTACTTTTTTTAAATAAGTCTTCCGCTGATATAAAATCTCCAAACTTATAATCCTTTACTGTAGATTTGTTAATGCCATTCTTTTTCCAATGAAGTCTACGATATTCATCTACTCCAGCTTTTCTGTACTTAGTGACTTCTAGTTTAGGGATTTCTGGAATTGTATAATTATTATCTTTCTTTTCCATTGAACCTCTCATATACTCCCTTGCTGTATTAATTTGCATTACTTTATCATAAGGAGAGGAGTCTTTGAAATCATCTGCATCGAGCCCAAGCATTTCTGCTGATAGCTCTACGCGCAATCCTCTCGTAGCCTTATTGAATAAATTATAATTAACCATCTTTCGATTCTTCGGTCGGTTTATAATTATCTTGACGTGTTACTTCTTTAAAATCTTCTGGGGATTTAATTAACTTATCTTCTTGTGATATATCTTTATATATCTTTTCGCCGTCTGTTACAAATGACTTTAATGTCATATTTAGTCTCCTTTTTACTTTACTAGAACAATAACTGTAAACAATCTTCTATTTCTTTTTTCATTGCATTACAAACTTCGGCGACCATACTATTATAAAGAGATTTTGTGGGTTCTAATCTTGAATCTGATTTATCCCACGAACTTTCTAAAATTGTTAAGCCTTTTCCTTTAAGTTTTGCAAATGCCCTGGTTGAAATAGATGAAAGCATCTCTACAGCATCTTCTTTAGTTGTTGGTTTATCATATGATTTCTTTGATCTATTTTCATCAACTATGTGAGCTATCATCTTACCTTCCTCCTATTCTTTACGATTTAATTTATATTACGAAATGTAATAATCAAACGCTGTATCGTTAATTGGACCATTAGCCAATTCAAGAGTAAACCCGTAACCTGCAGTTTTAGTAATACTTTTAACTGCACAACTACCAGCAGAAACGCCCGAATCTGCCTTAAATACAACAGAAATAGCTGAATTAGAAGCTACCGTTGGGGCAGCTACATAATAAGTTGTTGATCCTAAAGGAACTGTTCCTGAACCTGTTTTATTTACAATAAAATAATCAAAAGTTGTTTCTCCGATAACTGCATTAGTTAAATAAATTTTAAACCCTGTCCCTGCGGTTGTTTCAACTGCTTGAACAACTGCACCTCCCGCAACATCCCCTGGATCACTTGTTAAACAAACTAATACAATTGAATTTGCACCTACTGTACCATCACTAACTGTAACATGATTTTTCCCTGCAGGAATAGCTGCATTTCCAGTTCTTACTCTTCTTGTATATTCAAATGTTGTATCATTTTGAGGAGCATTTGAAAGTTCTGCGTAAAAACCAACTCCTGCTGATTTAATAACATGCTCAAAAGCAGCTCCACCAGCATCTACGCCTGGATCACTTGTTAATTGCACATCAATATATGTTGTTGCAAGAACCCATGCGGCTGTAGTTGTCGCCCCTTCTATTCCGTGAGTAAAAGACCCACTTCCTGTAATTACCATTATTTTTTGCCTCCCTTATTCATATAATGTTTAGCTTTTAATGAACTATCACACCAAACTTTATACCCTAAATTTTTTACTTGACTACAAAAACTAAAATCTTCTCCTAATTGATGCTCCTCATATCTTACTTTATTAAAAATTTTTCTTTTAATAAGATATGCAGCACCTGTCACATCTACTTCAAATAAACAATCTGTACTATACAATAAAATATTCTCATATTGAGTATAATTTTCATTAAAATTAAACAAATTAGTAATATCTTTACCGTATCCTCTTTTTTTAGAAGAATTATTAACCAACAAAGAACAAACATCTTTATTGTTAGATAATAATTTTTTTAAAGAGTCTTTTGGAATAATAACATCACTATCGACTGAAAACACATGAGAAATATTCTTAATTTCTTTAAATAAATCTACCCATTTGTTTCTTATCTTAGCAAAATGTTTAAATTTTTCTAAATTTCTACCCAATCTTCTATCACAACTATCTGCTCCATATTCAACATTATTTAGAATTATATCTGCATACTTATTTCTATTTTTTGAAATAAAATTACTTATTATACTAAAACTGCCATCAATTGAGTCATTAATAAGAAAACATAATATAATTTCTTTTTTATCATAATCTAAATTATAAATAGCATCTAAATAATCATATAGTACCCATTGTCTATTTCTAATAGGGCATCCAATAACTATAGACATTTATACTATCCTTTCAAATGCTACATATAAATTACTAATAATTAAAGCTTTATAATCAAGATTCTTCATTAATAGTGCATCTACAGCCTTAATAACTCCGGGATATGCATGACCATAATCATCAACAAAAATAACTCCATTCTTACGAACAATACTCATTGATTTTTTTATATCATGATAAGCATTTTTATAGTCATGTTCAGCATCAACAAAAATCATTGCAGCGCTATTTTTCTTAGAATTTGTTAAGAAATTTTTAGTAGTATCAATCACTAAACTATTATTAGCAAATTCTTTGGTGTTCTTTTCCCATTTTTTCTCTGAAGAGCCTTTTGATGAAAAATTATCAACACAAACTAATTGATTATTTAACTTTAACTCAAGTAATGCCATTGATAAAACTGCTGCTGTTCTCCCTGAATAAGTTCCTAATTCTATTATTAGCTCATCTTTAACAGGTTTACTATAAATCAAACTTCTTACTAAAGCCAACAATTCACCTTCATCAACCATTGAATTTGCAATTGTTGTTTTTTCAATTACTTGTTTAGTATTAGTTAAATGATTAGTTTCTATCGCCTTAAGTCTATCTAATGTTTTAACAAATTTCATTTATATAATAGGAAATCTTTCAAGCCAACTTAAAGATTTTATTCTTTTTTTTAATCTACAACAAAAAGTTAATCTGTTCGCACTTGTTAAAATATCTTCATCTTTATTATAATCAATTGGACCATCTACTTCAAAATATTTTTGAAAGTATCTTAACATCTTTTTAGGAGTTAATTGTTTTTTACAACGATAAGCAAGTCCGTATTTATCTCCACAAAAAATACCTTTACCGCTTAATTGATGCTCTAAAAAGTTACAAGGTGGAGAATTTTTAGTTATATCATTAGATACCATGAAAGATAAATATAAAAGACCATCTTTTTTTAATATTCTATTAAATTCTTCTACTGTCGCTTTTACGTCGTTCTCTCTAAAATGTTCTAATACTGAGATACAGAAAACTGCATCAACTGAATTATCTTTAAATGACATTTCCCAAGCTTTCTCTTCTCTATACTCTACTCCGTTAATAACAGTTCTATCTTTTACACCTAACAATGGATCAACGCCATAGACTTTTGTGAATCTACTCGCTAGTTCAAAAGGTAATGGATATTTATCAGGGCGGCCGCATCCTACGTCTACAGCAATACCTTTATTTCTAATTAAATTAAGCATATATAAATATTCTCTAGGTCTAGACCAATCTGTTAGAGGAATATCTTTAAGACTATTACAGGATGGATGGGATTTTTTAATATAACCATTAGTGTACATAATACTCTCCTTTATCTAATACTAAATCTTCATACTGACTGTGCTTAACTAAACAAACTGTATAATCAACGGAATCTAATATATCTTCTAATTCTTCTTCATTAATAAACGGATCTTGTATGAGAACTACTCCACTATATTTAGAAATAATTTCTAAAGCAATGTTCGTGGCAGGAGAATTTCTAAAATCAGATACATTTGCTTTATAAGTCATTCCTAATATTGCAATTGATTTGCAATCTAATTTTTCAATATCTTCAAGAATTTGTTTTGCAACAACATGTTCTTTTTGTTTATTTATGTTTCTAGCAACGTTAAGTATTCTAGCATTACAAGAGTTATAACTTAAAAATACTGGGTCTATTGGGATACAATGTCCACCAACGCCAATACCAGGATTTAATATGTTAACTCTCGGATGCTTATTTGCTAAAGCAATAGCTTCAATAGGATTAACTTCATGTTCTTTTGCTAAAGCTTCTATTTCATTTGCTAATGCAATATTTACATCTCTTGAAGCATTCTCTATAAGTTTAACAAATTCAGCAGTTTTTGAGTTAGTTTTATGAATATTCCCTTCGCAAAAAGATCTATAAAATTGATATGCTGCTTTAGTTGATTCTTCATTTATTCCACCAACAACCCTATCATTATTTTTTAATTCATAAAAAATATTACCAGGCAAAACTCTTTCAGGGCAATAAGCAACCCGTATACTACTTGCTAATTCTTCAGCAATTCTTTCAGTAGTTCCTACCGGGCAAGTTGATTCAATAATAACTAAATCGTCTTTTTTAAGATATTTTTTTATAGCTCTTATTGCAGAAAAAACATAACTAACATTAGGAGTATATTGATCAGATTCAAAACTATAATCTAATGGTGTAGGAACAGCAATAATATAAATATCTGATTCATTTACCTCTGTACTAGCAATTAGCTTTCTATGTTGTATAGCATATAATAGCTTTTTATCGATTCCCTTTTCGCTTATTGGAGAAATTTCATTATTAATTAAAGTAACCCTGTAATCGTCTACATCATAACCATAAACAAAATATGGGTATTTACTTAATAATAAAGCAAGTGGTAATCCAATATACCCTAACCCTATAACACATACTTTTTGCATTAGTACCCGCCATTCACCCGAATAAATTCTAGCATTTGTTGTGCCCTTCTTTTTGTTGAATGTATACCTAAAACAGCTTTTTGACCGTTTCTAGCAATTCTTTCTCTTTCGTCATTCTCTTCCAAATATTTATCAACTAAACTTATAGTTTGTTCTGGAGATCTAGAAACAACAAAATCTTCACCAATTGTACCTAAGTTTTCTGTCGCCTGACTCCACGCGCTTAACATAAATGCCCTACAAGCTAGAATTTCATAAGTTCTCCAACTTAACATCGTTGGGCTAAATTGATTAGAGTTAATAGCTATACAAATCTTAGCTTGATTATAAATTTTAGCGTGACTTGCATATCCTATTATTCCCATTAGATTCTTCTCTTCAATTAAGCCAGATTTAAGCCAATTCTCTTTATGTCCCCAAATTTTAATATTATATCCACGCTTAACTAAGGGTTCAATTATATTTTTATATCCCGGTTTAATAGAATGACCATCTTTATGTTTTCCATAACAAGCTCTTTCTGTTGTTGGTAAATAATAATTACCTAATAAAACTATATCATAAATTTTAGGGACATCTTCATAAACACTCCAAGTTTCATTATATCCTAAAGGTAAAATGCCTACTTTTTTACACCCAATAGATTTATACTCCTCTACACATTCAGCTGCAGGAGTAAAAACATAATCATATAATAAGGCTTGATTTCTTGTTGCTTCACAGAAATTAGGGTCTTGAGTCGTTGACCAAACACTTGTTATTCCTTTTTTCTTACACCATTGAGGGATATGTTTATATATAAGATCATATCTCTCTGTTCTTATATATACAGATCCTAAAATAATATCAGGATTAAATTCTTCTGCAAACTTTATAAATGCTGCAAAATTTTCTACTTTTCTTGGGGCCGCTGTTACTTCAATTCCAAGCTCTTTTAACGCCTTACTCCAATAATTATACATGACTGTTGGTGCATCAAATAAAATACGCATTACTTTACTCCTTTACTGTTTTGACTTTATATATTCAACTACTTTACTAACTGATATAAGCTTTTCAGCCTCTTCATCTGGAATTTCCATTCCAAAAGTTTCTTCTAATTCCATAACTAATTCTACAGTATCAAGAGAGTCTGCTCCTAAATCATCATTAAATACCGAATCTTTTGTAACCTCATCTGCTGCAACTCCTAATCTATCAACGGCGACTGCTTTTACTTTCTCAAAAATTTGCTGTTTGTCCATTTACTTCCCCTCTATATGTTTAGTAATGAAATTAGTTAAATCTTTTTTAGCATTTTCTTCAACTTTATCTAATTCTTTACTAAATTTATATTCGCCAGCTAATATTTTTTTAATTCCTTCTGCTAAATCATCTATATTCTTACAAAGAATATGTTCCATGTTTACTTCTTTTAACAATTCCGTAAATTTATTGTGTTGGCATAAACATAATGTAGGTACTTTAGTCTTCAATCCTGTTATTAAGCCGTGAAATGCCGTTGTAAGGTACATTTCGCAAGATTCTATTTCTGAATATGTATGAAAAATATCTGAATTAATAGGAATTAAATTCATTGCTGCATAATCAGTAGAACGTTTAATTTCCTCATACAAAACTTGATGTAACACCCTTGTGTTATGAAAGCCACCCTGTAAGGGAATGAATCTAATTCTGTGGTCTCTATTTACTAATGGAAGTAAGGATTTTGATAAATCATCACATTGAAACCAATCATTTCTTCTATAAGTAATTCCAACTCTTTTAGGTTGTTTGTTTAAGATTTTTCTTGGTGCAAAAGACCAAGCTAAATCTCCAACTAGTTCGACATCTATTCCTAATACGTCTTTAAACCATTTTTGACTTTGTTTATCTCTTACGGAAATATATTCTACACCATCAAAGAAATATTGATAAAGTTTTTTAACATTATCATCTAATTTAACGTCTGAAGGAACTGCAACTCCAACACCATAAACGTAAACCTTTCTTCCATCTTCTTTCCATTTTGAATTGAAATAATTATTATTAACGTCATAGTTCCAAACTAAATCTCCGCCGCCAATAATTATTTTATCAAAATCTGAAAGGTCATCTTGAGGACATAGCATATAAGCATTCTTACAACTTAATTTTTGTCTCCAAGTTTCATAAAACAGCTCATCGCCGTAATTACTATACCCGTAATATCCTACAAGTCCACAATACCCCATGTTATACTTTACTCCTTACTTCGTCAATAAACTTTAACATTTTCTTTAAACGATGTGTATACGTATGATTAGCTAAAACATATTTATATCCTTCTTCAGCAATTTTCTTTCGCTTCTCATCATTATCTAAATATTCATCAAGTAATTCAAAGGTTTCTTCTTTAGAGGCGGATAATACTAAGTGCTTTCTATCTTCAAAGATGTTCTCCATAGCCAAAGACCATGCACTCAAATGAAAAGCTTTACATCCTAGTACCTCATACGTTCTCATACTTGTCATTGTTGGACTAAATCTTTGTTCATTAATTCCTAATACTATTTTTGCTTTACAGTAAACATCATTTAATCTAGTTATACCTATATATCCCATTAGATTTTCTTCTGGAACGCCGTTCTCTAACCATTTATCTTTATAACCCCAAATTTTAACTCTATCTTTATACTTAGGACTCTTTAACAAATGTTTTAATACTTGACTATATCCAATTATTCTGTCAGCATAAGGATACCAATTGCCTGCAAAAACAATATCATACTCTTGTTTTGCTTCAATAGGATGATGCACTTTTGGCGCAACCGCTAAAGGAACAACTTCAATATTCTTAAAGCCTTCTCTTTTATAAAAAGGAACGCACTCAGAGGCAGATGTAAACAAAACGTCAACACCTTTACACTGCTCAATAAAACTATGGCAATGGTTTGGATCTTCTATATTCCAAAACGCTGTCGTAATCCCCTTTGTCTTGGCCCATTCAGTAATCTCTTTATAGACTTTTACTTTTTTGTTATCTACAAATAAAGCCGTTCTAATAATTAAATCAGGTTTGAACTCTTCTATTTCAGCTTTTAGTTCTTCAAAAGAAGGTTCTTTTTTTGCATGATTTCTAAATTCTATACCTAATTCTTCAAAAGAAGGCTTTAGATAATATAAAAGAAATGTAAAACTTAAAAAGTATATTTTCATTTTAAGTACCTGTCTATAATTCTTATAGCCTCTTTTGCTCTTTCAACCCATGTAAATGGTTTTACAAACTCTCTTCTTTCTTTTATATCTTCTTCAGAAGTTTTAATTAATGCTTTTTGAATTTTTTCTGCAAACTCTTCATAACCATCTGCTAAATATGCATTTCCTATAAATACTTCTCTAATTGTTCTTAAATCTTTTGCAACAACGGGTTTACCAACTGCTAAATACTCGTATAGTTTAACAGGGTCAGTAGCTTCAGTAATTTCATTTCTTTTAAAAGGAATTATACAAACATCAAATCTATCTATATAATACTTAAGTTTATCATGAGACTTTAAACCTAACCAATGAATGTTTTTATACTCTCCATTTTTTATACCTAATGGCATATCATGAAATTCTGCTCCAATTAAAACAAATTCAAAATTCTTAAATAGCCCTGCTAAATTAAAAAGTAAATCGTAATCAAACCAATTAGCTAAAGCTCCTGCATATCCAATTACCTTTTTGCCTTCAAATTGTTTCATATCATCTAATTCAGGAGGGTTACTGACATCATAGAAAGAATCTGCAAATCCATTAGGGATTAAATGAACATCTTCATCCCCTTTTTGCTTTTTCTTTCTATCATATAAAAGCTTACATGTAGTAACTATAACATCAGCTTTTTTAGTTAATAAATCTTCGTTACCACCCCAATGCTTATAAAAATCATCTACACAATCATATATAACAAATTTTTCATGCATTTTCCCTATCCATTCGTTTTGAATGCCGGGATTTCCTATCCATAAAACATCAATTTCATCTTGAATTAGATTTGGGTCAGGTACTAGCCATAAGTTAGGAAAAATTTCATAAGGTTTTTGTCCTGGTCTTTTCTTAAAGTTTTGACAAAAATAAACTTTATGTTCTAATTGAGCTAAAGCATACATCAATCTTTGAGGTCTTTGCTGCATCCAATCCCAATCTATCGTCGGTGGATAAACAATAGTATATTTATCTTTAACTTTCACTTTACTTTCTTTAACCTCCACAGGTTTTTGTACCCTGTTTATATGTTTTAATAATAATGTTGCTCGATCATACCAAGTATTGTTTTTTATAAATTTTTCAGCAGATTCTGATATTCCTAAAAGATCATCAAAACTTAACTTTATTGCAAACTCTAAAAATGTAACAAATTCTTCTTTTGTATTAGCAACTGCTACTGAAAAGGTTTTTAACCTCTCTGCGATCATCTCATCTATATTAGTAGAAACAATAGGCTTACCCATAGCTAAATACTCATAAAATTTAACAGGAGAAACAGAATCAGTAACTTTGTTTTTAATAAACGGTATCATACATACATTTGAATATGCTAGATAATTAGGAAGTTCTCTATAGTCTTTAATACCTAAATAGTGAATATTAGGCTGTTTAAACTTTCTAGAACATCTATTATATTCAAATCCAATAAATACGAACTGTACTTCTGGTAAAGTCTTTGCTACATAATCAATTAACTCATAATCTAACCATTCAGCAATGCATCCGTAATATAAAACTACAGTTTTGTTTCCTTCTTTGATTTTCTCCAAGTCTGAAGGAATAATAAACTCTTTGAGGTTGAAATCTTCTGCAAAAACTCCATTAGGATTAAGATAAACATCTTTTCTCTTTTCCCTAATAGATTCATATAAGTTTTTAGAAGTTGCTTGTATAATTGTTGCATTTTCTATTAACCACTCATGGTTTTGTACTGTATTACTGTGGACGCCAAATACTTCGATTTCATCGATTACATCATATACAAATCCAATTATGTTTTTATTATGCTGTAGGTAATCTAAACTTGGCTTTAATATTGGACTACTTATATAAGCAATAATAGTTTCTGAATCATCTATCCTACCTGTATGAGGATATAACCACAGGTTTTTCTCTATCTCTACACAATTAGGAGTTGTTTGATCAATAAAAATAACTTTATGACCTTTCCTAGCCAATGCTTTACACATTTGTTGAGGACGCTGTTGCATCCAATTCCATCTTATTAAACTAGGAAAAACTATTGTAGGCTTCACTTTACTTTCTCCATTAAAAATATTTTTTGATTGCTTAACTACTTAACTCGTCTTTTTCCCATAACGGAGCGTTTATCCGCTTAAAAACTTTACTATTAAATTTAACTTTTATAACAGCTTCAATATCTTCTAAACTATTATCATCTTCATATTTAGTAACTTTATGAACCTCTTCAACAGAAATTCTTTTTATTTCTTCAATAACAAAAGTATTTTTATCAAGTAGTTTTCCTTCTCTATCAAAACCTTTATATATCTTAATATCATCAATAGCAGGAATTCTATCTACTCCAAGTTTTAAATACTCAGAATCATTTGAATTAGAAATTAACTCTCTTTCGCCTTCGCCTGGAACGCTAAAACAATATCCGGAATTAAACACATACCTCATTTAATCAACACTCCTCTTTGCCTTTTTTAGAAAGACCCCGGTTGCAATTTTTTATTTAGCCGACTGCAACCGGAGCCATTAGACTACTTTTTTTCCTCTACTTTAGGTTCTACCTTTGGGGCTGGAACCTGTGGAGCTTTGGTTTTTTGAACCAAAAAGTTAATCAAATCACTATACAAAATTTTGAATTCTCGACTGACCTGCATCAATGCTGCATTAAACATCTCAGAAATAATCTGATCGTCGGACTTCGGAGCTCCTTGCGGCTGACCTTGACCTACATTCTTTTCATCTACCACTTAACTTCACCTCCGTTTTTATTTAGAATTTTTAAGTAACGCGTTTGCGATTGCACCAATAGTGTCTCCACCTTTCTGGATACCTAAGGCAATTAAAACTGTATTTACTGCACCAGCAACATCTCCTACAGAACATTGACCAGCAGCCACAATGGCGCCAATCACTAGAACTTTAGGAACATCCATTCCAAAAAATTTCATGTTACCTGCATAAACTGTTAAAAAGTTTTTCATAATTTCTTCAAACCTCCTTGTTTGCGTATTCGCAAATTGTCGGCATCAGAGTGTTAATAAATTAACTCAAGAGAAGATATAAACGGAATTTCTAATTGGCAAAGAAGTTTTTTAATTCCTTTTGTTATATCTTTTCTATGGTATAAAACTACAGTTTGATTATCTTTAACAAGTAATCTTATGTCTCGTGTTTCATTCGTGTAATCAATATTTATATCGTTTTCGCTATTATAAAACATTTGATGTTCATGTCCACTTTGGTCATATATAACAACAATCAACTGTTTTTCATTATGTGTTTCTTTGTATCTAACAATACAAGAGTTTTGTATTTCTTTTCCATCTATCTTTAATTCAGTTTTTAACGGCAACCCGTTTTTAGAAAATAATTCTATTCTTGTGTTCTTTCTTCTTACCACTTTAATTTTTTTATTTTCGTGAGCTTCCATTATTAATCCTAATTAAAATTCATTCCTGTTCCGCCGCCCTTTGGAAGAACTATTCCATTGGCTGCTGCTTGTTTCTTATATGCTTCAATCATTAACTCATTTAATTGAGTCAAACAGCATTGTTGATCATAATCAGCTTTTTTATATTCTTCCATCAACTTTGACTTTTTCAATTCAAATTGTCCAACTTTTTCTTGTAATTCTTTTGCGTCAAGCTTTTTCTCCATTTGTCACTACCTCCTTTACTTTATTGACCTCTTTTTCAAGCTCTAAACAACGAAATCTTAATTTATTTCTTTCTGCGGGGCCTTCTACTTTACTTAACCAAACTAATCTTCCCTTTAACATTTCTTTTGTTTTCTTTTGCTCTTCTTTTCTTCGCTTTTTATACTCTTCGAAACTTTCCTTTTCTTGTCTTTTCATAACTCACCTCAACTTTTTCATATACTTTTCAAAATCATCTAATTCTATTCTTTTTTTTATAACCCCTTTAGGAACAACAAAGTAATCATGATGCTCTAAAGTTCTTAATGTTTCTGTCTCCTTAATCGGCATTTCAATGGAATGAGAAAGTTTAACAATCTCATCATCTTCCCAAACAACAAAACCTGCTTGACACATATGGGTTAACCCACCTTCTTCAAATCCCTTATCACCATGTTCTGTAATATCAGTCCAATAAATAATCTCGAGTCTAGGATTTTTTATAAGCATTTAACACCTTCATTTTTTTTATTTTACGGAACCTTTTAGTTTTTTAAAATCAAGCTTTAACTGTTTTGAGAGAGGAACTTCTTTGGTTTTTACCTTTTTAAATGGTTTAATTTTCCATTTTTTTAAAGTTTCTTTATTTACCATAAACTATTTAATCTCCTTTTTAAGAGGAGCTTTTTTTACTAACGGTGCTTCAACTTTTTTTATTGGTTGAGTTTTAACTTCTTTTACATTAGCTTTATTAGAAGCAACAGCTTCTTCTAAACTTTTGATTGCTGTATCAAGAATTCTGCGCTGATCTTTTAGTCTTTCTAAAATTCTTCCTTGTTCCATGTTAATCTTTCTCCTTTTTGATAGCATAACTGCCTTTTTGTCTATCTTTTAATTCTTCTTGTTTTGAAGGAGACCAATTTTTAATTTTACTAAAATAGCCTACAATCCTACTCATTCCTTCTACATTGGTTGACCCGCAATGGGGACATTTAACTTGTTTCATTTATCTCCTTCTTATTTATAATCAATAATATCTATCTGTTCATGATTCCGTGTTATCTCAATCTCGTCATTCAATTCTGTATTTATATACATATACATTCCTAAATAATCGTTATTTTTAATACTTGTTTCATCTAATATTTGACATATATTCATAAACCAAATAATAGGGGGAAATGCAATGTTAATTTGGTTGTTCTCTTTAACATCTTTTCCTTCTGGGCTCTTACAAAACTGAATTAAACACATAAATAAAAACGCTAACGTAAAACTTCCTTTTAATTCAAACTTCACTTTAACACCCCTTTTTTTAAATAGCAGAGATGGGATTCGAACCCATGACCTGTTGGGTTTTAATAAACTTATTAAATTCTTTTTGAACATATTCTTTATCGTTTCCTCTACTTATATCTTTAATTGAATAAGGAATATACTCGCTCTTTTTTATTTCTTTAATTTTTATTCTATCTCTATTTTGAACCTGTTTTACAGAATGTGATTTTGTGATCTTTTTATAATGCCAAGGACCGTTCCATAAAATTGCTACTTTTTTATTTAAAATAATAACGTCAGCATCCCATCCATTAAACATATTTTTATTAGTCAAAATATTATCTTTTCCAAAATGCTTGATACACAAATTTGCAAAATGAATCTCATTCTTACTTCTCTTTATATTAACTTTAGATTTTTTTAAAAATAACTCACGAGCAAATCCATTTTTCAACCTAAAGGACATGGAACAACTAAGAGAACAGTATGTGTAATGTTTTCTTTTAGCCAAAAATTCTTTTTTACAATTAGGACAAATCTTTTTATAACATTTACATAATTTACATTTTACTTTCTTAGGATCTGATCTTTTATTAACTTTAACTAAAATACCACAAATTATACAAGCTACAATTTTATTATTTGATTTCATCTTAATTCTCCCTTAAGGAATTGTGGGGCTTGGTGTTAAGGCACCATTGAAAGAGTAATTAATTCTTTCTTAGCCCCAATTATATTTTATGAACCAACTGAGCTGCCACTGCTCCACCCTGCGTCACTTTTTAGCTTTTAAAAATAACCATCGCTTAGTCTCTGCTAAGTCGTCAATAGAACATTTAAAATATTTACTAACTTGTTCTATTAATGACTCTTTAGTGTAATGTCTGAAATGAGATGGGAAACAACAATTCCCATTAGGTACACTAATAAGTATTTGACCACCATTCGCTAACACTCTATGGCATTCTTCTAACGTTCTAAATGGATCAGCTACATGCTCTAACGTTTCAGCCATAATAATAGTATCAAAAGAATAATTAGAAAAAGGTAACTCTTCTGACCATGCTTGGAATAAAGATATTTTCTTTTGAATCTCTAATGGTTCTTTATTAACGGCTTCTTTTGCTTTTTCTATACACTCTGCTACAATATCAATTCCTACTATTTCAAAACCTTTTCTTGCGGCAAGCAATTCAACAATTCCATCAGCACATCCAATATCTAAAATCTTACCTGCTAATCTAGTTATAAACCAACTAATCCTTTTTGTTTCAATACCATTAGGATGAGCTTCTATAAACTCTTTAGCTTTGCTTTGGTATTGTGTATTAAGAGTCTCAACGAGCTCTTTATCTACAATCTCATCACTACTAAAATCTTTTTTCCAAATATGCTTCATAATAGTTCTTTTTCTGCTATCTTCATAATTGAATACTTTTTATCCCCAACTACAATTGCTGGCGGATACTGAAAATTATGAAATGTAAATTCCATTAAGCCTTCTGGTTCATCTATTGATAACCATTTGACTGTATATTTATCAGTCATTTTCTCAAGCTTCTTTCCAATCTCTTTAGCAAGCTTACATTTCTCACAACCAGCTTTAGTAAATATTAAGACGTTTTGCATAATTCTTTCTCCAAACTACTTAAACTTTTTATTGTTTTTCTATAAATAGATCTCAATTCAGGGGTCAATTCATTCATCATTAATCCAATTTCAAACTTTTCTTGTAAATACCAAATATCAGCTATATCAAATTCTCCATTATCAAAAGATTGAGTATACATTGTCGACTTCACTTCCTTTTATTAACTTGTCCAACTTTACCACTTGAATATCTTCTAGGCCATTGATCTTTAACCTCTTTTTGAGTCTCTAGTCTTTCGCCCATCTGTTTTAACTTTTCTTTATCTTCTTTTGAAATCTTACCTTGTTTAATATTGTCATATAAAGATTTATCTATATCTTTTTTTATTTCAACTTTATAGCCAGCTTTCTTTAAAGCACTTTCCACTTTTTTAATATTTTCTATAGTAGGAGTAAACGTTAAATGAGAAGATCCCCCTCCCTCTCTAAAGTGAACACCTAATTTCTTTCCTAATTCATTAGGATCGGCAAATCCTCTACTATTATCATGAAAAATTGTAGCATCATACCAACCATTATTAGCTTTCCAAAAATCGATATCCCCATAAAACCCAATCGGTTTGCCATATAAATCTCTTTTTTCTTCTACAGAAATAATAACTGGATATAATTGTTTAGAAACTTCTTTCTTTCTTTTAACAATATTTGTTAATTTATCACTTGAGGCTCTCTCTTTTATTAATCTATGGTGCTCTTCTTCTAGTTGCTTTAGTTTCTTTTTCAAATCTTCTTTACCTGTTTTGGCAGAAGATTTACGAACAAATACAGGTATTTTTGTAAACCCTAATTCCTTTTGAGCAATAAACCTATGAATTCCATCCATAATTTCACCATTTTCATCAATTACTATACCTGGTATGTCTCTATCTTGTCCATAAGATTCCATTAAACTAGAAATTATAGTAATATCTTCATCAAGATTCTTGTAATCACCAATATTATATTCAAAATCTATCATTTCTATTGGAACAATTTTTTGTACAAACTTATCATCTTTTTTCATATCAAAAATTACATCACTTGATGCTTCTGGTTCTGATTGAATATCTTGAATTTCTTCTGCAGAAAATGTTAAAGAATTATTATCTTCATCGTTTTTAGCTTCAGAGCCAGCCCAATAAGGTTTGCCTAATTTACTAACTCTTTGGTGTCTCTTTTGAGCTTTCTCAAAGTCATCTCTTTTCTCTATAACCTCTAAACTCTCTTTGTTTATACCATAATCCTCTGCGAGGGCTCTACGAACAAACTCTGGAACATTTTTAAGATCACCATCAAAATAAAATACTGGTACCATTTCAGCTTCCAATTCTTTGAGTGCTGCGTATCTGTGATGACCATCTACAAGTCCTCCTTTATCCATAAACAAAGGTTTGATCTCTCCAGTCTCTTGAATTTCTTTCTTAATCGCGGCTACCTTGCCCGCATCTAAATCTCTATTCACCGAAAAATTAGGCTTAATGTCATCAAGCTTAGACAATCTTTCTTCTATAGTAGGGTAAAACACCCTACTATTTAAGATTTTATCCTCTAGCGGATTTGTCGATTTAGATATAACTTTTAAAGTCATTTTAGTTTACTGTTTGTACCTGTTCTTCTGATTTTTCTTTCTTAGGATTAGCCGATCTAACAGTAATTACTCTACCTTCGAAATCTTTTTCATTAGCAGCAGCAATAACTTCAGCTTCTTTTCCAAGTTCAATATCAATAAAACCAAAGCCCCTTGATCTAGCAGTCCCTTTATCTCTTATAATTCTTGTTGAATAAACTTCACAAAACTGTTCGAAAAATTTACCCAATTTATATTCGTTAATCTTCCAAGGAATGTTTCCTACATAAACTGTATCACAAGGTTGACTGGTCTCTCCAACCTCCCCATCATAACTTCTTTCAACTTGATCTAATTTCATTTTTTCATTTTCCATTCTTTTATTTTCCCCTTTTTTTTATTTAATAACTCTCATTAAATAGAGATGTTATCTTCATCGGTGGAATCAGTCTCGGTGCTATTAGGTCCCGATACGGATTCTTCTTTTTCTTCTGAAGCGACTTGATCAACCGTATCTTCAACGGGTGTATTTGTTGCTTCTTCAACTTCTTGATTTTCCTCTTCTGCTGGACTTTCTTCTTCTGTACTCTCAATCTCAACCGTTTCTTCTTCCGGCGTAATGATCTTTTCTGCTTCCTCAACATTACTTTCGTCAATATATTCAACAGCTTTTTCTTTAAACGGCTCTGGAACTTCATATTGTTCTGTAGGTTTACATTGCACACTAGTTGATACCTCCTCGACTTGTTCATCAAAACTTTCAATTGCAGTTAATAAAATTCTAACTAAAGTATCTGTAGGAAATTTTCTGATGCATTTTCTTTTACCATTCTCTTTCTTTTCCCATAATTTTAAGAACCCTTTTGATTTGCTATAAGAAACTTCGTAACTCATTCACTATCCTCCTCTTTTTCAAGTTGAATATACACTCCAATTTCTTGCTTAACTGGTTTATCCTTACTTATATCAACTATCTTTGTTGGATTATCAATTCTAATTCCATGCATAGATATTGTTTCACCAACACAACCACCAACACTATAGTGATAATAAAAAATTTCGTTTAAATATTTTTCAATTTTATTAATCCAATTTTTAATTATCTTAGGTAGGAATAATAAAACCTCTAGACATTTAACTTTAAAATCCAACCAAATTAAACTTGCAGCATCCTCAATTGGTCGTTTTCTTTCAATTTTTTCAGATGAAATATCCTTTTCTTTTGTTTCAAATACTAAAAAATATTTAAGTGGTTTTTTATTTTCTTTTTCCCACTCATCATCTATTATAACCGCAATACCATTTTCGACATTAACTCTCATCATGACAACTCCTCTTTACTTACTAACTGTTTGTGAAAATAACAATCGGCATAATATTAATAAACCTAACGCTTCAAGAAGCGAAATTGCTCTTAATCCAAAAATACTAGGCATTAATCCATTCCATAAAAATTGAATCGCGAAAGGAAATAGCAATAAAATAAGAACCATAAGACCTAAACCTAAAATTCCACCAATAACATCATTCATTTTCCCACTCTCCTTTACTTGACTTTCTATACAAAATTTGATTACTTGAACCTCTAAACTTGAGATTCAGATCTTGCCTGGCTTGAACGAAGGGTCCATCTACTATTACATCCACAATATCCTTGATGTCTTGCGGTATATCTTTGAAAAGATCGCCCGTATAAAGCCAAATCTTCTTTCCTTTTTCTTTTGCCCATTGGCTTATTGCTTTTACCGCTTGTGGTTGTAATAATGGTTCACCTCCAGATAAAATTATCCAATCTACCCAATCAATTAATCTTGTTAAATAATCTGTAATAGCTTTATAGTCTAACCAAAAACCTCTTTCCCATTGTAATTTAGCTACTTCTGGATTATGGCAACCTTTACAATGCTTATCGCAACCTTGAAACCAAATAATTGCTGCTAAGCTTTCTGCATCTTGCAATGACTCTGTAATTCCTGCTATCCTAAACATAACATTTTCTTCTGTAAAATTTTTATCTTTAGGCTCTGGAACTCTTAACTTTTGTGCGTACTCTTTGAAAGAAACTTTCTTTGTCATTGATCGTCGTCCTCTATTAAATGTCTCCATGATTCAATTTTATTGCCGTGAAAAACTTCTTCTACTTGACAACTGATAAAATATGCTGATTCTTTTCGTAACATTTCAAAATAATCAATATATTCCTCTATAGTATCAGGAAAATCACTATAATCAATAATATCTTTATAAATGAATAAATGCCCGCTGTACTCTGCGACATGAGATATACAAACATTATGATTAATAATGTCGCAAAAAATATCAATGTATGCATCATTTAATCTTGGTTCCATATATAACTCACTTCTCTATAATTACTTCTCTTAATTGATATAAGCCATCATCTTCGTCTCTTTCGCTAAGAATCATTTTAATTTTGTAATCTTCTAAATTAAGTTGTCTTAAAACGCCGCCATCTAAATCAACAATCCCTATTATCTTTTTATTGAAGCCTTCTTTTAATGTAAAAAAACATCTCATTTTTAACTTTCTTTATATTTTTAGCCGAGAGAAGGACTTGAACCCTCAACCGATTGATTACAAATCAATTGCTCTTCCAATTGAGCTATCCCGGCGTAAGATATAATAACTATCATATTTAACACGATAGTGTGTCTGGTGTCACCCGGGTGTTGTCTGAATAACAACCTATAAGACTCTAAGAGTCTCTATTCCATCCTCTACTTGTCTTTTTACAATCATTACAAAAAGTAAACTCAGGACTAATTACTAATTGAGCGCACTGGGTATTATCCCATACCTTCTTTATTATATTTTCAATACCTTTAGGATGAGGTTTTTGCTCTCCTAAAAATATATGCGTTATAGCTCCTGATTCTATTAACGGATTAAACCTTGCTTGACCCACAATCCTATCGATTATGGAAATTTCGGCGTTCGCGGCGTAATGCACAGAATTAGTATAATAAACCACACCACTATCCAAGCTACCTCTGACATAATCCTTAGCCTCCTTAAAAGCATGCAAATCAACTTTTGCTAATCTATAAGCTGCGCTTTCGGCGGGGCTTTCTTCGAGTGTAACTTTGAGTTTGTTTTCTTTTCCTAATTCTTTAGCTTTAAGATACATGGAACTAACAAGCTTTAATCCTAATTTATAAGATTCTTCGTCTTCGTGTAATTGCTTACCTGTGATTCTCTGTATACATTCATTTAATCCAATAATACCAATAATATAAGTAGCTGCCTCTAAATCAACATAAGGTCTACCATCTTTAGCCTTCATACCAATTTGCCAAAGGGGTAATCCTTCTTCCATTAACCAACCAATAAATCTTTTTTTCTGTAAATGAGCTTTCATAGCAATATCCATAGTTCTCATAACTTCTTTTACAGTTTTATCGTAATTTCCTTCAGCTCTATATGCAGCTTGAGGAAGATTTATTGATACATTTTGAAAGCCACAAAATCTCATTGATTCTGGATGTTCGATCATATAATTATCATCAATAACAGTTCTTAATCTACAACATGCAGCTAAAGTAACTTCATCTCTATCAAATACAAAATAAGGAGATCCATTCTCGGAAGCAATTTCACAAGCAAATGCAAATAATTTATATTGTTCTTTATCTGTAAATGTTTCTGCACTTATATGAAAATCACATTTAGGAAAAGAAAAGACTCTTCCATAACAATCACCTTCTCGCCATACTTCTAACATTGCTTTTGCAAACATTTGAGCTTCTTTTTCAAAATCTCCATATGTTTCTTTTAAATACTTTCCACCAGGACCTATTGCTTTAATATTTTTAAGATAACTGGGAATACCAGTGTGAATATTAAAATCTAAAAATAAGGTTTGCCCACCTCTACTAAAAGCATTCTGACTTGCTGAAAAAATTAAATGCTGAGCTTCTTGTTTCATTCTTTCAAAGGAAAGTCCTCGCACTAATGGTGCATAGAAAATATTAACATAACCAATTCCTAGCGCTCCTGCGTAATAAGCTTGCATAGAAGCTAGAAAAGTATTTAAATGCCCTGTCAAAGTTCTTGCGTGACTTGCTGGCTTACTAGCCGAATTAAGATTCTCTAATTCTAAACCATATTTCTTAATATACTCCAAAGAATGAGAACTACAATAAACTCTAGTTATATAACCTAAATCGTGTAAATGTACTTTACCTGTTAAATGAGCTTCAGCTACTTCTTTAGAAAATACTCTGCTTAATGCATACTGCTTGAATGCTGCTTCAGAAATTGCTAAACTAACTGCTTCAGGGTTATTCGCCGAAATATTACTATTCTCAGATGTCTTACTAAAGATATATTGTTCTAAATCATAAGTAGGGATACCTAAGACTTGTTGTTTCCTTAGCTTTCCATTTAATCCTTTTTCAAATAAAACATCATCAATAATACTACGAATTGTTCCTGTACTAATATTTTTTATTTCAGTCGCAAAGATTCTCGTTTCAACTTCAGTCGCAATAGCTCTAGCCTCTTTCATATCTAATCCAGCTTCTTCCTCTAATGATTCGATAACTTTCTTTTTATCCCAATCACTAAGCATTCCCTCAGAAAGAGAAGATACTAGTAAACTTAAATCTGTTGTGTCGTTTGAAGAAGCTTTGTTCTTCTTGAAAACTTTAATTGTCATTCTGCTCCCTTTCCAATCCAATGTTATTGTGCTTTTTGTTATAGCAATCTTTACAAACCCAATGTCTGCTATCTTTACTTTTCCATATTACCTTTGTAAATCTATTACAAGATGGGTTAGAACACCTATACCCATTTTCGGTTTTTATTAAATACACGTTTCTTTTCATTTCTTCTCTTTTAAATAAAAAATATTGCCGGTGTTTTAGATAATTAAATACCTAGGCCACCGGCTCACCTAATTAACTTAAAACTAAGCCAATGTTGTACTCTTCCAAGCGGAACCATTATAGACAGACAAAACATTTGTACCTGGAGTGAAATACATAGAACCAGCGACTGGAGTCCCTGGAATAACGTCAGAAAGAACTAACATTGCTTTCCCGTCAGTATCGTAATCACGAATACCTAGTGGAAGACCTTTACCAAAACCGTCATAGTAACATTGATAAGTTGTATCAACTGTTGCACCCATTTTAAACTCACCTTCCTTTATTGTTTATTACTTAACTATTAAATACTTAAACTAAATTTAATTTATATTGTTGCACTAATATTATCTAAACATTTAACTACATTTAACTTTATATCACTTTCCCAAAAACGTAATACTTTCCAACCCATAGTAGTTAAAGCTTTAGTTACTTTTTTATCCTGATTCTTTCCGAATGGATAATTATGCCAGTAGTTACCATCTACATAAATAGCTATTTTCTTTTCAGGATTGGCTATATCAATTGAAGTAAACCTTTCTGGATACTCATCTTGAAAACCATTCCATAAATTATTATCTTGCATTGCTTTCCGTAATAATCTATGAGGTAAGGTATTAGTTATTTTTAAAAGTTTTCCTTCAGCATGAAGCTTTATCATTCTTTCTCTTAATTTAGCAACATCTTTTAAATTTCTTTCTTTAGTTCTTTCAGAAACCCTCATTAAATGTGGATGGTCTTTTTTTGTCATTCCTTTCCAATATCCACCACAAAACCAAAGTCGTCCATATTTTTTTATCATCGTCTTCTGTCGCTTTACTTCGCATTCATTAATTTTTCTATCCGTTTCTCTTGTTTTATCTTTATTCCATGCACTATGTCCTTTAATCCATAAGTTAGTACGCGATTGTCCTTTATTTGAACATTGTTTACTACAAAAAACCTTTTTACTTGAAATACGCACAATAAAAACTTTATTACAAATTAAACATTTTCTTTTTTCTTTTAAAACCGTTTCTCTTTTATCCCAACTTAAAACTGATCTACATTTACAACAACAAGTTTTTTTATTTGAATTTGATTTCTTTTTAAATGTTTTATCACAAATTACACACTTAGAATCTTTCTCTATTATTGTACTTTTCCCTTTATTCCAAGGAACATTTCCTTTCTTAACCATACTTATACCTCCTTAATAGGTATATAAGGGCCAATCGATTAAGGCGATCAGCCCATTAATTATATCACCAGTTTCTGCAAAATGCAGGACTTGCAACTTGTAATGAATCCGCAAAGATCGCTAATGCTGTTGCATCTGCTAAATCCTTACTTCCTCCCATTGGATGGTCGATCTTCTTATTAGTAATTAAGCTTAGTGCTAGTAATTCTTCTACTAGCAAATTTGTATATTTACAATTAACGACTTTCAGCTTACCCCTATTTATCAAATCTTTTGCCGTATCGTAAACTTTCTTACCTTTATCACAACTATACTTATTCTCTGTAGGGATTTGAGCCTTTGTAAGAACTTGCTTCATATCTGCTGATTGAAAAGAATCAGTTAAAACCATTCTAATGTTAAACTGTCTCTGCTTCAATAAGTAAATAAGAGCTCTTATATCTTCGAAATCAATCTCTCCACCTTTTGGAGCTTCCCAAGTTTTTAATAAATCAACAATAATATAATAATCTTTCTTATCTTCTCCAAACTCTCTATGGCACATAGCTAATCCAGCTCTATCATGTTTTAATGCTAAATCTAAACCAATATAATAATTAAGCCCTTTGCCAAAGAATGAATTTTCTAATCTTTCAACAATACCTTGTGCCCAAGGATTATGTAACTCAGAATCAACAATTGCTCTTACCCTATTCTCATCAGCAAAATAAGCGTCTTTAGCTTTAGGAGGCATACAACAATACTTAGCTGCCCATTCTTTAGGATCTAATTTTCTTTCATCTTCAAAATCTTCTTCGTTTGAATATGGATTAAATTCCCAAGTCTTTGCAAACTCTGTATAGACGTCTGGTCTTCTTAAACCTTCTTCATATTTTTGAAGGATAAAATCACTCTCAAATCTAGGATAACTAATCATTACAATTTTACCCGTCTTAGGAAACCTTGACTTAACAGAAGATTTAGCCATATTGTACAAGTAATCAGCGCTTTGTTTACTTCTTAATGACTTTCCTCTCAATTCTGCATTGGTCTTAAATGCCGCGATTTCATCTAATACACAAGAGAATAAGTTATAACCTTCCATACCTTCTGCTTCACTATGTCCAGATACAACATTAATATTGTTAGGGAATTGAACTTCTCCTGCTAAAACTTTACACCCTAATCTTTTAAAAATGTTCTTTCCTACAGTCTTAAAGGTTTCAAAGTAAACCGAGTTAGCTTGCTCTGCGTTTACCGCAACGTTTAAGATTGTAATTGGTAATCCTAAATCTATACCCGTATAATCAGCTGGCGGACCTTCTAATGCTAATCTGTATGCAAATCTATGATTAGCCAAACTAATCATTAAATCCTTACCTCCACCTTTTCCTACAACAACTACATATTCTTTGTAAGGGTTATCTTCAACAGATAAGTTATCTAAAGCTATTAACAACTTTGCTTGCTTTGGGCTGATCTTCTCTAATCCTAAATAGTCTTTAGAAAAAATAAATGTATCTAAATCTACTGGTTTCTTTTCAAGAAAATTAGCATTAACGGTCTTTATTTTTTCTTCGAACTCTTTTAGTTCTTTGCTTTTTAGGAGACCGTCGATAAAACTCTCTACATTCATTTTGTTTTTGTCCTACTACTATAAATATTGCTTCATTAACATCTAAATTCAACGCTGGCAAAACTTGAATTCCTTCTATTGTAAACTCTTGACAGCTTTCTTTAGAAAAGGTACTAATTACTAAATAATCTAAAAATATATCCTTTACTCTATTAAAGAAACCTTGTCCACAAAAACAAACAATATGCGGATACTCATATCTTGTTTTTAAATCTAGAAGAGTTTTATGAAATAATTCAAAATTAACTTTATTAAGATTCTTTACTTTCATCTTTTAACAACTCTTTAACTTTTTTTACACACTCATCAACCGACATTGTATCTGTATGAATCATTAAATCTGGGAATCTTGGTTCTTCATATGGATCGCTTATACCTGTAAAATGGGGAATCTCTCCTGTAATTGCTTTTGCATATAAACCTTTAGGGTCTCTTCTCTTACACTCATCAATAGAACACTTAACATAAACAATCTTTACATCTTCAACTTTTTTCTGTACTGCTTGTCTTGTTTCTTCATAGGGTGAAATGAAAGAACAAATAATAGTTTCAAAGAATGGTGAAAGTATCTTAACTAAATAAGCTGCTCTTCCAACATTAGTATCTCTTTCTTTCTTACTAAACCCAATAGGATAAAACATATTACGAATAACATCACCGTCTAAATTAATACATGATTCACCTAAATCTTTTTGTAACGCTTTAGCAATGGTCGTTTTTCCTGAAGCGCTTAATCCAGTCATCCATATCACTTTTGCCATCTTTTACCTCCAAAACTTTACAAGTATAAAACCCTATAATAAATGAAAGAATTATTATTAATATAATATAAACTATTTGCATAAAAGAATATATAATGTATAACTCCCTAATATAAAAGTTCCTATACCAATAGTAAATCTTAAAAATTTATCATTAATTTTTTTAACACTAAGAGCCGCTAAGGGAGTAGCACAAAGTGCCCCAATTGTTAAATAAGGAGCTAATGTCCAATCAACATTAAAATTAGTCATTAACATATAACAAATAACTCCAATTAAACAAGTCAATCCTTCTGCCCAAGTAGTAATCCCTATTGCTTGTTTAGCTTTTCCTCCAACTAGCAATTGCCCTGCCGTCATTACCGGCCCATATCCTCCTGCGCTAATTCCTTTGTTAAACGATGCCAATAGGCCAATACCAATTATTTTTTTAAAAGAATATTTAAATGTTTTGTTAAGTGTTGTTAGTACAAGAATTCCCATTGACAAAACCATTCCACTTATATACAATTTTACAAAAAACTTTGGAATTGATGTTGCTATAAATACAGCTGCTATTGTTCCAATAATTCCACATATTCCCAAAATAGTAGCTAACCTTAAATCTTCTTTATCTATATTTCCTACTTTATGATGAAAAAAACCTCCAATTAAACCTGTACACAATTCAGAAACTAATATAGCAGGAACTATTTGTATGACACTAAATCCCATTAATAAAAAAATTGGAGCTAAAACTGTTCCATATCCCATTCCTAATGTCGAATCCATATATTCCATTACAAAAGCCCATGCTACTAAAACTAATCCTAAACCTAAAGCTAATTCAAACACTACTCCTCCTATCTATTTCCTTAAACTTTTCTTCTTGGCATTCTGCCTACGGGACCTCTTCCTCTGCCTACTCCTAAACCTCTACCATTACCGCCACTTCTAATTTTAGCTCCAGGACATTCAGTTGAATTTCCTTTAGCATCAACACAATTTCCTAATCCTCTTCCTGTTAAAGGGCCCTTTCCGTCTGGACCTGTTCCATTAAATCTTGGCATTTTTCTCCCCCTTTCTACACTTTATTATTTTTTCAACTACATCTTTTAAACATGCTGGAACTTGATTTAATTTTCTATGAAAAGCAATGCAATCACAGCAAATTCCTTTTTTATCACACTCTATTAAACAATTACATTTACTTAAATTTCTTTCATAATTCTTACACTTGTTTGTCATTTAATTTTTCTCGTATCTTAGTTGCTGAAATAGACTCTGTTTCTGCATCTAGTTTAATCTTTTCTGTTGACCAGCCAACTTTTCTACCATGGACTACTTTTAAAATATTAGGTAAAAGAATTACCTTAACTCTGTTTTCTTTAATCTCTTTTTCAAAAGCTTTTGCAATCATTACAGTCCTATCGGAATAATTATGAGGATTATTATCTTTTCCATCTGAAGCTCTTAATCCAATACAAATATTATCTCCTCTATCTAAAACTGTCCTCATTAACTTAATATGTCCTTCATGTAATGGTTGATAACGACCAATAAATAAAGACCATTCCTTTTCATCAGGTTCATTCAATTCTAACATCATTAATAATTTGTCATCCATTTACTTCACTCCTCATATTTTAATTCTTTTAGTAAATCTATAAACTTTGGTTCTGTTAAACACTCCGCTAAATATTCTTTATTAAAATCATCTAGCTTCTTTTTGTCTTTCCATTTATATACTGAATTAGCATGTAATGGTTGAACTACTCCATTATATGATAAATCTTTTCTATGGGTTGCATATCTAAACCAATTCTTTAATTCATCAACAAAATCTTCTTCAATGTGCTCACAAATTTTCTTAACAGTAGACTCATAATTTAAAATTAAATCTTCATATTTAATAGTTAACATTGTAGGATGGTCTTTATACTCTAATCCATTCCTTACATGTCCTACCCATCTACCCCATTTAGTATAAGGTCTATGATAGGGAACTCTTGGATGAATTGATGTAACTACATCTCTACCGTCTCTGATAATATGAATTAACTTTAAATTATTCTCGAACTGCTCAAGTATTTCAGGAATATAAGCCACATTGTTTGGAGTCTTTTCAAGCCAACGTACAGCATTAGGTTTCTTTTTAATCTCTGCCTTACGCTCATTAAGTCTATCCTCATAGTCTTTCTTCATTGTTGTAAAGTTCTGATTCTTAGCGCAATAGTAAGGAACCCAAACCTCTTTCGGTATAGCAAATATCTTTGGATGAGCAGATAAAATAGAAGATAAAAGAGTAGTCCCTGATCGTTGACACCCCATTAATATAATAGGACATTTTTTCCACTCTTTTACCATCTATCTATTCTTTCCCTTCCTTTTCAAATAAGTTTAACTGTTCTGCCCCTAATTCTTCTAAACTAGGTTTGTTATCTGTTAAGCTAACTATTCCAACACCTATTCTTTTTTTAGCAACAATCCAAAATAACCATGTTTGAGGATCGTATACTCCCCTTAATTGCCAACCTGTTCTTTCTGCTATAACTACCTCTTTACCTTCTTCTTCAATATCATCAATCAACTGCTGGGGAAACTTTTTATCTTGGTTTGGTAAAGGAGTTCCTTTCATAAAATTAATTTGAGTACCTTCTTCAACTCTATATGGACATGGTTTGTTTAACAATTTTGATTCAATATAACTATTTTCAATTGTTGTAAATAAATCAACAACCATAGGATCGTTTGTAAATACAGAAGATTTCATTTCATCTGGTGATATAACTACAACTAATTTATCACAAGTTATTGTTGATGCTTCGTCTTTATCTAATTTTGCTTTATATCTTTTCATTACTTTTCTCCTCTAATCTCACCTTTTGCAACATTATACCCTGCACTACACCCTAAAAAATAAGAGCCTAGATTCATAATAAACAATAATAATAAAAATATAGCTACATCCATTTTCATTCTCCTAACTGTTTAAGCTCTTCGTTCTCTAAACTACGCTTTCTTCTTTTATTTATTGCTCGAGTAAATATATCGTGTAATGCCATATCTACTCCAATTTGATTATCATCTTCAATTCGATATTCTATATCTCCATCTTCAAACTCTATAACGTTTACACCATACTTTGCTAATACATCTCTTTCTGAACCGCTTACTTCAAACTCTGCTACTCCCCAATCTTCAATGTTATGTTCGGCTTTAACTCTATCATAAATTCTCTTAGCTGTAGCCGCTTCGTGTATAGGAGTATTAGGATGCTCAAATACTGCTTTTAATTTTTGTAACTTTACTTTGATCTTGTTACTCATTACTTTACACCTTTAATCTTATCCCATAGAGACCGCTTCTTCTTAAAATCTGGGCAATTGTTCGCTTTATTTATATTCTTTGGATAATCTTTATATACTCTACATTGTCTATCCCAAAAATCTGTTACTACGAGATTATTAGGGCTTGAACAACAAGCATTATAATTACCTCTATGAAAATGATCGCACTTATTACAATAAACTTTATCTTTCATCATTCCACTCCATACTTATTTCATATTCACAGCTAGGACACTTGAACCTAGGTAAACTCTCCGAATCATCAATCAATTTCATTTTACTTTCTCCACATTTAACACACCAAGGAAGCGACTCTTTATCCATTATAAATATCTTTTTTAGGAATTTCTGTTCCACAATAAATGTAATTAGACTTGTTAAAATCCGTTCTACCCTCTTTATCTTGGTAAATTCTAGCATACCCTAATTGTTGGGGCCAAGTTGTTACTCTTCCAGAAATCTGATAATCTAATGGTTCGCATAAACAACCAGGTTCAATTAATAGTTTTCCATTTGATGATGTTCCTTTACCTTGAAAATGGGTATGAAAATTAACTACTGCATGAAAGTCTTCATTTCTTCTAGTAAAATAGGAAGCTGTTTCATCAATCGTCCTTAATATTCCTTTCTTAAAAGTATTAGGATGTGCATAAATACAATCGCCTATTTTAACCCACCATGATTCTGAACCACTTTGATAATGAACATTCTTAAACTTTTCTTGAGCAACGATATGGCCTTCCTGATCAAATACCGCTCCTGACGCTAATAGTTCCATTACATATTTATGAATTAAGAAATGGACCTCCGGAGCTACCTTATCTTCAAAATATCTTGATATTCTTTTCTCATGATTTCCATCAATCAATACAACATTATCATAACGCTTAGAAACCATCTTTAAGAATTCATATGCTAATCTATATTCGTGTATTAAAGGGATTGATTTATTCTTAGGATATTTAGATACGCAATATGCATCAAAGAAATCTCCACCTATAAGAAGAGTGCCTGCTTTTTGATTTTCTTTGTCATCGAGAATTTCCCCAATCAAATGTCTTTTCCAAAATGGAATGTGTAAATCCCCAATCGCTAATGTTAAATCTGTTGGCTTAATGATTCTATAATGAATTGTTTGACCATGTATTTTTCTAATATACTCTGATAAAACCTTTTCATAACAGCTCATTGTCATGTTTGATGTCGTCTTTGTTTCTGAACCTTTAATAATAATATTATTATCTATTTTAACCGAATGAGCAGCATGTTGAACTTTATTATAACCATAACGTCTATAGAGTGTACCAAATTCTTCTTTAAGCTTCTTTGTCAACTCTTCAATATAGTTATTAGGCAAATTAGCAGATAACAAATATCTTAGAATGAATCGCTTTTCTTCGTCAGTCCACTTTACTACAGTCATACTTCCCCCTATTGATTATTAATATCAGCCGCACTAGGGTCTTTAGGAAATTTCCAATCTACATATATAATTGTTTTACAGTTATAACATTGAAATCCAAATATTTGCTTTGATCTAATATTATTCAGATGTGGAAATATATCTGGAACCATTGGATTGCCGCATTTAGGACACTTTTGATTCTTCACAATTACTTTCTCCAAAATCTATCAAATTCAATGTCTTTATTTCTGTGTAAGTCTTTTTCTAAAATTACAAAGAAGCCATCTTTCTCTTTATCAATAAAGCTATTAGCTAATTGGACGTAATCCTCTTCAACTAATATTGCATATACATTCCATTTATAGGTTTTCATAAGCTTTATGAATTTCTTTTTATCAGCAAAGTGAATATTTACTCCGCCTGGAAATAAAAAGCTTTGATTATCTGTGCTTCTAAAAAATGTAGGGATTTTCTCACTATCACTCATTCTCTTATTCAAAGCTGAATAAAAATGCTCTACTTCGTGAATATCTTTAAAGCCCATAAGCACCAAAATATCTAAAGAGTCAGCAATTGGTATTCCTTGTTGCCCCTTTAGATATTTTATATATGAATAATCTGATAGCTTTTCTATCAAATTTACTAGAAACTTATTAATTTGTTCTTCGCTATACTTTGTTATTATTTGTTTCATTTTTACTTTACTATTCCAACGCTTTTAATTTCAGCGTCATCTATAACAATAATTCCATTTTCTTTATATGCATTCTTTACAATATACTTTATACTTAATTTTTTACCTATAATACACTCTTTTAAACATATACTTTTAAACTTCATTTAACATCCTACCTTTACTTTATAAAAGGAAGATTAGAGAAAAAGGAATGAACCACTGTAAGAACCGTACCTCGTATCTGCTCTTCAGCCTCAACAAGGAACAACAATCCAGCCTGTCTCATTCAACTTGGCAGCCGTCCGCAATAGTTTTTTAATTCAATGTCTATAATAACATGTAAATATCTATTTTAATGGCCGCGGAACCTGTCTGTTTACCCTCAGCATTTGCCATCAGGTAGATAGCTCATCACTATCCCAGCCAGTACCTTACGCTTGCGTAGCGCGTTATTCAGTCACAATTTATCTCTAATCTATCAAGGATCTCTACCAATCTTGGTAATCTATAATTTCCCAATTTCTACTTTCTAACTCTTTCTTCGTTAACTTATACTTTTCCCAATAAGGAATAGTACCAATCATTTTAAACAAATATAATTCTTCTTCATTATCTTTAAAGGAATAAAAAATTCTTATTCTTTTTTTATTCTTCCACCCTTTTATTCTAGCTGCTTTACCTTCTATTAGTAAGGGAACTACTTCTTTATATCTCATCTATATGTCTTATCCGCTTTTATCATAAAAAATGTAACAACTTTACCAATTATCTGATTAACCATCTTCTCTCTATCATCTTCATCTTTCATATCAAGCTTCTGATATTCTTCAAGAACCTGATTCAACATCTTTGCTAAATAATCTAAATCTAAATAGGGTTCTCTTTTATTCATTATTTCCTGTTTTTAGCCTTTTTTCTATACTTTCTCATTTTAATAGGAACATTAATAGGAGCAATCTTCTTTTCTTCTTCTCTTGGATTCAACTTATCTCTTAATTCTTTATTGCCACATTCCCACATATAATTGTTAGGATTTAGCGGATTCTCATTCTTTCTTATCCCTGGTCTAATATACTTTAATATATTATGAAAAAACATTGGGTTTTTCTTTTCTAATTCTCTCGGTCTCATTCCCTCATCTTCCATATATTGAATCTTTTCTACAACACTCATTTCTTTTTGCATATTCACTCCATAATTGCTAGACGTTTTTCTTTATACTGATTCAATCTGTCTATTATTCTTTGAGCTATTTCTGGGGATTCTTGTTCTACTACTTCTAAAAATGCTTCTCTTAACTCTTTCTGTTCTTTATGGGTTACAAGTTTCTCATATATTCCTGCATAATCTTTAAGAGTTTGTCTCAATTGATCTACAGCCATGAACCATCCCTTTGCTAATAATGGATCATCATTCCAATCTTCTACTTTCTTATCTAGTTTCTTTATAATACTCTTTAAACTCTTAAATACATCTACTCCTAACTTCTCTTCAACATGCTCAAATACAGCTGGCTTATTCTTTCTTGCCCATGCTATATATCTTAGAACATTAAACGTATTTAGATTATATTTCCTAGCCACTAAGCTTGCGTTCCAATGGATTAGATAATCTTTGATTACTTCTTTCTCTAGGTTCTTTTCTATTACTTCAAATTGTTTTGACATACTTTTACTTTATTTTCTTTTATTACTTTCGTGAAAAACTTCATTTTTTTGTTTATTTAATAGCAAAAACTCACTTCTCATGAGCGTTTGTAAAATGCCCAATGTTAAGATTTGTTTTGTGTTTAATATTGCCTCAGCGGCGAGCTTAAATCTGTTATTGAGCATATACATAATTTTCTTATTTATAGTAACCAAAACTAGCAATCTCTCTCTATATATATATACCAGATGTTAAAGTGTGCAATTCGTTTTATAAACAAAAGTCCAATTCTCCCATATTATCTTTAATAAATTGTTGAATTTTATTAATTCTAATAAAAAAACTACGATAAGGTATGTTTAATAATTCCATAGTTTCTTTTGCAGTATATGATTGTTCATACGGATATAACCCATATCTCATTCTTATTATCTGCTGATCAGTTTTATCTAAATAATCTATTAAATCTAATATAATATCTAATTCTTTTTCTGCTTTATTAAAAGATTCATCTATATAACAGCATTCATTCTCTATGTAAGGACTCTTAAATAAAGCCTTATTTGAATTAATATCGCTAAAATAATGCATTGAACCTCCTCTATAGTTATTTTGGGGACTGTTTATTACTGGGGGAAGAATCTCGTGGTCTACATATTTCTCAATAGTCTTATCACTCGCATTTGAATAGTAACTTTTAAATTTATCCCTAATCTCTTGAGTCTTTTCTGGGTTTTCTTCTTTGAACCTTTTAATAATCTCTCCATCATAAGATAATCTAAAATCGCCTTGTGTATTATTTTTCATATTTTACCTCTCCTTTATATTAAAATAAAAAAAGGCTAAGTTCAATATAGAGCCACTATGTGCGCTCACTATACTAAACTTAGCCTGAAGTTATTCCTCTCAGCTAACTTGTTTATTATATTTAATTATAATCTATTTATTTCTAAAGTACAATGTTATTTATAAACAAAAATCTTTTAATTCATTTCGCCTATTGTATAAAAATCTACATGAACATTTTTTCCTATAAGATTCTCTACCGGCCAATTAACTTCTTTAGTTAATATCCCTTCCCATTCAAATACTTTCTTTTTATTGTTTACTGCATCTCTTTTTTCTACGCAAGGTCCGCATAACATTGCTTCCATATCTGCTTTCTCACCAAGTTGCCCTCCACAAGCAACACATCCTAAATTCATAATACCACTCCTTATTTATTTAATTGATTTCAACTACAGTGTCAAGACACATATCACATAAATAATCTTCAGTCTTAAGAAGTTTTTCTGCTTTCTTTTTTGCATCTTTTAAACTTTTGGCCTCTATTGTTACACATTTCTCTTCATCATAAGGAACGTAATAAGCATCAAATTCTTTTAATGTCTTTTTCTTTACTTTCTTAATTTTTCTTATCATCTTTTACCTCCTTTATAATCTTTATAATTCTTTTAGCAGCTTTCCCATCTCCGTAAGGATTGTTTTTATTACTTATTTTATCATATTCTTCTTTATTAGTTAATAACAATGTTGTCATATCAACAATCTTAAAAATATCAGTTCCTACTAATTTACATGTTCCGGCTTCTATTCCTTCTGGCCTTTCTGTAGTTTCTCTTATTACTAAAACTGGTTTACCTAAAGATGGAGCTTCTTCCTGAACCCCTCCTGAATCAGTAATTATTAAATACGATTGATTCATCAAATTAACAAAGTCAATATAATTATATGGCTCAACAAGTTTTATATTTTTAATCTCACTTAATTCTTTTAAAAGCATATTTCTTACTTTTGGATTTTTATGCATAGGAAGAACTATTAAATCCTCTTTAAATCTACTTGCTATTTCTTTTAAAGCAAAACAAGTTTGTTTCATTGGTTTCCCTAAGCTTTCTCTTCTATGAGTTGTTACTAAAATAATTCTTTTATTTTTAGGAAAACCTAAATCTTTTTTATATTTCTTAAGAATATAAAATAAAGCATCAATTACTGTATTACCAACTAAATATATAGTATTTGTAGTAACTTCGGAATTTAAAAGATTATTTAATGCTTCCTTAGTAGGAACAAAATTAACATCTGCTATTTGTGTTATTAATCTTCTATTAATTTCTTCAGGAAAAGGATTATACTTATTATCTGTTCTTAATCCTGCTTCAACGTGAACTACTTTTATCTTTAAATAAAAACAAGTTAATGCTGTTATAAATGCTGTTGTTGTATCTCCTTGAACAAACACATAATCTGGTTTTTCTTGTTCAAGAATTGGTTTTAGTCTATGTAAGCATCTCTCAGAAATATCAAATAATGTTTGATTAGACTTCATAATATCTAAATCTAAATCAACATTAATACCAAATGATTTTAATACTTGATATACCATTTCTTTATGCTGCCCAGTTGATATTACTTTAACCTCTAATTTTTTATCTTTTCTTGCTTCAAGAATAATTGGAGCCATTTTAATTGCTTCTGGCCTAGTACCAAATATAAATACTAATTTATTTTTATTATTCACTTTTGATTAATCCCTTATAAACATTCGTACCTAATCTTTTAACTTTATTTTTAACTTTAATTTTAACTTTAATTTTATTTTTAACTTTCTTTTTTTGAGCACTTTCTTGTCTATCTAGTTCCATTAAAAACTCTTCTTCATTGTCAATTAAAAAATCTAAAGTTTCTTCATACATATCACAATCTATCCATCTTGTTTTTTCTACATCCTTACAAAAATATTTTTTTGAACAGTTTCTACAATATACCATTTTATTTCATTAATACTCCAATAATTAAAAAAACAATACAAACCATCATCCACAACAATAGTGGAACATAATTACTGCCAACAATATAAATAATAGGAATATTTAAAAGACACCCGCCAATACCCCCTAATCCTCCATAAATAAAAAAATATTTCATTATTTTCCTCCTTAATACTTTCCTTTTGCCCAAAAATTATTATGTAATTCTATTAAAAGCTTATTTGCTTTATCTTTATCAGGATTATCTTTTAATTTACTTCTAACATAAGATTCTTCTGCTAAAGCAAAAAGCCTCTTAGCTTCAAATTTTACTTCTTCTAACTTCCATTCACCTAATTTAATAGCTAATAATTGTTGTTTATCTGATTTTCTAAAAACATTTAATTCCCCTGTTGTTAAAAATTCTATCCCCATTTTTAATAACCTAATTAAATGTGCTGCATTTTTACAATCATACCCAAACTTTTTAACAAGCTCCATTCTTTTTTTGCCCATGTAGCCTTCTTTATTAAATTTTTCCATTTGTCTAAGTTGCCCCCAAGCATACCCTACAAAGCTATGGTAACAACTTCTTGCAGTAAACATATCTCTATTATCGATTAAGATTTGCCCTTCTTCTCCTATATCCGTATAATCATTTTTTCTTAGCCAGAGCAAGCACAAAACATTGGGATTTCCTTTTAGCGCTAGATGAACAAACTTTTTAAGTGAGTAATATAAGACATCCCACTCGTCTTTTTGTTTTTCATAATGATCTTTTTGCTTTAACCCAATAATATATTCAGGGGGAGGAATATAAACTCCAAATATATCTTTATCGTCAATATGGTCTTTTACATAAACTCCATGAGAAATAGATCCTCTATAACCTTCTAAAATAATATTATTTTTAAATTGAAAGTCTTTAAATAAATTATAAGGTACGCTCATCATTAATTTCCTCCTCAATAAAATCTAACTCACCTTTAAACCTATAACCCATTTGATATAATAAACCTTCAAATACTTCTAACATCTCACTTAATAATATATCTAACTTATCTGTTTCGTATACGTATTTATTGTTTTCTTGTTCTATTATTATTTTCATTTAAATTTCTCCTCTTATTTTTCTAGTAAAATATCCTCCAGCTCTAAAACAAATTCTTCAAAATTTTCTATTCCAGGATTCCAAGAATCTTCATAAATAATTTCTGTACTACACTTTTGACATATTATAGATAAAATAGAACATTCAGTGCCTGCTTCTGTACATGCACAATTCCACGCAACATCTCCTCGATCTATTTCTTTACCACAATTTGGGCATTTATTTTTATTAATTTTAATTAGAAGATTACTAAATCTTATATCAATATTACATTGTTCAATCATATAATTTAAAACTCCAATCTTCTGTATCTAATATTCCGTACCCATTAATAGCTTCTGGTAATCCAATACATTTTGTTCTACCAATTTTATACTCTTTTTTTTCGTGCATATGTCCAATAAAAGCATATCTTGGTTGCATAGCTTTTATTAGTTCATTAATAGGACTGCTTCCTGGTTTTTGTTTTATAGCTAAATCACCAGTATTATACATTCCTATTGGTGGTTCATGTAATAATAATATATCAGCTTTTTGCTTTTTTAATTTATCAATATCTTTCTTAGTAAATCTTCCTCTAGGGTCTCTACCCATAACTTGATTTAGATATTCTTCTATATGTGGAGGAGTTTCTGGTTTTACTTTTATTTTTCTTCTTTTTTGATAACCCCCTGTATAAACTTTGTAAGAATAACAACCATTTAAACCTGCTATTTTTATAGATTTATTTTCTAATGACCAATAAAAACTTCCACTATAATCATTGAGCCAAATGATATGGTTATTTTTCTCTAATTTATTCCAATCAATAGAATCTCTATAATCAAAATTTTCATGATTACCACTAATAAATATTAAAGTTCTATCAAATTTATAATTATCATTAACAACATCTTGAAAAGGAATCATAGTGTCAGTAATGTTCCAATGCCCCGCTTTATCTACTAAGTACCCCCAATTAAGAAAATCTTGAGTTTTCCATATACCTAAATCTCCAAGTTGAAAAACTACATCAATTTCAGGGTGTTGTTTTATAATAATATTTATTATCTTTAAATGGGCGTGTGTATCACCTAATATTAAAGCTTTCATTTTTACTCCTCACTCATTAATTGCTTATAAGCAGAAACATGTTTCTTATTTAACCTATCAACTAAATCTTGATCTAAATTAATCATTCTTGTTAAATCCATATTATGTTGTAAATCTGCTATCTTAACTTTAGTTGCTAATTTATTATTTTTTACTCTTTTAATATACTCTTCATTAGATTCATTTTTTATATGAGTAATAGCGTATATAGCTTTACTAATATAGATTGGAAGATTTAATTCAGTTGCTAATTTTAAATCAGATATCTCTGTGTCTTCTATAATATCATGTAATATCGCTACTATTTTTTCATCAACTGTATCTACTCCATTCATAACAGAAACTAAATGGACTATATAAGGAATCCCTGAATAATCTTTTTGCTCTTTATGAGCCTCTATTGCATAATTAATACACTTAGCTAATTTTTTATTATTTATGATTTTTTCTTTTTGCATTTTCCGCATTTTCCTTTAATAGTTTTAGTCATACAATAACAACTTTTACATAAAGAAATCTCATTTTTAGATGAAATCTTATATTTACTTGTTGCATTTAATAACTGTACTAAAACTTCTTGAACAGGAAGACTTTTGGTTTTCTTAAGAGTCTTATCTATTATTTTTTCGTATTTTTCTGCAGGTATAGAAATTCTTTTTTTATTCATTATTCTTTCTCTGTAATTTTAATAACACAATTATGTTTTTTATGTTTAGAATAATATAATCCAAAATATTCTCTAATATTACGTAATAATAATTGAATCATATTTGATTCATAAAAACTTTCGTCTTCTAATCCTTCACCTTGCTCTACAACTAAACTATTAAAATTATCTATATTATCATTATATGGATTTTCTAATAAGAAACCATTATCTGTTTTAGTAATAAGAAGTTGCCATTTATGTTTTTCTTCTATAACATTACTATCTATTTTAACTAACAATTCATTTAATTTCCTTAATAACTCTTTTTTTTCTTCTTCTTTAAATATCATTTTTAAACTCCTTTATTAATTATATAATAATTGGCTAAATTTGTTCTTTCTAATATGGGTTTATTTTGTTGTAAAATTAATTGCCATATAGCAAAAGAAAGCATAATTAATGTTATTATTATTAAAACTATTTCTATCCAATTTTTTTCTATAAATTCTTTCATTTTACTAAATAATACTCACTAAATTTATTCATAATAGTATCTACTACTTCTTTTTTGATATGTCTATTGTCTTCTTGATATGCATCTGTAAAATATTCTTTTACAATCTCATAAGATGGAAAATAAAATAGATTTTTATCCTCTTTATTTTCTCTAACTAACTCATCGACTGCAACTCTTAATATAGATTTAGAAACACAATTAGCAGTAATACATGAAACTGGTCTAAATGTTGCTATTAATGGAACTGGAGATAGCGTAAATACTATTTTAGCATTTGATTTGAATCTTCTTATAATACTATAAATTCTTTTTAAATTATCTAAATTTTCTTGATAAGTACTTATTCTAAATCCGTGTTTTTTAGGATCAAACATATTCTTTGGAATTGCTCTCCAAAATACATCATTAGTTTCTTTATTATACCAAATTTCTGATAAACCTAATGTCATAATAAAGACGTCTGTCTTTTTAAATAATTCATATGTATCTAATCTTATTTCTTCTAAAGGCTTATTTTCTCTTTTTTCATCATCGAACCAAATAGCATCTTTAAACTTTCTATTTAAAAACGCCCATTCAAATTGTTGTCTCATTACAAATGTATTATTAATCCCTGCCCCTTGAGTAACAATATAAGAACCTAATTTTTTATCCTTTCCTAAAACATTATACCTTTTTCTAGATAAATATTTTCTTATTTCCATAGCAAAACAACTACCAAATGCTGTAATAGATGTTTGTTTATCAATAAAAGGTTTATCTGGCATCCACCCATAAAGTACATATTGATCTAATGCTTCTTCTTCTTTTAAATTAACTTTATGGGCAATAAAATTACAAGTTTCTCCCCTATACCATGTTTCGTTTGCTCCTCTACTTCTATCTTTTCCTTGTTTATACCAAATATTTTTACTCATTATTTATATCCTCTTCTAAAGCTTCAGCTATTATTTTCTTAGAATTTAATCTTCTTTTCTTCTTAGCTACTATCTTTATCTCCTCTGTTCCTGTCCAATGAGTCATATTACTATGACCAAGTTTACCGCCTTGTCCCCCTGATTCTTTTATGTCCTTACTATAACTCATCACTTCTCTTCCTTATCTAGTAATGTTTCCTCTAAATTATTTTTGACTAATAAATATTCACTTTCGTTGGGTAATAATCTAAGAAATAATTCCCATTTTTTATCCATTAAGTTAACAAATGCTTCATTGTTTCCTCTGTTTTTGTATCTTTTGATATATTCAAGCCTGTCTAATTGTGCTGGTTTTGCTATGATGTAACCATCATGTAATTCTTCTCGTAACTCTTTATGACAAGACACAAGAACTATATATCCATTTTTTGCCATATACCTAGCTACTTTTGCATATCTTTTCCAGTCCCTCTCAAAAGGAGTACTTTCTAAATCAACTACATTAGGATATTTCTTTGCAAGCATTGATTTTCCAATTCCAGCAAAACCACAAATAATTGTTCCATTCCATTTCATAGCTATCCCCATAATTATTAACCCTTTATAACAGCAATCGGTTCTAATTTAACTAAAATATCAACCAAATCTTCTTGTTGCTTCATTACCTCATCAATATTTTTATATGAGCTCGGTGCTTCATCTAAATCTTTCTGAGTTCTTACCCCATGAATAATTCCTTTGTTATTTAGCTTTTTAAGTTCCTCTTTAAGACTTAGCTCTCTAACAGCTTGCTTTCTCCCCATACACCTACCAGCTCCATGAGAACAACTCATAAAACTAAGAGATTCCCCTTTTCCTTTAACTATATAAGAAGCTGTTCCCATTGATCCAGGAATAATACCAATAGTGTTTTCTCTTGCTAGAGTCGCCCCCTTTCTATGTACCATAACGTTCTCTCCAAAATGACTTTCCATTGTAACGTAATTATGAGCAATATTTATAACATCTACAGAATATTCATAAGAAGTTATATTAGAAAATAAACTCATATTTTCTTCAAAAATGTCTAGTATTCTGCACATCATTAGATGCCTATTAGCCAAAGCAAAATCAACACAATATTGCATTTCTCTTAAATAAGTTTTAGCCTCTTCAGTTTCTAAAGGAAGAAAAGCTAATTCCCATTCTTTAGGAACTTTTGAATGCCACCTCTCATTTAATTTTATCGCAATATCATTATGATGTTTAGCTACTCTATATCCTAGATTTCTACTCCCTGAGTGAAGCATAATCCAAATATGACCATCTGATCCTTTAAGAATATCTATAAAATGATTCCCTCCTCCGAGGGTTCCTAATTGCTTTAAAGCTGAATTATACTGCTCCGAAATAACGGGAAAATCGTGAGAACAAAAATCATGCTTAATTGGTGCTTCTGGCATTAAACTTTCATCTTGTTTTTCCTTTTGGTGGTTCCCTCCGACAGGTATAACTTTTCTAATTCCTTTCATTATCTTTTTAAGTGTTTCAGTATCTATCTCAGTTAAAGATGTCTTAACTGCACACATCCCACACCCAATATCAACGCCAACTGCATTAGGAATTACTACCCTTTTCGTAGCAATAACTCCACCAATTGGCATTCCATAACCTTGATGAGCATCTGGCATTAAAGCTACGTGCTTATGAATAAAAGGTAGATTAGCCAAGTTTTTGGCTTGCTTTAAAGCGCCTTCTTCAATATCTTTAACCCATGATTTTATTGGTTTATTTTCTGTTGTTATTACTTCCATTTTCCCCTCCTTTATTTAATTTATTAATAATACAGAGCAGGAAAACGGTTTATTTGGCGTTTTTTATGCTAGTTGCAACTAGGCTTACCAAACCTGCCCCATATTAAATTATCTAAGTCTTACATTACTTTATCTGCAATAGCGCCGAAGCATTATTACCCATTATTGTAGTAGGTAATTGCCCGTCCCATCTTTCAATCCATTTCTGTCTTAAAACTAAATCTGTTACAGTAGTTCTAATAAGCGTGTTGCTTTGAGCTACCCCTTCTGCTTCTCTAATTTTAGCTTGTTTACTAAATTCAGCTTCTTGAGCTTTTTGTTGCGCAACTAGTTTCTTTTCTACCGCTTTATTATAATCATCTGAATAATCTACATTGTAAATACTTACATTTTCAACAATAATATAATATTTAGCAGCTGATTCTTTTAATCTAGTTTCAAGTTCTTTCTTTAAGTCTTCACGATTTCTTGCTATCTCTTCAATCTTAAACTTACCTAAAGAAGTTTTAGCTATCTCATAAACCATATTATCGAATACAGTAAATCTAATATCTCCTTGAATTTTTTCATAAATATCATTTAACTTATCGGCAGGTAATCTATAGTTAATTACAAGATCAAGCCAAATAATTTGGTTATCTGATGACATTCCTTCAACCTTTTTCCAGTCTTCTTTTTGTAATTTAATATCAAACTTTTTAACTTTAGCTGTAATAGGATTAACAAAGTTTATACCTGCTGAAAGCTGTCTTTTCATTACGCCTGTAAATCTATTAAAAACTGTTGCTTTCTCTCCAACCGATAGAAACTTAACACTAGAAAAAAAGAATGTTAAAATGCACGCAATAATAACAACGCCCGTACCAACTTTTATCACTAACTTAGTATCTTCATCCATTTTGAATCCTCCTTATACAATATATTATAACGACCTTTTTCAAGAAAGCTACTACTTTCTTACCTGTTCCTCCTTTTTCTTTAGTATTGTGTACCCTAAACCTTTTATATTCTTTTCAAACTCTCGTATCATTACTCTATCTAATTCTTTAACAGAATCAATAAGTTTATTATACGGTTTCATTTGTTCATGACACTTCATACATCCTTTTCTTTCTAGAGGACATTTACTTGGATGGTGATAACCTTGTTTTCTTTTTTCTTTCATCCAACCATCATGAACTTTTTCTGCCATTTTTTCTAATAATTTTTTATCCATTTTTAACTCCTTGCCAAAACTAATTCTTTTTTATACACATTGCTTCTTTCGTACAGCCCTGACTCATTATTCTTAGCAAACATTGCTTTCATGATAACTTCATCAGTTTGTGGTCCTCTTGGATTATGAAGATTAACACACAGCTCTTCTTTTAGAAATGTTTTTTGTTTAGTTAATACTTTAATATGCCCACTTCTATTAATTCTGTATACCTTATCTCCTTTTATTGAAGGAATATCAATATATTTATCTTTTATATATCTCTTAAATTCTTCATCTACTACTAATCTTTTTAATAACGTTAAGGCCTTTAATTCCTTTTGTACCTCTTCCTCTGAGAAGTTTCCTAAAAACTTATCTTTAATCCCCCAATAGTTATACATATCTTCGAGCTTCATTGATGAAGCGCTTATAATATTTCTAATATTAACTGATTTATATTTAGCTATTTTCTTTTTAGCTTTATCTGCTTTTATAATATTACGAACTTCATTAAAATCGAAAGTAAGTTTTTCACCTTCTCCTATATGTTTTCTTACTAAATTTCCAATAGGTACTATAATAATTCCGTCTTTTGTTGGTAACTCAATCTCATATTCATTTAATATTTGTCTTAGTTGCTCTTTGCCACGCAGACGTTGCAAGCTTTCAGGTCTAATTGTATTATGAGTTATCTCTCTTGCTAGCTCTCTTCCAACCTCTCTTGCCCCTTGTTTTATCCATTCTTCAATTAATTTAGGTTGTGGAACATTCTCTCTATCAATAGCTTCTAATGATAAAAATCCCAATTTAGATACGCGTCTTCTTTTAGAAATTGTTCTTTCTTGCGTCATAACCCTAAAAGGAGGATCAGGAAAACATCTCGCTTCCATTGCATTAGGCGCCACAGGTGCAAATGCAACTTCCATTCGATATTCTATACCGTCTCTATTAGGGTCTCTTACAAAACTTAAATCAACTTTTACTTCTTTTAATATTTTTATATTGTCAGTAATTATAGATGCACCATCTCCATCAATAACCACATCGTTATTAATAGTAAAACTTCCTGCATTCCCGTATATTCCAACATTCGCATTAGGTGTTGTAGCCCAATCCTGGGTACAACTATTTATATCTTCTAATGTTAAAGCATTCGCCGTTGTAGTTTCTCCTGCACAGCAAGTAGTTCCATCATAAAAATTACTAGTACTATAATACGGCATTTTGTACATCTCCAAGCTTTAATCTTTTTAATACTTCTAACAGCTTTACTGTGCTTTTATCTTCAATTATTGGCATAGTAACATCATTTACTAACCATTCTTTTTGTTTTCTACAAAAATAATCTTCTTTCCAAAATCGACCTTTAAATTGTCTTGCTAAGTGACTCTTCTTTTGCTCTAAACCGAAGTCTTCGCCCATAATTCGCTCAGAAACTGATTCTTCTCCCATGTTTCTTCCCTCCATTTTCCGTAATAGGTGAAAGTTTGCAATAAACTTTTTTCTAAAACTTTCTCTGGAAATCGCAAATCGGTCATTATCCCTTTCTTAATAGCTCTATAATGTTTATGATTACAAAACCCACATATAATAATATGTAAACCATCTACATCTTCAGGTATTTCTATAGTATTATATTTTTTACACTCTGAACAATAGATTTCAGTTATCATTTTATCCTTTTCTTGTCGTTGGTACTGCTAAAATTAAACCAGCATTTTGATCAAAATCTTTTATCTCTCCCTTTTGATTCCCTTCAACGTCTGCATAGAAAAAAGAATAGCCGTCTTTCTTTAGTTTATTAAACTCTTTTTTAGCCTTTTCTGTATCTTTTTTACTATCGATATTCCAAGTTATCTTATCATCACCATTTTCACTTAAAATTGCCATTTCTCCCATTATTTCACCTCCTTTTACACATAATTCCACAAGCTATCAACGCTAATAAAGCCGAAAACGCAGCTAAACCAGAAACAATAACTGTTTGATAAAAATAATAATTACTTATTACTGAAATTGATTCAACCGATACTCCTTGTAATGCTAATACCTCTAAATTTCCCATTTTTACCTCCTTTTATTTTCTAACATTCTATCTTCAATATATACGCCTAAACACTGAGCACAAATAATAATAAAAATAACTAATGATTTTACAAAAGCTTCTAACATTTTATTTCTCCATTATTTCTTTTTTTAACCTTTCTAACCAATCTGAATCCATTTTATTAATAGCACAATTACACCCTAACTCTAATAGTCTTTGATTATTAATGGGAACACAAGATATAGCAATCATTTTACCATCATACGTTCCACTTCTTATAGTTCCTGTAACTTCAAAATTCATAAACCACTCATTTAATATTCTACCTGAATTCCCTCTATTAGGTAAATCATGGTCTAATAAAATATAATCAAATAACCCTGGATCTAATTGTTTAGGAATATCTTCACAAGTACAAATAGTTAAATCATAATCAGGAGATTCACCTATTTCATCTGGAATAAATAAATCTATTAATTCTTTTAACGTTCTAGGATTATCTTCTACTATTAATACTTTTTTCATTTATCACCTTTATAGTTTCATTCAATTTTTTGTGTATCTTTCTTAATACTACTTCTATATGTCGATCTGTTTTTTCACTATCAAAATCAAATACTTTATCAATTACTTTTAAATTTTTTAATTTAGATATTTTTTTGATTTTTTTCATGGTTTAACTATTTTTAATTAACTCAGTTCCTGCAATCACACAAAAGATTATTACAAATGCAATAACAATTGCTATTATAGAAGAGATAACTGCATTCATAAAACTGCTTATAAAGCATAAAAGAACAAAAAGTATGATCCAAGGTAAAAGACATAAAAATACGCCTAATAAAAATTTTAAATTCATCTTTATTTTTCCTCCTTTACAACTTTATATCCATCTATTCCCCCAATTAACTTAACCTTTTGTACTGTCTCGTAAGGTCTTACGGGTCCAAGAAGTTTAATTATTACATCAACATTACCAACTTTTAATTTTTTAGCCTTTACAACTTCTTTAATACTAGACTGAAATTTAGCTTCCCCTTCATCCTTTGCAATAACATTCTCTTCTAATATAACTTCCCCATCTTCATTAGGATTCACCACGATAACCTTATATAAACTTCTTCCGTCATCTCTTTCTGAATCTGTCATTTTGTTTTCCTCCTTTATTAATATCAAACTATTCTCATCACAATATCTTTCTCCAATGCCCTTAAACAATACTTTTATAGCGCCCTCGCCAAAACCAATAATTGTACCAATAGCTCCGTAAGGAACAGCATCTCTATTATCGTATTTTCTATTTTGCATAACCTTATCATTAATCTTAAACCTCATTATTCACCTCCATTATTCTAAAGCAGTAATTGTGCCAACAACATCTTCAATACATCCTGTACCGTGATTACAAGATATAACAGTATAAGTATAAGATTGGCCGCCGACAATAGCTGAATCATTAAAGTTAATATCTGTTAATGACCCTGGATTTGGTAAACCACTAGCATATACTGTATGTCTAATTCCGTAATCAGTTCTAATAATTTGATATAAGTAAGCTTGAGGCTCTCCTGAATATACAGCAAACGATACTTTAATAATAGGATAGCCATAAGTGGGATGAGCTGTAGCAACTAAACAAGGATATAAAATATGAGATGGAAGAGGCTCAACAATTATTGTAGTTGTAGTAGTACTAGTTGTAGTAGTTGTGATTATACTAGTAGTTGTAGTTGAGGTAGTCGTTGTTGTGGTTGTAGAAACAATGGTCGTAGTTGTTGTGGGTAGCGTCGTAATAGTTGTGCTAGTAGAACTAGTTGTTGATGTTGAAATAGAAATATTCGTCGTTGACGTTGTAGTTGATGTGCTAGTTGATGTATTTACTGTAGTAGTTGTAGAAAATAACGTCGTTGTGGTTGTACTTGTTGTAGAGATAGACGTTGTAGTCGTACTTGTTGTAGTTGTTAAACTTTCAGAAACTGTTTGACCACACCCAATAATAAAACTTGTTAATACAATTAAAATTAATATAAAAAATAATTTTTTCATAATAGCTTTTGAAGCTTTTTTATTTCCTCTTCAATTTTTTGTCTTTTTCCATACTCTGGACATTCTTTTACTTTACCTACTGGAAAAACTTTACAAGATTTAGGTCGTTCATTATATATTTTACACTTACCATTTTCATCAAGATGTTTACATGGAATTTCAAATCTTAAAGCAGGCCATGGCGTATTAAAGCTTTCAACCAAAGTAATACCATGAAATTCTAACCACTCTTTATGATCGTCATAAGGAATAGAGGGAGCAACAATCATAAATTTGCAACATTTACCACATTGTTTACATTCTACTTTTTCCATTTTTCCTCCTTTATATGGACGAGGATGGATTTGAACCACCGAACCCCGAAGGGACCTGATTTACAGTCAGGCGCGTTTAGCCACTTCGCTACTCATCCTTAATCTTATCTAAAATTTTTCTTATTACTTTAGCCCACCCTGTTCTCTCGGAAAATTCTACTGCTTTATCATCTATATAAAAATCAGCTATTACTTTACCATTTTCCCCATCATCTATTTCATCAAATATTATATTATTCTTAATTAAATAGTTTTCAATAATATTTTTTTGTTCTTTGTAAATATTAGGATTTATTTTTTTATTAGTTCTACAACTACTAATAATAATTCTAAACCCTAACTCTCTAAATATCTTCATTGCTGATTTTACTCCTGGCAGAGGTTTACCTTCTGCTGGATATTTCCATTCGCAAATAGTCCCATCAAAATCAACACAAATTGTTTTCTTATAATTAGGATATATTTTTTTTATAACATCAGCATCTATCACAAAACGCTCTCCTACATATCTCTGGCTTTATATTATGAATTGCACATTTATTATCTATTGTTAAATAATTACATTTAAACCTACAATTACCATCATCATCAATTCTTATAAGACTTATTGCTCTACCAAAAACAGGATCTAATTTACCTTTTCTAATCATAGTATCTAAAAACTCTCTACACGTTATTGGATCAGACAAATCTATTTGCTTATTATTAACCTCTGTTTTAGCCTTAAGTTTACCTAAATTAGTATTTAAAGTAAAATCTTTACAACATTTTCCACATTGTTTACATTCTTTTTTCATTCATTAGCCTCTTATTGGTTTTATTTTTTGTTCGCATTTTTTAACCATTATTATTTTACCATCTTGAATTTGAACACTTGATAGTTCTCCATATTGCGTTTTTCTTATAAAATCTATAAACCATATATCTGATATAGTTATTTCAACTTTTTCTCCATTATATTCAACAACTCCAATTGTATCATCTTTAAAACTTTTATTTGTTGTTTTTGTACTCATTGTTGGTGCCTCGATAATATTTTTTCTTGAACCAAATCATCATGTTTTCTATTATATGAATTAATAATTTTCTCAATACTTCTATAATAATATCTAGTTTTTTCTAATAACCATTTAGCTATTCTTTTACTTTTTCTTATTTCTTGAGTAACAACTAAATCAGATAACTTATTACAATAAGCCGCGGTATTTTCTTCATCACTTAGTCTTTTCCATTCAGATAAAACATCAAAATCTACTATATCAACTATTTTAGTATATTCATATTCAAAATCTGCTATAATAGTTCCTATTCTTGAATAAATTACAGATATTTCACCTAAACATTCAGCAACACCAAATGGATGATTAAACTCTTTTATTAATTTTATTTGATCTTGAACAGATTTAATACAAAAATTTATTTCTTTAGCAGCATCTATTTGATTAGCCGTTAAATCTTCTGTTTTTAAATCTAATTGTTTTAATTTAATATTAGCTTTATAACTCATCTTTTTTATCTATCCTTTCTTTTTCTTTTTTCCTTAAATTTTCCATTATATCATCGCCCCAACATATTTTATTATAATCACACCATCTACATTCTTGACTATCTTTATCAAAACCTCTTTGCGGCAATTTATTATTATCTACATATGAAAAAAGCTTTTTAATAGTTTTTAATATAGATTGCATAAGTTCTTCATCATATTTTATAGAAAATTCTTCAACAAATTGATTATTTTTATTTTCTACAACAATTATCGATTTTGTTATAGGAAAATAATCTTTATATTTATCGAATATCCACTTATCTTCTTCTAAATAATTTTTATTTATAAATAATTCATTTATTAACCACATATACATTTGTAACTGTTGTCTATGAGCATCAAGCGGTCTTCCCATTAATTTATTAAACTTATCATTATTCATGCTTTTTAATTCTATAATTAATAGTTTATTATCAATCAAAACTAATTGATCTAAATAAGACCTTACTCTATATTCTTCATGTATTAATCTCATATCTTTTGCTATAAGAATGCCAGCTTCTTGCGCATAATGATTATATCTCTCATGCATTGAAGTACCATTATCTAAAATTTTAATTATTCTTGGATCTTTAGGTTTACGTGGCATTCTATGAAAACTATAATATAAACTTTTTAAGCATGGATGACTAATTCCACTAGGATGAACTCCTTTCTTTTTCTTATCTGTAATCGCTTCTCTTTGCCTTTTTAATAAAAAATCATCAATAGCCTGTAAATAAATCATCCCTCTTTTACCCATTGTTAAAAAATCTCTTAAACTCATATTTGTTCAATTATCTCCTTTTCATAACTTAATAATTTCTTTCTATTTTCGTAAGACCAAGATATTCTAGCAAGTCCATAAGCATCAGCCAAGTTATTATCATTAAAATCTATACCCCACTTCTTATATACCTCCTTAAGTAATAATTCTTTTTTTGAATTTCCTTTACCGGTCACAAACTTCTTTAATCTTGTTGGAGCAATTATTTTATATAATACAGGAAACTTTGTTAAACATATCTTAAATATACCACATAATTCCCCTATACTAAACGCTTGACCTAATCTACTGCCAAATGAATAACCTTCTATACAAACACCACTAATTTTACCTCTATACGTCTGTAAACTATCTCGTAATTCATCAGATAATTCAATTAAACGTTCTACATCTTTTAGTTTACTTTTAATGATTTTTTTCTCTTGAAGATTACCTTTTTCATCTAACACAACAAATCCGGTAGCAGTAAGACTAGGGTCGACTCCAATGTAATACATTTTTCCCCCTAAATAAAAGTTTTTTTAAATGCTTTTAAAAAATCAATTTCATTCATAATAATTAATGCTTCTGGGTTTTTACTACAAAAATGAACTGCTGATACTTTATCATTTAACCAATCATTACTTAAATCATCTTCTTTTAATTTAACTTGTTTAGCATTTTCTTTTGACATAATGCAAGTACCTACTTTATATTTCAAAAAATCTTTAGACATCTTAGTTAATAATTTGAGTGGGATTAATACAAAAACAGTTTCATCAAAACTTTCTGCATTAAAACAAATTACAAAAGCCCAATTACGATTAGTTTTTTCTGCATTAGTTTTTAATTTTTGAATATCAACAAGTTGAAGGCCATAATAAGATTTTTTAGTTGCTTTATTTTGAAATAACCAATTTGGATTTTTACCGTCCTCTTTATCAAACCAAAGGTTTCCAGACCCAATAGTACCTTGCGATTTGGTTTTTTTATTCCATTTTTTTTCAAATTTTCTGCCTATGCATGAGACTTTTTTATTCATTTTTAGTCTTCTTCTTTTATTTCTTCTTTAGTAATTGTTTTCTTTAACTCTTTAGCCTCTTCCCAAGTAATTATCTTCCCTGTTTCATTAAGAAAAACAAATCTAGCTTCTTTATAAGGCATCGCTGTTTTATTTTTTTCCGCCCTACAAATCATCTCAAAACCAATTCTTTCTTTTCTATTAGGAAACCATTCACCTCTTCTAATACTTACTCTAATTGCTGCAAAAAACGCCATTCCTCTTCCACCCGGTGTCGTATCAGGGTTACCAAATACCATACCAACTTTACTTCTTAATTGATTTATAAATATGATTTCGCTTCCTTTACGTTCATTCATTGTATTAACAACACGTAAGCCTTTATTAACGGTTCTAGCTAATAAAGCCATTTGTTTTTTATTCATATCATCTTCTATTTCTTTTCTAGGCGTAAGTGCTGCAACACTATCTACTACAATAACATCTACACCTTTGCTAATAAGAAGTTGTTTTAAAATATCAAAAACGTTATCTGCATCGGTAATCCTTGTGTGAATAAGACTATCAATATCAACACCAAGTTTTTTTGACCATTCTAAATCTAACGCTTTTTCTGCATCAATATAAGCGCAAATTAATCCATTTTTTTGTGCCTTAGCAATATGTTTAAGAAGAAGCGTGCTTTTTCCTCCACTTTCAGGGCCATAAAGCTCCATTATCATTCCTCTAGGAAAACCGCCACCTAACATCTCATCAAATTCTTTTATACCACTACTGTTTCTTTTAATAACAAGATCTTCAGAATTACCACGAATTATTGTATCTTTACCAAATTTTTTCTCAATTATTTTTAATGCTTTTGATAGCTTTTTAGATATATTAGGGGTTTTTTCTTTTTTATCTTTTACCATTACAATATTTCTCTCCTTCTATTCATCTATAATACATTATAATGCATTTTTTTAATTTGTACACTGTTGTTTTACCTTTTTTAAATATTTAGACTCATCATAATCATTAAAACACTTAAAGGCACCAGCTTTATTTAAAGATTCTATAACTCTCTTATTAACAACCCTTCTATTAACTTTATCTAAAAAATCATCAAAACTATCGTAAGGAGCCATTTTAACTATATCCGTTGAAGCCTTTAATCCTATATTTTTAATAAAAGATAATCCATAACGTATTCCTCCGCTATCAATAGAAAAATAATCTGAACTTTTATTAACATTAGGGTTTAATAGTTCATACCCCATTCTTTTTACTTCTCTTTTATAATCGTTTAATGTTTCTTCTTTACTAGCATTATTTAAAATAGAAATTAAAAATTCTAATGGATAATATTTTTTTAAATATAAACATTGATAACTAATAATACTATAAGCAACTGCATGAGCTCTATTAAATGCATAATCCATAAAAGATTCTATAAACTTAAATATTTCACTAGCTTGATCTTTATCTACTCCATTATCAATACATTTTTTTACAAATATCTCTTTTGCCTCATCAAACAAATATCCTTTTCCAGAAGCAACTAACTTGGCACCTTTAGATGTTATTTTCCTCAAATCATCAGCTTCTTCATATGTATATCCTGCAACTTCTTTTGCTATTCTCATAGAATCTTCTTGAAAAACAACAAGACCATAAGTTCTTTTTAATGGCTTTTTAAGACTAGGATGAAGATAATCTATTTTTTCCATTCCATTTTTTCTTTTAGCATATTTTTTAGCATAACCAGACTTTAATGCAGCAGGTCTATGTAATGCATTAACCGCAACTAAATGCTCAAACGTTTCAACCCCTATTTCTCTCAACCAATCCTTAATAGAGCGACTTTCAAATTGAAATACACCAGTTGTCTTACCTAAATCAGCCATTTTTAAAATTTCTTTATCGTTAAGTGATAAATCATAAAATAATGTTTTGTATAAATCCTTTTTCTTTCTTTTTTTAATCAATTCAATAGTTTGTCCAATAACGCTTAATGTAGAAAGGCCTAAACAATCTAATTTCATCATTTTAATAGCAGAAATACATTTTATATTATCACTACCCTCATCCCATCCTGTAACAATTTCATTTTTGTATACGCATAAAGGAACGTGGTCGTAAAGTGTCTCATTTGAAATTACAATTCCAGCAGCATGTGTTGAAAAGTGTCTCACTTGCCCTTCTAATCTTAAAGCAATTTCCCATATTTCAGGATATTTCTCAATGTACCTTCTCACGTCGGGCATCGCCTGGGCCTCTTTTAAACTAAATTCATATGGAATATATTTAGTTGCAGCAATAACCTCAGGAAGAGGCTTTTCATAAACTCTGGCTAAATCCTTTAATAACCCTCTGCATTTAAATGTACCAAAAGCTCCTATTGAAGAAACCCTATCTTTTCCATATTTACCAACTAAATATTCTTTAATTTTACTTCTATTTTTAGAATCAAAATCTATATCAATATCAGGCATTTCAGTCCTACCAACATTAATAAATCTAGCAAATAACAAATCATGTTTTATTGGATCTACTTTGGTAATATCTAATAAATAGCATAATAAACTACCGCAAGCTGAACCCCTTCCAACGCCAACGATTATTTTATTATTTTGTGCCCATTTTACAACATCATAAATAATATAAATAAAATCTATCAACCCTTTGTTTTTAATAATATCATATTCATATTTAATTCTTTCTTTATACGCTTTATGTTCACTTTTATTAATTTTTTTCTTTATCTCATTCCATCTCTCATTAATAACCTTTTTAATTATTATATCCACATTAATATCTTTAAATTTAGGCATTTTTTGACTTTCTATATCTATTTCAACATTAACACTATTAGCTATCTCTACAGTATTATCTAAAGCCTCATTCACATCATCTGAGTAATCTTTACCTATAGTATTAATAAAGTCATCATATGTCTCTTTTCTTGTCTTTAAATGAAACCCACTGTTATCTAACCTATCTTCTTCTAACTTGCTAATAGTAATTTTTCTATTTAGCATAGTTAATGTTCGTTGTGCAATATTATCTTCTTTATGAATATAATGAACATCGTTAGTGCATACTAATTTTATTTTATATTTATGAGCCAATTCTATTATTTTTTTATTAGCTGTAATTTGATCTTCAAATTTATGGGGTTGGATCTCTAAATAGAAATTATCACCAAACATTTTCTTATATTTAGTTACTGTATCAATAACATCTTTTTCAGTAGAATGAATTATCTTCTCAGATATTTCACCAAAAATACAAGCGCTTAAAACAATTAATCCCTTTTTGTATTTATTTATTAAATCCAAATCGACTCTAGGTCTGTAATAAAAACCCTCAATGTTTCCTAAAGAAGATATTTTAAGAAGATTTTTATAACCAATTTCATTTTTAGCTAATAAAATTAAATGATTTCTTTTTTTTCTTTCTTTTTTTAATTTGTTTCTCTCTTCAATGTTATCCCCTTCTTTTTTGTCTTCTAATCCTTTTACGGTCATATCTTTTACAAGATAAACCTCTATTCCGGGAATAAATTTGATATTTAATTCTTTTGATTTTATATAAGCCCTTAGCGTACTATTCATATTACCATGTTCAGTTAAAGCGATTGATTTTTGACCTATTTCTTTACAATGTTTTAGTATATCCCTAACCTTTCCCATTCCATCTAATAATGAAAACTCTGAATGACAATGTAAATTAACAAAATTATCATCAATAATTTCTGTAGAAGCTTTTGGAAAAACCTTTTTAGATTTTTTATTTATTTCTTTTCTAACAAAATCATAAACATCATTAATAGATCCATGTATAAATTCTTCTTTTCTACATTCTAAATCAACAAAACCATCTTTTCTTTTATTATAATCATCATATTTTACATCTAATAACTTATCTCTCTTTATATATTCTTCAAAAACAAAAGAAGCTGGAATTATAAATCCTTTAGCTTGAGAATTATTTAAAGAAACAAAAAACGTATTGTGCGGACTCTTTTCTGCTTCTTTTCTACGAGATTTGTTATCCATAAATTGAAGTTTATACCTATCTTCTTTAACTAAACACTCAAGCTCAATAAAAAAACTTTCTCCATTTTCCATTTCTACTAAAAAATCTTGTATATATGCGTTATCTATATTATTATGTTTAATATATTTTTTTAAATCATTAGGGAGATTATCATAAAAATCACATTCTTGTATTGTACCGTATACGTAAGGATTATTTCCCTTCCAATTAATTTTTCCAATTTTTAACAACCTACGAAGAAGTTTTTTTCTTCTAGGCTTATCTTCTAAAAGTTTTATTTTATCTTCATTTTTCATATTTTCTCACTATTATTTCTGTTTCTTTCAATAAATCTCTAGCTAATTCATCATTATAATATTCAATATAAACTATTTCTTTAATTTTAGCATTTATTAACATCTTAGTACACCAACAACATGGATGGGCAGAACAATATACTGTTGCACCCTCTGGATTGGTATGTTTTAATGCACATTGAATTAAAGCATTCATTTCGGCGTGAGACCCCCTACATAATTCCGATTGAGTACCGCTTTTTATATTTTGCTGTTGCCTTAAACACCCAACCTCGCTACAATGTCTTAATCCAGATGGAGCACCATTATACCCTGTGGATAATATCATATTGTCCTTAACAATTACAGCGCCAACTTTTCTTCTTAAACAAGTTGATTGGGTTGCCATTTCATTAACTATATTTATAAATAATTTATCTTTATTTTTCATTTATCACCACAAGTTCCTCTATATTTTTTTCATACCAACTTTGAGGATAATGTAACTCAATTTTTTCTTTTAATTTGACCTGGTATATTCTTTTATTATTACTATTTATCATATTTTTAACTAATTCAAGATCATTTTTATAAATATGAACGCTTCCAATATTTATTGATAATCCACCCAATTCTAAATCACCATATTTATCTTTCAAATCAAAAAGTAATTGTTGCTGAACTATACTCCAAAAAGGAATATCGAAAGTTAACCCCTTAATCATATCTGACGACCTAATATATATAATGCTATGAAGCTTACCATTTCTTATAAAAAATTGTTGTAATTGAGTGCAACAAAAATCCTTATTATTATAATAATATAAATCTTTATCATTATATAAAATTACAGCTTTTCTAGAAAATTGATCAATAATTAACTGATCCTTAACCCAATTATATTGAGTATTACAATATTTATTTGATTTATAAAAAACTAAATGCCCATAATTTGAATTGACCGTACCATCTTCGTTTTTTATCTTATTCCAAAACTTAGAATATTTAGCTATATCATCAACATCTCTAGAGCCAGAAAAATACCACGAAAGCTCTCCAAATAAATATTTCTTTATTAAAGGGAGCTCTCTAACAGAATCAACAGAATATAAGTTTGTTGTATCAAGCGAAAGCTTCTTTTCTATTAATTCTTTTGTTTCTAATCCTCTACTTATTATTGTTGGGGCTGTATTGTGCACTTCTGCTAGTAAATCAAAATATCTATACATTTTTTCTCCTTTCTAATAAATCAACAAAATATTTTACATCCATAAACTCTAACTTTTCAATTTGTTTTTTATATAAATTAAATTTAGATAGTTTACTCATACTTAATAAATTATTATACTTTTTAATAAAATCTTCTGGCGAATCAACAATTAATTCTGGAATTAAATAAAATTCTATCCCGTTAAACTCTCTAAACCCAATAGGTAGACTACCAAAGTATAGTGTCTCTAATATTCTTGCTGTCATGTGGCCATATTCTAAATAACTTTTTTTAGCTAATAACGGTGAACAAATTGAATCGCCATAAACTTCCAGAAAACGATCTTTAGCTATTCTGTCATTATAACTTATATTAGGCCATTTTTTACTAATTCTATCAAATTCATCAGGATATTTCTTCCAATTACCATAAAATTTAACTTTATTGGAATATTCATTAGAAAGAGGTTTTATATATTTATCAATCATTTCTTCTCTTTCATAATTATTCCCAACATATAATACAACGTCGCTATACCTCTCACTTAACCCATAATCCATAATTTTTCTCATATCAAAAGGAACATGTATTCTTTGTCTTTTTTTAGTTATATACCTAGGTGTTGTTGAGGTTTCAACAAAATTAGCTCTTATATATTTTTTCTCGTCATCACTAGTAACTTTATGATCTTGATCCCAAATCATTATTTTAGTTTCATTTTTATTATGATAATATTCTAAAATTTCATTTTGCCTTTGAAGATCAGGAGTATACCCTTGAGTTTTTATATCTTTTAATGTATTCCTTCCAGGTATAGGCCATCTCCATTCAACATATAAAATATCTAATTCAGGAAAATTATCCTTCTCAACAAAATTTAATAGCTCATAAGCTTCTTTTCTATCTCGAGCCAAAAAGTTTTTAAATATTAACTCTTCGCCCAATTTACCATCCCTATCCTCTTGAAGAGCATATATTTTATATCCTCTTTTATGTAATTCAAATATAAGATGCGGTAAATAGAAATTAGCGCCAGAAGGACTGTCGGGAACATTATCGCCCAAATAAGACCAAAAAGATAAACCTACCGACTTGTTTTTTCCCATTGAATAATCTCCTTTGTTATTTCATTGCTATCTTTCGTTGATGTGTCGATCTTCATTAACGGCAATTTAGTCATTTTTAAATATTTTTTATATAAGCTGCAGGCCTTAATTATTTGTTTATCATTAAATCTATCATCACTTCTTTCTTTATAACGTTTTTTAATTATATTAGAATTAGCAAAAAGAAAATATATTTTAGCCTCACATAATGCAGCTATCATTTTATCATATTTTTTAATATATTCTAAATCAAATTCTCTATTAACTAATTCTGAATAAACTGCGTGACTCCATATAAATCTATCCATAATAATATAAGAATCTTTTGTCTTTCCTAAACTTTCAAATGCTTTGTATGTTTGATAAAACATATCTAATCTAAATTGAGACCATAAATCCACTTCTTTGTGAGTTAAATTTTTAGGCGGACCACCTGATGTAACAATTCTTGAATTAGACAATGTTTTTGCCAGCTTATTCGCAACAGTAGTTTTATAGCACAAATCTGGGCCTTCTAAAATTATTATCATATGCTTTTTAAAATCTCCTTAGATAAATCTATTGCTTGTTTAATCGCAACATCCATATTTATATATTGAAACCTACCTAATCTTCCTGCAAAAATAACATTAGGCGGAATTAATTTAACATATTTATTATATAACATTTTATTTGATTCATCTTGCATAGGATAGCTTTTATTATATCCACTAGCAATACCTGGATATTCTATCGCTTTAACTACAGGACTTCCTATATTATTATAAAATTGATTCATTTCTGTAATTCTAACGTAATCAATATTCTCATTAGGGTAATTATAAACGGCACATTTTTGATTTATTAAAGCAGATGATTCAAACACAATATTTTGACCTCTATATTCTAATCTGCCTAATTGATAATTAAAAAACTCATCTATCGGTGATGTAACAATAAGTAAATCACGTTTTTTATATATATCATCAAACGTTTTATATTCCTGCCTTAAAATTAATTCAATATTTTTATTATCTATCATGTTTTTCATCATATCATAATAACCACTAACTGGAATACCTTGATATTTATCTACAAAAAATCTATCATCATAATTATATTTAATTGGAATCCTTCCAGCAAAAGAAGGTGTTAATTTAGAAGGATCTTTACCCCATTGCTTTTTTGTATACCCATTAATAAATTTATCGTATAAAGTCTTTCCGATTTTCTTTATCATAACGTTTTTAAAATTACTATCATCAAAAACGTCTTTAACCTCGTTTATTTGTTTATCAATAAACAATTTAGCTTCTTCAGAACTCATGTTTTTATTAAAAACCTTATTTATAGTATTTAAATTTATAGGCCAATCATATTCTTCATTACCAATAACAACCTTTACTTTATGAATATAATCATTTAAAGTTGTAAATTTATTTAATAAATCAATAGCCTCTTGATGATTAGTATGAAAAATATGCGGACCAAATTCTTGTATTATAACGCCATCATCATTTTTAAAATCATGGCAATGACCCCCAAGACGCTTATTTTTCTCAATAATAGTAATATCTAAACTTGAACCTAAAAGATGAGCTAGCGTACAACCTGTTAACCCAGCCCCTATAATTATAACTTTTTTCATATTGATAATACCCCTTGTAGAACCTTTTTTTGATAAGGAACTCCTGGGTTCTGACTAATTATTAATAACTTAACATTAGTTCCACAAAACCCAGGCGATATTACTTTCCTAGTAGCCCTTTTGTTGTCTTTCATGATTTACTTTGTTCTTTTTTAAATAGCAATTATATAAATCTGAAGCATCCCATTTGTTAATAATAGCTAATTCAATAAAGAAATGCAAAACGTCAATATATTCTTCAAACAACTTTTCCTTATTAACTGGAGTTAATTTTTTCCAGTGTTTTCTTCGGGGAATTTCTTTTCTCATTTCAATAAGCTCTTCTATACAATGATCGATAAATTCTAAACTTAGAACCTCTCTCTCTATATCAGACAAGCCATCAAAATTAATAAATTTTTCCCCGAACGCTCTTTGTAACCTAAAAATTTCTTCTAATGTACCCATTACATCTCCTTAATCTAAAAGATCATCGTCATCGTCATCGTCGTCTTCTTCTACAGCTTTGGGAGCCACTTTAGCGGCTGATCTTGTAGAAGTTTCTTTTTTTTCACCTCTTCTAGACTCTTTTACTGGCTCTTCTTTCTTTTTATCACTACCTACACCATCAAAACTTTTCCCATTTCCTTTATCTTTCAAAAGAGCCTCTATCTCTTCTTTTGTTTTGGTATAAGCAATAACGACTTCGTCTAAATCAATATCATCTTTTTGTGCCAATTCTTTCTCTGTCAAGCCGCGGACTGTACTTCTAATATCATGAAGTTCATATTCAATCCAATTATTCTTGTTTCTTTTCTTAGAAAAAGAATAATCAACATCTGTTATGTCTCCATTTTCTTCATAATCATCTGCAAGCATATTACGTACACCGCGTGTTCCTTCTAATAATTTAGCTTTATTGTCTTCTCTATCAATAACAATTGCTAAAATTTTCTCCACAGCTTTACCAACTGGAACTTTAAATCCATCTTCAGCTATTTTACATAGTGGGCAATCAAATTCATCATTTTCTGGATCGTTTAAGCAAAGAACGCTTCCTTTAAATCCATTTGATAAATTAAGGTAATGCCTTTTCCAAACAACGATGTCTTCTCCACCTGTTAAAAACCTTATAACCTTTGTATCATTTTCCTTTATTTTGAACCAAGGAAATGAACTGTCTGCACTTGAACTTTGTGAAAAACTACCTAATCCTTTTTTAACCATCTTATTTTCCTCCTTTTATTTTAAACCGGAACACCAAATGACTTTTTATTTGAGTCATCACCCCCTATATTAGAAAAGTTTTCAAATTCTGACCATCTTTTTATAAAAGAAGTAAACTTAAAGTAATCATTAAATATTTTTTTAACTAATTTTATTTTTTTATCTCTTTTATCAATAATTATATTTTCAATATTATCCACGATTCTTATTAACCTTCTATTTAATAATAAAAGCTTTTTATTTTCATTAACTCGTGTTAAACTTTTTTCCATGCTAGAAGACTCTATTAAAGTATCTAAACTTTTATATTTTACTATTAATTTTAACGCACCTTTTATCCCTATACCTTTAATGCCCTTAATATTGTCTGCTCCATCTCCAGTTATGCAAAAAACATCTTCTAATTTTTCTGGCGAAACGCCATATTCATCCTCAACCATATCTTTTGTATATAACTTTCTATTACTTCCTTCACGTAAAACCATAATATTTTCTGTTATTAATTGCAAGAAATCATGATCGCCAGAAACTATAATAACTTTGTTATTTTTACCATACCTTTTAGCTAACGTTCCAATAATATCATCAGCCTCTTCACCAATCATATATGTTTGCTTCATCCCTAAATCATCTAATAATTGCCTTAATATTGTTAATTGCTGATAAAACCCATTTACCATATCTGAAGATCTATTTGCTTTATAATCACTACAGATTGCTTTTCGTCTATCACTTCCACCATCATAACACAAAATTAAATCTTTTGGATGATAACGTTGTGCTAATGACAACAATATATTTAATGAACCATATATTAACCCAGTTGGTGTACCATCTTCCATTGATAAATTTTTAAAAGCCCAATAAGCTCTATGCATAAGGTGGTGCATATCTACCAACATTATCATTTTTTTAATACCATAATTTTAATATATTAACTCCATTTCATCAATACCTTCATTTATTTGTTCTTCTGTCATATCCCCAATATCTTTAATATCCGCATTTTTATATTTAAAGCTAAAAATCTTAATTTTCCCTTTTAGTTTTTTAATAATTTTTTCTTTAGCTAATTTACCGGCTTTATCATTATCTACAGCGATAATAACTCTGTCAAATCTTCTTAATATAGTTCTTTCATGATATTCAGACAAATTACTACCTTGAATTGCAACAGCACACCTTATTCCAGCTTGAAATGCTTTTAAAACATCAAAATGACCCTCTACAATAATTACGTCTTTGCTTATTTTTTCAACCAAATGTAATCCATATAATATTAAATGTTTTTTATATCCATTTTGAGGAATCAATGGATAATATTTTCTTTTTGAATCAGCAATTGGTCTTGCTAAAACAGCAATTAATTTTCCATTTTCATCTCTAATAGGAATTGTAATATTATTATTATAAAAACCTATTTCAAACTGCTTTAAAATATTTTCGCTAAACCCTCTTTTTATCATATAATCATAATTGTTATAATCAAAGCCACTTAATATATTTTCATCAATTTCTTCATTTAATTCAATTTTATGTGTCTTTGAATAATTAATATCATTTAGTTCTTCATTTAATCTATCTAATTGCGTATTTTTATCATCACTATCATTATTAATTAAATCTTCGGCGCTAGCTCTACCAACGTTTTCAAGTTTTGATATTAAATCAATAAAATCTCCAGCGCCACAACCAGCAAAACAAATATATTTACCTGTTTTTAAATTAATTGAAAAAGAAGGGTTCTTATCATCATGTAACGGGCAACAACATAATAACTCATCCCCCCTTAATATTCCTTTTTCTAAATTATATTTTTCTAATATTTTATAATAATCAACAGACATCTTTAGCCTCTTCTATAATAGATTCTCTTAAATTCCAATCAAGAGTTACGTTAACATTCTCATCATCTCTATTTTTAAGAATGCCAAATAACATTTTATTATCATCCTTTAAATCATCATTTTGATGAAGAGCCATAACTATATCTGAATGTGCAGCTATAGCATATGAATGAGCCACATCTTCTAGTTTAGGAAGACCTACGCTTTCTCTATTAAAACCTCTATGAACTTGGGCTAAAGCAATAATCGGAATATTAATATCTTTATCTTTAGCAATATTTTTTAAATCCCTCATAATATTATCAATTCTAACCCACACATCTTTTGATCTTGCATCATCTTTAATTAATGAAACGTAATCAACAATACAAATATCAGGCTTATGTTCTATTATTTTAGCAAAAATTGATGTTGTTGTACACCTAGAAGGAGTAGAAACAACAAACTCAGGGTGTCCCTCTCTTATATCCAATAAGTGCTTTTTATATATTTCAAGCTCTTGACTCTCTAATTGAATATGTTTAATTTTACTATGTCTTAAACCAGTAATTAATGAATCAAATCTATTAGAAAGCTGAGTTGAACTCATCTCTAAAGATATATATAAAGGTTTGAATCCATTTAACCATGCACTTTTAGCTAAAAATACAGCTAAATAACTTTTACCCATACCTGGAAGACCCATAATAGCAATTAATTCTCCACCGTGAAAACCATTAGTTAAATTATCAATGGTTTTTAATCCAGTTGGTATTCCAACTAAAGATTTTCCTCCAGCTTTACTTAATCTAATATACCTCTTTAACCTTTTTTTAGAATTAGCAATAATGTTAACGTCTTCTCTATTATGAGAAACAGCCTTTAGGTCTAACATTTCATTTCCTATAAAATTAAGCACATCGCTAGGTTTATCATTTTTTAACATATTGATACTTCTAGAAAGCATCTCTGTTAATTTAGATTCATATTTTTGTTCTATAATTTCATTAATAAAAAAACCAACTTGACCTTTTTCTTCAATATATTCAAATTCAGGAAACTCTTTATTAATTATTGCGATAGATGGAACTTTTTTATACTCAATATAATATTTTTTAAGAAATAAATATAGTTCTTTGTTTAATCTAATTTTAAAAAAACCTTCGTTAATTGCTTTTAAAGCAGGAATAATATGACCTTGAGTAATAATAGAGTTTAATAATAAATGTTCTGTATTCATTTTATTGTTTTATAATTTCCTTTTTTGACTATTTCTTTTAATTTTGAACTAATATCTTTTCTAAAATCACTGCCTAACATATGCATATGAATCATTTTACCATAAATTAAAGACACTAAACTTTCTCCACATCTATGACTATAATCAGTTTTTAGCTCTTCAACATTTCTGTTTGAAGTAATAATAGTGGGGCTTCTTCTATATCTAATTGTTTTGTCTAAAATACTTTCGGATAAACTTGATTTATTTTCTTTACCAAGATCATCAATAATTAAAAAGTCTGAATTTTCAATATTCTTTTCAAACGCCAACTTAGCACTATCACTCTTCCATGAACTTGTAAACATAGAAAGAATCTCAGAATAAGAAACAAAAAAGCAATTGTACTTTTTCTCTAAAGCAGCTTTAATAATAGTAACAGCCAAAAGAGTTTTTCCAGTTCCATTCTTCCCCCATAAAAAAACCCCAACAGCATGCTTATAATAATTGTCTATATTGTCAATGTAATCTTTAACTTCTTTTTCATATTCTCTTCTTCCATGGAAATCAGATAAATCTTTAAACCAATATTCATATGGTATATTTGATCTAATGTATAGCTTCATCAGCCTTTTTTGTTCTTTACAATCACACGTGAAGTTATCATCGACGAGGTTACTGTCTTGTTTGAAACTTTTACAAGTGGGGCAAATATTCGAATTTGATAACATTCTCGACCTCTCTTTTTTTTAATAAAGAGAGCTGAAGTTTTACCTCACTCCAGCCCTCATTAGTTTTATCTAAAGCTGTTTAATTTATTCCTTTTATTCAAAAGACGTGATAAAGACGCCTTAGAGTAAAATGTTCTACACCCTTTCTTTTTCCACTTAAGATTATCTTTTCTAACCTCGTATAAATAATCTTCACTAATCCCCAAAAACTTAGCGGCGACTGGAGTAGGAACCATTTGTTGTAATTGAGCCATTTTTACCCTCCTTCAACTATTCTTCGTCTTTATCAGCATCGTCATCTTCTTCTACACTATCTCCAACTTTATATTCGCTAGTGATTCTCTTTCTTTCACTATCAGCAATAGCTTTAACTTCTTGCCAAATTTTTCTAGCGATAGGTAAATGAGGCCCTTTTGCTTCTTTGTCCTCTAATTTATCATAATGATATTCTAAACCACCAAGAAGAATCTCTAATTTTTCAAAAGCATTATTCATTAATTTCACCTCCTTTTCTATTACTTAATTATAATACACTTAAATCGGCTTGTACACTGTTATTTTTATCTGTCGCTGCGGTTTTCATAAATTCTCTTATTTTTCTCATTTTTTACCATTATTAATTTTTACATCAATCCATGATAAATAATCACATTTAGGATCAATACATTTAACTCGATAATAAGGTTTATTGGTTTTTGAAGAAAGACCTATTTTAACCGCTAAAACATCAGCTTTTTCACATTTAGGACATTCTTTACCAATAATAATAACTTCATCAATATCAGAAGTTGCATTATCATCAATTAAACTACCCATATTAGTTAATTCTTTATCTAAATCTTTATCCTCAACAGTTTTTTCAATCTCTATATATGAATAAGCTTGTTTTTTAGGAATACGGCATGTTAATTTAACCATTTTTCACCTCCTTAAATTTTTTATATTGTAATATGTTTTTATTTTTTTGATCAAATCTAGTTTTTATATCAATCAAAGTTTGCTTTATTCGTGCTTCATTATATTTCTTTACACTATTAAAACATTTTCTACAAAGAACAGAGCCTTCGATTGATCTAGAGTTACACCCATTAGCGCATAAACTATCTTTATAGCTTTCTGTATTTTTGCCGAAATAGCTTCTTTCACCTTGTACCATTTATTTATTCCTCTTTATGTTTTTTACAACAATTATTCGCATGGTATGGTTGTCCCCACTCTTTCCAACATTTTCTACAAAAACTTAGTCTTCTAGAAGAAAAACAATAAAACAAACTACCATAATCATCAAGTATTCTGTGCCACGCATAAGAATTTGGATTGGCGTCTTTTAATGCTTTTTTTTCAAATTTTAATGTTTCTTTTATAACTTCTCTCTCAAATGCTTCTACCCATTTTTTAGTTCGTTGAACATAAAAACCACCATTAGTGAATTCACATCCCTCTTGATGCACCCTAGGAAATTTCTTATTTATTAAATTAATTGCTTTATGTTGAGCTATATGATTATTGTATTCGTATTCTTTTTCAAAAAGATCTCCACAAAATTCACATTTCCAAGTAATTATTTTACCCATATCATCTCCTTTGTTATTTCTTAACTCATCTTTACTACAAGTAATTCAAAAGATGATAAAGCCACTCCTACTTTTAATTGATGCCCATCACACCACAATCTAAGTAGGCCACTTTTAGACAAACAATCCATATTCCATCTTTGATTTGTATATACACTCTTCCCTTGATTATAACCACCAATACCACACAGATTTATAACATCACTACACCCAGATAGTCTACATAATGGAATCCCATCTTTAACTGCAACAAAATCAATAAGTCTATACCCACTATCATGCAAGCCATCTTTCAAAGTACATGGTAATATAATTATCTGATCAAATAACTCTATATCTTCATCCCAATTTCTACCCGGTAGGTTTCTAAATTCCTTAATAGTCATTTCATTTATATCTTTAACTTTTGTCATTTTTTTACCCGCTCCTTCCAAGCGTAATTTTTCTTTACGCAATTATCAATTGATGTTTGTATATTTTTTACTCCTTGACCTTTAGGATGACAACAATCTCCGAAGTATTCATCTAAATATTTACATCCCTTACAGTTAGTTTCTTTTTTAACTTTACTCACCTTTACGCCTCCACTAACTCAAAATCTTCGCTTGCATCAGATTCTCCAGTTGTACAAGAAAAACATAACCCGGCTCCTCCATATTTCCATACCTTTTCATCACAATTCATACACTTACGATTATCTTTCTGCGCTTTCTTTAGTTCTTTTAAACTAGTTTTATCCCCCATTGCTATTAACTCTTCTGGAGTTACATATTTTCCGTAATTATTCATTATTTTAGTCCCAAGTCCTATGTGCCTCAGCAATATGCTCATAACCATCATATTCTTCTATTTGATATTCTATATTATCTGGAATCTCCACTATCTTTAATTCAGCACAGCCTCCGTTTGCTTTTTTCTTTAATTTTTTAACAACCTTTATAAGAATAGGGTCATCCCTATCAATGTCTCTTTCATGAAAATACCATTCATTTAACTCTTTATAATTACGTCCTTCTTTTTTTATCTTTTTCTCTAAATTGTAATATTTTTTAGGGGGAACTGTAAAATAATGAACACCTAGCCCCATAATACTTTTTTTAAGAAGTTCTTTTACTGTCCTAACTTTATATATTTTTTTTGAAAATTCATCTAAACCTACATACAACTTTATCCCTTTCAGCTTAGCATATAACATAATAGCTTCATGGCTTAACCCAAACCCTCCATAGCATGCATTTATTACTACTTCTTTACTCATAACTCCTCCTTATTCTCTGCTACTGGCATTGTACCTTTAAATATTTTTGACCTTACTTTTGTAATTCTTACTACTTCTGCTTCAACGTCTTTCATTTGATTAATATCAAGTTTATAAAATAATTTTATAATCTTATCTTTCGCCGCTTTGAACTGTGTGTCTTTTACCATTTTTCCTCCTTAATTCCATGCTTCTACAAATCCTTTTCTAAAAACTATTTCTATAAAACGCTTTGTATCTAAATTTTCTTCGTATCTTGTTATTGTATCTTCTAAAATTAGAAGAGCTCTAATCACTTTTTTAGGACTCTTACAATTTTTATAAACCATCGGCCAGCAATGTTTACAGTTTCCGCTACAGGTATCCCATTTTTTCAACGATTCGTGCTTTTTTATTTTTACAGTCATTGAAATCGACCTCCCCTAAAATATTTTAATTATAAAACAAATTCCTCCTTTTTATTGGTAAATTGGCCTCTGGGGCACTTTAATTCATAAATATATAGAATCATATACTTTGACGCAGAGAGCTCACCAGGGGTGACCTGGGAATCACTGAGAGGTACTCTATAATCACCTTGCATCAGCTTTTGTCTCCTTCTTAATATCTTTAACCTTTAAATCAAAATCAGCAAACAAATATAAAAATTGCTCATATGCGTCTTTCTCGTCAAAAGCATTAATTTTTACATCTCCTAAATCTGTTTCAAAAACATATTCATTTGTATCAATAGTTTTATGCATATTTAAAAATCCATTACTTCGACAAAACTTCTAGTATTATCTTCCTTAAGTTCCTTATTATTAGCATTAACCAATAATCTTTCCTCATATTTAACATCACATGCTTTATAAAGCTTCTTTCTATCAATTATACCCTCATCTATCTTTTCTCCCATCTTTTTTTCATCTACTGTTGTTTTAACCTTTGTAACCTCTTCGTATAAATCATTACCAAGCACTTTCTGTAACGTAGCAAAATCCCATGTAAATTTAGGAACTGCAGACCTAATAACATTATAATCTCCAACTTCTAATCTAGCACTTCTTGTTTTATCTGGAAAAGTCTTAGTAATTTCTTTTAATAAAACACCCCTTAATGAATTTTTTTTCTCTTTTGTTCTTTTTTCTTCTTCTCTCAATTCATTCCATTCTTTAACCAATTCTTTCATTTTTGCTGTTGCCATTTTGTTTCCTCCTTTTTTATTTTAAACGTTTATAAATATTGACCACATTTTTCTTCAATCGTCGTTACAATTATTTCTATAAGATTATTTTGCATGCTTCTAGTCCTATCTCCAGCCTCGCTTTTAGCATGAACATATTCTTCAACAAGAACCTTTATCACCTCCTTCTTACCTTTAAGAAATAAATCTGGAGAAAGAAAAATAGCCCCATCTTGAACTTCTCCTAAAACATGTTTATCAAGAATAGCTACTTTAATTGGAAAATCATTTTCTATATTAACAAAATAATAAGATTGTTTCAAAAAATTAGTTGCTTCTTCCAATAAGTCTTTTGCTCTTTGAGTTATTGGGACCTCTACTATTTTTGTATTATGTTCTAACATTCCTTTAATTAATAATTTATCACCAAAAGCCTTATGCAACTCAAGGCACAATTTATGAGGTAGAATTATATGATAATTAGATAAATCATCAGCAAAATATCCTCCATACTCCTGCGGGACTATAACTTTGTTTTCTAAGCACTCAAGCCATGTACTACTCATTGGAGTGTGACTAGAAAAACCCCAATCCATTTTAAATTCTAAACTTTCAGGATTGTTAATTAAACTCGCAATCATCTCTCTAGTAGCATGATTTTTCCAAAAATCAACCATTTCCCATTTTATATTAAAATCCGATGCCTCTCTTGCTTCATTTATCTCTAAATTATAAAAATCATAATCATATAAAGAGCTTCCAAGATCAAAAACCCGAACACCTCTTCTATAAACCACCATTTCTTTATCTATTCTAGAATAAAGTTTATTTTTTCCAACAAAATATAATGGATTTCTTTTAGTTGAAAAATATTTATCTTGATTAGAAAAAATATCTCTTATGCTATCTCTTAACCCAATATAAACCTTTGTTTTGTTTTTCATTCCAGTAAGGGTTCTAGCTATATCTAATGATTCGCCGCCCTCGTCTATAGCATTACAATAAAATTCTCTAAATATAAACCAAGGCTTCCAATCTCTACCCATTTGAGTAGTAATACTTGTAGGTGCGCCATTAACACAAATAACACTAAAATTATGCCCTCTCATTTTTGTTTTTCTAAGAGAAATTTTTATTTCTTTCTCTCCTTGAAATATCTTTATAGGAATATTCATACGAAGTGCTGTAGCCAACGCATATTTAATACCACTACCAAAATACCCTATCTTTGACCCATCTTTTGTAGTAGCACCCATTAATCTAAGAGCATTTGTATCAATTTCTCCATTATTTTGAATTTCACAATAAATCATATTATCATTTTTTACTTTTTCTTTTTCAATAGTTTTCATATTTTTTCCTTTAATTAGCTGGTGAGGGGAAAGATAGAATTAATCCCCTCCACCAGTCTAATATCTAACCATTAACGATCTCTTAATACCAATGGTGTTCCTTGCTTCAATAAAGATGCTAAAATTGGAACAATCTTATCGCCTGAAAGTTCAACAATAGCAGGATTTAACTCTTGCCTTGTTGCATTGATTGTTGCAGAAGATAGCTTTCTTTTTTCATACCGATGTCTCCATATAAAAGATTCAACTGCTTTAGCAGATCTTTTTAATCTCCTGCCAATCCAGCCAACACTTTTTTTACTCATTAAAGAATTTTCAATAAAAACAATTTCTTGTGGAGTATAAAGTTGACGGGTTCTCTTTTTTCTACGACCGGCATGTTTATGCGGAATATCTCTTAAATATAATGGCTGATCCATTCGCTTTAAACCCATTTTATGTCTTCTAATAGCTACTGAATTTTTACTTGCCCCAAGTTCAGCACCTATTTTTCTGTCTGACATTCCAAGATTATATAATTCCTTAAGACGTGCTTCAGCCTCTAGTGTCCATCTCATATTCATTTCATTTCACCTCCTATTTTTTTATAATTCAACTTGATTAGGTTTAACAAAATATGCTATTATAATATCTCGTTTTCCAAATTTAATAGCATCTTTGTAACTGCGCATCCAAATATCGACTCGTTTAGTGTATCTTCTGTTCATTCTATCTCTTACAATATATGGTTTACTTCCATGCCCCTTTATCCATACTTTAGTTCCAAATGGTAAAAAATTACAAGCAATTACTCCCTCTTTACATTTATATCCACTAGCTGTTATCCATGGGGTGCTATCTGTTTGATTTTCTAATGAGTTATATGCAGTCGCTACAACTGATTCAACCACCTTAACCGGATTTTCTCTAAGAGGCATCTGAGGTTGAGCTTTTGTATCTTTAACAGATGAAAATAGCATAAACATTAAGATAAGTGATCCAACCACAAAAAATGATCTAGAAACTAATTTTCGTCTATAATAACGTAATTTAAGCTTGTTTTTTAGACTTATCATAATAATGACTCCTTTTTGACTTCTTTTTTATAAAAAACTTTGTTACACTTTGTGCACTTAACGTTAATAGTATAAGAAGTATACCCACGAAAATTACAGGTCTCGCATCCTTCTGCACTATAAAGATCTTCTAATTCAACATCTAATTTTTCATTACAAAAAGGACAAAACAAATTAGAGTCTGTTTTTTCAATCATATCAACACCATTTTCATAATATTTTTTAGTTTTTTTTGTCATTTTATCTTTCTCCTTTTACTTCTTTTACAAATATAAAAGTACTTGATAATAATAACCATAGCCTAGAATAATGTTTTAATGTCAATTTAGTCATATTTTTATTACTCCTAATTTTTCTTTAAGATATTTTATCCGGTGTAAATAATGATCTATTTCATTTTGATTATCAAACACTTGTGTTTCATTTTTAGCGATTCCTTTTTTAGCTCTATTGAGCCCATCAATGCTTCTTTTTAAATCTAATGTCAATATATCTCTATCTATTTTTACTTCTTTATTAACCATTACGCATTGCCTCTTTGTAATAATATCCATAAACACATCTCGTTCCGTCTCGTGAACAATCAAAGGTATCATTAATCATTCCATCAATAACAGCAACCAAATGCTTTGATACTCTAGCGATTATATTTCCAGCAGGTAGTTCTTCTTTTTTCAAATGTATCGTACAACCGCTTCCAATTGTCACACATGCTTTCCAACTCCAACCTAAATTTTTAAGATATGTATCATATATCTTTCTAGAAACCCCGGTTCTTGAATGAGATCCTCTTATTCGTTTTGTCTGCCTACAACTTTTTATAAGAATGTTCAAATCATCATATACTTTTTGATAAGGCAATTCACAAGCAATAGCAATAGACCTGCAAACGCAATCTCCTGTATCCCCTTGCCACCCTGCTTCTCTTCTGCCCCCGTCATTATAATTAAACATTTATTTTCCCTCCTTAAAAAGAAAAAGGCCCGCACACGGGGTCGATTCGTGTAACGGGCCAGATAAAAAACAAGGATGTATCCTTGGTAAGATATACCCTAGCCTGTCTATTTTGTCTCTATTTAATTTTTTGGTTCGACCCTTCATTAATCTCGACCTCTCTTATGTTAACATTATAACACGATACTCTGCAGATGTACACTGTTATTTTACCTCTATGACCTTTCTGCTTCCATCTAGATCTTCTAAGACGATAGAATTGATATTTAGCTTATGAGTTTTAATCATATCTAAAATTTCACTAATAGTTCCTACTGGTGAACCTGGAATCCCTGATTGCTTGTACTCCTTCATTTCATCAGGGGTATCCTTTTTGCCGTAACTGACTCTTTTAAATTCTAATTGTCTCATTTTGACCTCCTATTTATTTTTTGCCAACAACTCATACAAATACCGTTAATACTGAATTCCGTAGTCTCTATTTTATTTTTACATTTTTTACACTTCATTTCGACCTCCATTCCATAAAATAACCTTGGACGTCTTTCCACTTACCGAAAGCTAAGGGTTCTTTGAAGTCGTTTTCTTTTCCATGGACCTCTGCTTTTCCTGAATGTCCTGATTTAGGTGTTATCGTAAACAACACATCCCCTGTCTTAATATCACAAATTCTAAAATCATCGTATAGTGGACCTTTACAGGGACAGTTGTTTTTAAAGAATACATAATTATTATCTAAATCAATTCTAGAGCTTCTAGCAATTGATTTCAATTTAGCCGTTAGTTTTTTAGTTTTATTAACTAATGAACTATCTTTACAAAACCAATCATACCATCCGGCCTCACATTGAACTTTAACATTAGCACTATCAAATTTTCCTTCATCAAAAGCGTTTAAATATTCTCTAACTGACCTTTCTTTATTTTTCATCATTTATGCCCCCTCTTCTTGCACATCAAACTCATCTATTCTATATTCATCTAAATCTGATTTTTTAGCTATTGCTTCTGCCATCTCCCTAGTATTTCCAACCCCAGCACAACCAACTGACTTTAAAACATTCATTCGCCCTACTACTACATATACTTTCATTTTACTTCGACCTCCTTTATTAATCATGATGTCATTATAACATAGTACAACTGAAATGTACACATCTGGGCCGAAATAGACGCGATTGGGCCGAACGCGTAATATTAGATGCCCGGAGACAAAAAAAAAGACACCCACTACAGGTGTCTTAAGGCTTATTAATACATATATACTGCTAATAAGCAGTAGCTAATAAGCAGCTATTAATATACATATATATATATTATAGCTATAGTTATTTAATTCTTATTTAAATTAATAATATATAAGATAAATTATTATCTATCTATATTATCTATACTTCTCATTATATATTTAATATTAGCTATATAAGGTTTAAAAGGAGGAACTCCTTTATAAATATAAGCTAAATCTTCTATTCTTTTTGTTTTTCTATACTTTTTATAATATTTACTTATTGCAATCAATTCATTTGTCTTATAAATATTTTGATAAATTGATTTAAAGCTAGTTATTTTATCTCTATAAATTCCATAACCAGTTAAATTTTTTGACCATTTTGGGTATCTTCTACCAAAAGTACTTTCTACTCCTGAAATTGCTACATAAAGTCTATAATCAAGATTAAACTTATCAGCACAATAAACCATTTCTTGTTCATGTCCAATAAGAGGACTATCAGAATATTTTTGAGTTAAAAATTTCTTAATTTTTATTGGACGAATATCTGAATTTAAACTTAATCCTTTACAAGAAATAAAAAGCAATATAATAATTAAACAAAAAAGGATATATTTACTTATCTTCATTTTGTTGTTTTACTTCAATTTCTTCTTCTTTTGCATCATCTAATATTTCAATGACTTGTCCAAGAATAATAGGAGTAAATTGTTGATCTTCCGTTACGACATCTTTAATTTTTTTAAAATCTGCTTTATCTAAAGAAACAGAATCTTTTTTATAAAAACTTCTGGCTAATTCTAAAACTTTTAATGAATCTCCACCAAAAATTTTTCCTTTATACCCTTGAAGCATAAAAGCTATGACTCTTCCTACGGTTGCTTTATTTTCCGAGTTCCCGTCAAAACTAATCGGTCTATCATCTAAATCAAGTAACACTTTTTTTGTATCAATTTTTTTCATCTTTTCTCTCCTTTTCTTTTAAGCTTTTTAGTTATTTGATCTACTAAGTTCTGTCCATCCAAAAGTTATTGGAGAATCAAATGCATCAGCATATATTAAAGTTAATGTATCTCCAGCGCCTAAAACTACATCAACTCCGCCTGCCAAATTAACACCTGAACCAACGGAATTATCCTTAATAGTCACAGTGTCAGTATCATCAGAACCACAAATAACTAATATTTGTCCTCTTTTTGCATTTGTTACTGAAATAGCTAAAACACCGTTACCAAGCGTAACTGGCCCACCACCACTAGTCCCTTTAACACGAATATAAGACATATCAAGAGGAAGAGTATCTCCTGTATTTACTTCAGTACAATACCATTCGGCACCTAAAGACATGGCATATGTAAAATTAGTAGTAAGATTATCTATAGCGACCATTTCTTTTACAGTACCAGCTGTCTCTGTAACCCCTACAGTAGGAGCTGTTCTAAAAATAATATCTGTTGCTACATCGGCATTTCCAGTATAACCGCCACCAAAATATAATAAATTTTGAGTTGCATTTGTGTCTCCTCTAAAAATACAAAATGGTTGATTTGAAGTGCTATAAGATTGTGTAGTAATTAACCCTGTACGATATGGAGTTGGCGCCGTAATAATATCAGATTCTAATAAAATATGATGCATATAAGCAGGAGAAGTAGAAAGTTGAATGCGTAATGCTGCAGCAGTAACACCTGAATGAGAAAAAGTAACCCCATGATCAATATATAAACCATCAGCACTTTTAGCAGCAGCCCCAGAAGTTAATGATGTAGTAAGACCAATACCATAAGTATCAACTAAAAAAGTACCAGTAACATTTGCGTCTAATGCATATTTTGCAGCTAAACTTGTTACATAATGCCCATATGCTTCAGTTTGAGTATAAGTAGCATAACCAGTTCCACCAGTAGCACTGTTATGAAAAATACCAGCAACGCCGGTAGCACTATCAGTTTCAGCGTATAAAGCACCTGCGCTTGTACTAAGTGAAATAGGAACAAAAGGACCACCATTTTTAACCCAAACTCCATATACACTTGATCCCCCTGATGCACTATCATCAATTTGCATTCCTCCACCAACTTGGCTTCCAACATCAAAAACATATGCAGTAGAAGCCACCGCATTTACTCCTACATTAAAAAGATTAGTAAATGTTCCAGAAAATTGAAAAGCATAGTCCCAAGTTCCACTTAACCATATCGCAGTTCTAGTAACAGTAGCGGCAACATCATTATTAGCGATAGAAAGACCTCTAACTTGTTGAGTAAAGCCATCTCTTAAATTTAAGTTTATAGAAACGCCCTGTAAATAAGAAACCCCTAAAAGCCCAGTGGTACTATCATCTAAACTCAAGACAATTCCATATAATGAAGAATCATCTAAGGTTTGTTCTGCAGCTATATTAATTCCTCTTATAGTTGCAATCCCTGCACTAAGATCTAAATCTAATCCATACTTCCAAGCACCTTCACCGCTAAAACAGGAGGTGGCAGGGTAAGTAGAGTTAGTGTTATGGCAATAAATTCCTAGAGAGTGATTTTGTAAATTTAAATCATAATCATCCATATCAACTTCAACTTCTAATCCTGTTAAATAATGAAAAGCTGTAGTTGGGTTTTTAACATAAAATTTTGATCCTAAAAGAGTTCCACCACCAGCAACTATGCCATTTCCCATTACATCAAATAAATATCCTTGAACAGCCGTAGAAGTACTTGTTGTAAAAAATTCAGTTTCCCCCGTTGTTTGCATTAACATTGTTTGTGTTGTAGTAGATGTAGGCCCATAAAAATATTCAAGAGCCAATTGTTGACCATTTACAATAGTATCTTTAAATAAATACCATCCAAATAAAAGTGCAGATGACCCTCCATCTGCTATTAATTTAAGACCACTATTATAATTTAATCCACCATCAGCAAGTAAATAACAATCTTTTCTACTCGATGCCCCAACTATGTAATTAATATCATAAGGAGCAACAAATTTCATATAATCATAGGTTGTGCCAAGCCAATCAGCATCCCAGCTAAGAGTAGCATTGTTTGTTCCTGGATACCCTTGATTAAAAGTAATAAATGTTGTATCTGCATCAGTATCAGTCCCTAAAATAAGTCCTGGTTTTATCCATAAATCTAATCCATTCGTATCTATAGTTGTAGCTACAGCTAGTGTTCCCCCTAGAGAAACGACACCGGCAGTTTCAGTTAAACCATTAGTAAAAGTCATAGAACTAAGATCAATAACAGTTTCACCTATATATTGATACCCAGTTATCCAAAAACTTGTTGCTGTTGGAGGGGTATCTTGAAATATTAAAACTCCTGTTTTTTCATCAAAAAACCAATCACTAGTATCAGAAGAAGGAATTTCATTAGCTGGAACAGCAGCATTATTTTTATATAAACGAACTGAATAGGTAACACCATATTTAGAAGGAATCCAATTTACCATTCTAGTAGGAAATGTCGGGGCAACTCCAGGATAAGGAGTACAGGCAATCCAGCCTTTACTATCTGCAACACTAGGATCTTCTGTCAATCTAATAGCGCCCGCTATATCATATTCAGTAGCAAGACCAGCCGCAACAGCTGCGGCAGGGTCATTATCAGGAAGAGTTTCTGCAAAAATATCTCCTCCATCAATAAGAAATCCACCACCTAAAGCTTCTTCATAATAAGCTTTGGTTGTAGTAGATGTATCAGCCTTTCCCTTAGCTTTCTTAAATACAACGTCTAATTTTGTGTTATCGTTTAAAGACATTTGTTCACCACCCTATCTCTGTTAAATTTGTTAAAAGAGGAACTGTATTATTTAATAACGTTATTCTTATAATATACATATACCCAGAGGCCGCGGTACTAAATCCTCCTGCCGTCCATCCAAACTCATCATCGCTTTCAGAAATTCTACAACCATCACCATCTATACCTGTAAAAGTACCAGCATTATATGCTGTACCTAAATCAAGCCACCCAGTTTGTGTTGGTAGTTTAATTTCAACTTTCGCTTTTGGAGAACCAGTAGTATCAAAAGTTGATAATGTCCATCCAATTAATTCTAATAATCCACTCAAATGTGGAGTCCCTGAATCATACATTGCTCTTATATAATACTGACTTCCAGAGAATCCAGAATAATCTGCTGTTTGTGCTGGCAAATATCCTACAGTATGATCAAGTCTAGGATAATAAAGACCATTATTATAACATTGAGCCTCTCCATCATCTAATGCTGTTGATTCTGTCCATACTCCCGCTATAATTCCAGGAATAAGATCAAACGCATCAACGCCTGAAGTATTATCTCCTTGAGTATTAAAATAACTCAATCGTCTATATTCATCTGTAAAATATTCAGTAAGAGCTGTTGCTCTAGTAGTTGAATATGTATTAACTAATCTATTTTCAGAGGCAGATTGAACTGTGGCCCCACTTCCAAAAGGATCTCTTCCTTGACAACTTGCTCTTGCATTTATGGAATATATATTAGCAAGATTAAGTAATATAAGCGCAGAATAATCAAAAGTATCTGCAACGTTAGGAGGGCTTCCATAGCCAGAAGAACTAGGATCTCCAACTGAAATAGTTCTATCTACAATTCCAATCGTCGATAATGTTAACAACATAGGGGTTGCGTGATAAGTATTAGCAAAAGGATTAGTTAAACCTGCTCCAATAGTAAATGCATCGTTAGTAGTATAATATACCAACCCTGATAAATGTCTAGCAGCAGAGAAAATTGTTTGAACTACAGTTGGTATAGCCGAAGTAGGGCTAGTTGCTGCAGTATCATAAAAGAATTTTCTTATCGTAGTTGTTTCATCCACAATAACTCCTCCCATGTTTGTATGTTTTACATAAACTTGATTTTCTCCAGCAGCAAAATCTGTAGAATCAATATTAATAGTAGCATTTCCTTTTTGCCAACCAGCATAGTCATTATATTTACCCACAGATGTAATAGTTATATATCCGCCAGGAGTTGTGTAAGGTAAACCAGATCCGCCAGCATATGTAGCGCCTTGATCACTTGTTCTAAAGGTTTCATCAAAGGCAGTTTCTAAATCAAACGTTTCAACCATCGTAACCGCACCGGTTCCACCTTTATAAATCCAAACCTCTAAATCACCTTTATCTGCATAATTAAAAGTTGTTGCTTGTGTTGCTATAGAAGGAACTCTTCCATTAAAAGTTGCATCTTCTATTAAAGTATCGTGAGATGTTCCTGCGACTAAACTAATAAAATTATTTGGACCTCCTGTAGACATATAGCCAGAAACAATTGTTGTATTATAATATTCGATATCTATTCCATCTAAGGTTAAAGCATTATCAGGGAGCAAATAATCAATTAATTGAGCTAATTCATCAATGGCTGCTTTATGATCTGTTGCTGTTAAACCAGAAACAGTATTATTATAATCAATTAATCCTGGAAAATAAGATTTACCATCAGATTTAATTTCTACAATAGTTGCTGCATTTAATGTTATTGCCAACGGGTCTTTTCCGACGGCAGTACGAAGAACCATTGCTCCATTAATAGCATCAACATCAAAAGTATCGCTTGTTCCGTCAGTAGTATGAATGCCTTCTAAATCTAACCATGCGTACGGGGAAGAAGCGACTGTACTTCCAACAGAAACATAAGATTTTCCATAATCATCTGTTACTACTTTAGCATAAATATTAGAATCATTATTTTGAGTTAAAAATTGAACACCAGAACCTAAAGGAACAGCAGGGTTATTAATAGCCGCAAAAGATGTAATACCAAAATAAGTTGCAAAATTAACAACAACTTCATTTTTTAAATAAGAATAAGCAATTACATTTAACGAATCTCCCGTATCATTACCTATATTAGTAATTCCGTTTAAATCTGCTTGATTATTTACTGTAAGAAAATCGAAGGTTCCGTTTGTTGCATTAATAGTCCCTACAGTATAAGTTCCAGTTATTTCTAAATCTCCATCAATATATACATCTTGATTAAATTCAAATCTATTATCACCTGTACTGTAAGTTAATAAGTAAGTACTTGAGGTATCAAAAGCTATTTTTCCTTCAAGCGTAATAAGAGGACCATAAAATTTAAAATCATGTTCAAAGTTATTACTAGAATTTTTAATAATTTCTAATACTTCATCCCCATAATTTTCAATATAAAATATATTTCCACCATCTGTTGCAACAGTAGGATAAAAATTAGGAGCTTTTAACCCATCAATATTAAAAATATATGGACTGGTATCAAAAGCTGTTCCATTGCCGACAGTAAAAAGGCAATCGTCTTCATTTAAACTAGCCTCTGCTGTTAATAGCCCAGGAATTATATATATACCTCTCAAAGGATCTCGATCTTCTGGTTTATAACCAGTTGCAGACGCTCCGAAGTCTAATTGAAAACTATCAAAATATACTACTTCATTTGCATGCCCCATACTAAATGGCAGATCACCTGCTCCTGTTGCAAACGCAATATCAGAATCATCAGCAACAAAAAATGCATCAACTTCATATCTTACATATTCAGTAGTTAAAACAAAAGTTTGTACCTGTTCAATAGTAGGGAAAACACCAAAAACATCCCAGGTCTTTGTAACAAAATTCCAAATATTTCCAGAAGAATCAAATATAATAGAAACAGCAGTTTCTCCACCAACCTCACCTTTTGCATAAAAAGAATAATTAAAATTAAAATATGGAGCTAATTCTACTTCTTGATTCATAACAGCAAGTGAACCAAGGGCATCAACTGTTATTTTAGTAGCATTATCACCATCATAAGCATCTGCTGTAGGCTCAAATGTCGATGTTCCTCCAAAAGGAATTTCAAAATCCCAACCCGTTATTGCATAAGGTCCTGTAGTAAAAGTTTCAAGAGAATAGTTTACAAACCTATTTGAATAGATATATCCTAAAGTAAAATCAGTAACCTCATTTCCTATTTCTGTTTGAAAAGCGTCCAAATAAGCAGTAGTATTCGCTTGTCCAGTCATTCCTGGCGGAAAATCTCCACGAATAAAATAAAATGCATAAAAATTTGCTGAAGGATGAGTCTTAAAAGAAGCAGGATAATTTTGATATGCATTAGTTAAGGTATCAATTTTTATTTGCCCTGCAGTAATACCTCCCGCCCATTCCTCCCAAAGCCCTGTAGTCCAATCATAAAGTCCTTGTGGTTCTCCTCCCCCACTTTCAGTAGCTACCAACATAATACCAACTTTTTCTCCGCCAACATCTCCTTTACCATAATATGATAATGTGTGGTCTTGTCCCCCAAGAGTAACAAAATATGTTCCAAATAACATTAATTGGCCATTAGCTCCTACATCAAATTTAACAGCAGTTGCTCCTTCATATGCATTAATAGGGGAAGCTCCTTCTAAAGAAGTATAAGATTCATCCGTATTGAATACAGCCATAGGAATAGTCATCGGAATCCAAAAATAAGGTTTATAATTAAAAAATCTTTCAAATGAAGTATTATGAAACAAATTAGGTGCACCACTTTCAATGTAAGGGGTTGCAACAATTCCTTCTTCTAATTGTACAGCGTCAATCAATGCAGATTTATTAGACGAACCACTAAAAATACCTATTCTAACATCTATATCTGTTTGTGTTACATCCGTTGTAAATGTTGGAGTAGTATATCGATTCCAAACCCCTCCTGCAACAATAAGAAAATTATAACTACGAGATATAATTCCTGGGTCATCATCATCTTTCCAAGTATTATCTCCCCAATCATAAACTTGAGCAGTATCTCCCATTTCATCATAATAAAGTCTAATCTTTATATTTGCATCAGTATCTGTTGTATACCCGTAAAAAGAAAATATATGAGCTGTATTTGAATTACAAGAAATCATTTGAACGAGATCTTCATCTACTTCTGTATAAAGTTCAGCTGAATAACTTCCATGATATGCAATAGGATTCGGTCTCGGATATATCTCATATCCTTCATAAGTTTCCCAGTTATTAAATACATAACTTTCAGTTGTATAAGCTTCTAAAGAAGGATTAAATAATTGATTACAATTATATCCCAATTGATCTCTTGGAATAAGTATACCACCATTAATATTATTTAAAAACCCATCTCTAGTAAATGTATTATAATAAGGAAAAGAAGAAGTACTGTCTTTTAAAACAAGACTATTAGCATCAACAGTATTATCAACAATTATATTTGTTGGGTCAATAGCTCCTATAACAGTTAATTTTCCCCCAATATAAGTATCACCTGTTGTTGCATTAACAGAAAAATTAGCAACACTCCCCGCGTCTCTTAATTCTAAGTTATCACCTAAGTTATGTTGATATACGGTTGTTGCAGTTCTATCCCAAAGATTTTCTGCAGAATTATATTCTGACCAGTCTCCATCTACAAGAGGGTCATGAAAACCTGTGTTTAATTGATATGTTTTTCCATCACTTATAACATATACCAACATACCAACAGAACATCTATCATTAGCGATAGCATTCCTCTCTGTTGTATCAGCTACAACACGGAATCCACCTTTCCCATATATAGCATTATGAGTTGGGTTTGTATCTGCCGAATCAAAAGGTGTAATCGGCGATAAAACATTTGTTCCGAGTAATCTTACCATCTATTCTCCCCTCCTAGGATACGATCTGCCATGTTATAGCACTATCGCTTGTTGCGTTATTTGTATAAATTACTATGTACGTCGCGGTCGCCCCTGACGCATTAGTAAATGACATAGTTGTTTCAGTATAATCTGTGAAATCTAATCCACCAATTTTTGTTTGAGTTGGACTCCCCCATGTTTGAGGATAAATGTAAAATAAATTATTTGGAGGACCGCCATCAGGAGTTACAATCGAAGCATCAAAGGCCTTACTAGCTACTCTAGAAGTACCAAATTCTGAAGAAAAATTAGCTAAAATTTCTGCATTAGTAGGTAAATTAGTTCCTCCCGTTACAGGCCAAACTCCCCAATATCTTTTCCATCTAAAAGGAATTGTTGTTGTTGCAGAATCTGCATAAGAATCATCACCAACAGTATTTAATGTATATGTATAAGTTGTGGCACTAACAGGGCTCAAAGCAGGTGCAATCGTTCCTGCATAAGTTCTTACCGTTCCCGGTGTTACTGTTACTGGGGTGCCAACTAAGTTAGTTCCAGAAATTATTTGAGAAGCATTAGTTTCACCATCTCTTAACATGACCCAATTAAATGTTGTAGAAGCAACTGATGAGCCAACTTCATGAGTTCCAGATTGTGTATTAGTAAATGATGAAATTTCATCATTTGCAACGATTAAAGATTCAGGAATTCCTGTTACTTTTCCTATTGTAGTCACCCCACTCCTTTTACAAATATCTCCTATAGATATTGTCCCATCAAAAGATAAACCATCTCCAACAGTATCATCAACATATTTTTTATCAACAATTTCTGTATCGGTTGTAAATGTTGGATGTAAATTATAAGATGCAATTCCAGTTGAACCGCTAACTATAAATCTAGCGGTATCTGTTCCATCGCGAACTTCTAAAGTATCTCCTAAATTATATTGATATATAGTTGTTCCAGATCTTTTCCATAAATCAGAGTCAGCTAATTCGCTCCATACTCCGTTCTCTCTAAATTTAAATTTTGTTGAAGCTGAATCATAATATATTTGACCATCTTGTGGCGGAGAAGGTTCGACTGCTGCATTTAATTGTAAATAAGCATCTGATTCTATTCCTCCACTACTTCCAAAAAGAGATGCAGTTATATTTCCAGCCCCATCTCTAACGAATAAATTAAAACTTAAAGTTAAAGGGGCTAAACCTCCCGCAACAGTCGTCCATAATGAAGAAGACCCTAATGTTTCCCACGAATCATCTTCTCTAAACTTAAATTCTTTTGCAATAGAATCATAATAAAATTGACCATTAGAAACGCTCGTTGGAACGCTTCCCGGTGTTAATCCTATATAAGTAGGAGATAATAATGCTCCTGTTAATGTTAAGTTTCCTGTTAATGAAGAATCACCTACGATAGTTGCAGCGCCCGTTGAAATTGTTCCTGTAATAACAGTATTTCCAGTAGAAGCATCAACGCCAAACGTTTCTACACCACCACTAGTTCTAACAGATAAATCATCTCCTGGATTTATAGGAAATAATGTTTGAGATGCTCTACTCCAATAAGCGCCTGTCCCTGGGCCTAATTTCGATAAATCTGAGTATTGAAAATCCGTCTCTTCTTGACAAGTTGTATTTAAGTGGATAGTAAAGCCATATCCTGGGCTTACTTCTATCCACTGAATAGATCCAGCACCCATTTGGGCTCCAGGATCTTCTTGAAAATCTATTGTTATTTGACTTGCTACTGTTACTGAAGCATCAGCAACGTAATAATCTACACATCCTCTTGGGAATATAGGCATTATTATCTACCCTCCTTTATTATTCTCCAGCAGCTTCTAAAAAAATATTAGCAGTGTTTCCACTAGCATTAGAAATATGTAGAGAAGTGATAGTTCCACCTTGAATTAAAAATTTTTCTTTAAAAGGTATTGCCGGGGTCCCTGTTCCATTTAATTTTATTGATACATCTTGATCCGATGTAATAAATATATCTTCAACAGTAGTCATATCATTAATCTCTAACTCTTTATCGGCAGTTCCATCAATAATTGCAAATCCTTGAGTTGAAAATTTTGATCTAGTTGTTGTATCATTAGTAGTTTTAGTCACATAAACATCTGCAGTCGTTGCATTCGTAATCGTTGATGTTAAATTTTGTGCAATACTAACTTGAGTTGTAGCCATTTTTTGTTCCTCCTTAATAATTTACTGTTTCATTATGAATTTCTTTCATGTGAATTCTATATGCAGGTAATGGTAAATAAAGATAACAATGTGGACATCTTATCCACCAACCTTCATACTCTATATATTGTTTATATATTTTGTTTTGTTGATTCTCTAATGTCATCTAAATAACTCCACACTGATTGTATTTCATTATTTTTTGCATAAATTTTAAGCAAGTCTTTTATAGATTGTTCAAAAACAATTTGAAAATGAGGTCTATCTGGAAAATTACTCCAACGACCTCCCCATTCAAACCCATGTTTTTCTCCTAATTCTCCCAATTGATTCCACTTATCACTACTCCAAGTCCATCCGTGTTCTTCCTTAAAAACTACATCAATAGCTAAACCATAATTATGAAAAGAAAGTCCTGGTTTAGCATTAGTAACTATTTTTCCAGAAGTTGTTCTCCCTTTTGCATATAAATCAGCTTGTTCTTCCATAGTTCTTAACCCACAAAATATATAAGCATTTAATAAATTTGCTTCATTTAAAAAAGCATATACTTGGTCTTTAATTCCAGGATAGAGTTTTTCAACCTTTGAATCTTCTACCCTTTTAGGAATTTCTACTTTTAAAATAACTTCTTGTGCTATATATCTTTTTTTATTTATAAATATAGCAAGTAACTTTTCAAGTACTTCCTTAATAAAATTAAGCATTATTTTCGTCCAGTTTTTTCTTTTATTTTTCTTGTCAGCCAATTATCATAAGATCCATCTAAAAATACTCCACCTAAAATACTTAATAATATTGTAGAAATATATATGGAAAATGCTGTATAAAATTGACTACTTTTAGCCAAAAAAGGCAATATTGATAATACAATAATAATTATGAAGGTTGCAGAAAGTTTTTGAACAGTATGATTAGGATATTTTTTTAACACCCAATTATTTAATATTCCTCCAGCAAATATACAAAATAATACCAATGAAATCCAGTCTCCTAATGAAAGTTGTAACATTTAATTGTCACCTCCGAGTTTTGCTTTAACATAAGTGATTAATTCAGTTATCTTATTGCTCAACTTAGTCACAACTGCCTCTAATCTTATAAGAATATATAATGTGATAACTATAGGGAATCCTACATCCCTTATTAACTGTACCCAATCTACCATTGCTTGTCTCCTTTTTTTATAATGTATATAAATTTATATTTCTTGTATTTCTAACCAAACATCAATTGTTCTACCGGCACCAGGCGACCAAGCACTTGCGCTAATCCTTGTTCCAGCATTAAAGATAAAATCTGTTGCATCACCAGAACCAGTAGCTTTATTCTTTTTAGACGCAAAAATTGTGTCAGCAAAGAATGTTGAACCGCTATCGGCAGAAAATCTTACTAAAGTATTTTCATCAGCGCTTGGTTGTAATGTATAAGATATAACCTTAAAAGGTTTAGTCGCGGTAACTGCAGCTCTAATTTCTGTATCTAACCCCCAAGCCCCATTTCCAGCGTTTATCGATACGCCAGTTAAGTCTGCTGGATATGTTACAATGGGAAACTCTCCTTTAATGCCAGAAAATATATGATCGCCAATTTCATCATCAACATTTAATGTATTCTGATAGAATAAAACATTTTCAAAACTTAATGCGGTCCCTGCGTCAAGATTTGCAGCTATTGCACAACTACAAAATTCAGAATCCTTAAATCTATTAAGATTTGAGTTTGCTCCAACCTGTTGTAATCCACTAGTGCAAAATCCGATTCTAGTATCAACAATATCTGCACATTCTGCATTATCTAATAATATCCCAGTCATATTAGTTGATGTAGCTTCGCCTTTAATATCACAATTTCTAATTTTTCCATGTTTAATATAAGTTGCTCCATCAGCATGAATAGCAGTTGCCGGACTTGTCAAATCTTCGCCAATGAACATACAATCATCAACTCTAAAACCGCCATTTGTAAATATAATACCATTAGTGGCTGTTCCTAAATTAAAATTTAAATCTTGTACTCCAGTTTTACCCGTAAACTTCATAATCGAACTAGCGGCGCCATTAGTATTTTTAATTTTTGCCCAATTTCTATGACTGCCTTTTAAAATATAATTTCCAGCCCAAGTTGGATCACCAACTGTATTAATATCATATTGTGTTGTATGAGGAGAAATTAATATTAAAGTTAAATCATCTAAATCGGTAGAAGCTACATCTAAAGCTCCTTGAATAGTTGTATATGCTTTTGCCCAAGAACTTCCATCTGAATCGTCTCCCTCAGGGCTAACATACAAAGTTGCTGTTATAGCTCTTCCTTCTGTAGGCATTCCTAATAAAGTATCGTCAAAAGTCGGAGGAGCAACAGCTTTTACTAAAGAAACTATTGAAGTTCCTGTAGCAGTATCGGTTTTATTTCCAATTACTTCACCAAGCGTAGTATTGGCTACATTATCTTGTGAAGGTACATTATCTTTTGGTATATAGGTCATTTAATTTCTCCTTAAAATACAAACGCATTTGTTCCATTAATATATAAAGTTACAGATTGATAATTAGTATTCATAACAAAATTAGCAGCTCCATCAATTGTCCCACCACTTTCAAGTGTAATAGTAATAGCGTTTGTTCCGCATGCTCCACTTTCATCTTTAACAACTACTACTCTAGGATTAGTAGCTGTCCCTGTAGCAACATCTTCTGTACTTATTGTAACTGCTCTAGGAGCTGCTGTATCCGTCATTGCAATAATATAATCATCAGTTAAAGCAGAAGGATTGTAATCTGCTGCTCCTACAACAACTCTTCCTCTAAAATTAGCTCCAACTACTTTTAGATCCCCATTTATATCAGCATTAGCACTTACTGAAATTGATCCAACAAAATACCCTGCCCAATTAGTGGCCGCCCCAGTTGCTGTTGCATAAATACCATAATTAGTTGTATGTGCACCTGTTGCTGAAAACCATCCAGCATAATTTGTAGCAGAACTATTAGCTTCTGAATAAACGCCATAGTTTAAAGTAGCAGCCCCTTGTGCTTGGAAAAATCCAGCATATTGAGTTCCAAGTGTACAATTAGCTTCAGCCTTAATAGCTTTTCCGCCACCATGAACGCCTGAAACTGAAGTTAATATACCATAAGTTAAAGGAGTTGTTGCAGCGGTTTCTGCGTCCGCTTTTAATCCACAATTAATTCCAAGAACTGCTCCAGAAGCACTAAAGGATCCACCGTAATTTTCTGTTCCTCCAGCTCCAGTAGCATTACCCGTAACACCATAATTAACGCCAGAAGTATTTTCAACTACACTGTAAAGTCCATATCCTCCGTCATTTGAACCAGTGCATTTAAAATATCCAGCGTATGGCACTCCACCACCAGTTCCATCAGCCACTTCACAATATACGCCAAATGTATTAGTTACTGTATTGCCAGAAACATTAATATAAGTTCCATAATTAGTAGTTGCATTAATTCCATTTGTAAAATATCCTGCATATGAAGTGGCAGGGGTTCCCGCTCCTGTAACACTGGCTAATATTCCATAAGGTACTCTTGTACTAGCTGTTGTTGCAAGATTATAAGAACCAAATATTTCATTTGTTCCAGAAGAAGCAGCAGTTGCTTCTGCTTTATTATAAGCACCATAAGCTTGAATTGTTGCTATTGTTTTTGCATAATTATAAGATCCATAATGTAAATTATCTGCATTTTGTTCCGAAGAAAAATATCCACCATAATTATTTTGACCTGTTCCCCCACTTCCAGCAGCATTTCCCCCAACACCAATACAGTTTGTGCTATCTGCATTAACTGAAGTTGAATAAATACCATAAGCTGTAGTTGTTGGACCTGTTGTAGGATTATTTTCAAAATATCCTGTATATGTAGTTGTATCCCCTGAATTATCTCCAGTTGTAATTAAAAATGATCCTGGTAAAGATCCAGTTCCAGATGCTCTTGCAACAATACCATAATTATTAGTTGATGCCCCAGAAGCTTCAAAAAATGCTCCATAATTATCTGTAGCAGTTGCATTATCAGTATATCCATAAACACCGTAATTAGTATCGTCGCCATCAGCTTGAAAATACCCACCATAATGAACTGTTCCAGTTCCTTGTCCAATGCCCCAAACGCCAGCTGCTATTCCCGTTGTAGTTGTTGCTTCTCCGTAGGTGCCAACTGAATCTAAATTAATATAAATTCCAGTTGAACCTGTATCAGAAACATTATAAGCTCCGTAATTAGTTACGGCTCCATTAGCATATGTTCTTATACCATAATTTGTAGTAGCATGCCCTGTTGCTTCGGAGTGAATACCATAAGAATTTGTACCCGTTCCTGTAGATAAGGCATAAGCACCTCTTACGTCTACTGCAGTTCCATATCCAATAGCATGAATTCCTTCAGCTAAAGTTACAGTTGATGTAGCTTGAAAATATCCACCATAATCATTAACAGAACCAATAGCTCTACCATAAACTCCAAAATTATCAGTTCCGGCTCCAGTTGATTCTCCATAAATACCATAATTATCAGAACCAGTTCCAGAAGTCCAACCCCATATTGCTTTATTTTCTACTGTTGCTCCTGATTGAAGAACATAAATACCCGTTGAGTCTCCTGTAACAACGCCCGATTTAACTACCCCTAAAGTAGAACTTGTGTTTACCGTAGATGTTGAATTAAAGTATGCTCCATAATTTCCAGAAGCTATTGTGCCATATAATAAACCATCAAAATACCCTGCATAATTATTTGTTGCACCTGTTGCAGTAGAGTAAATACCATAATTGTTTGTAGGGGCTCCACCGGCAGAAGCATTAAAATACCCAGCATAGTTTGTTGTTCCTGCGTTTTTGGCCTCTACATTAATACCATAATTGGTAGGCGAAACGCCTGTTACTTGAAAAGCCATTCCATAATTAACAGTTGTAGAAGTGGCACTATTAAGTCCATTTATTCCCCAAGCACTTCCAGCAGTTCCAGTTGCTAATAAATATCCACCAACAACGCTTGCAGTCCCTGCCGTTCCAGTAGCTGTTCCATAAATAGAAATCTGTTCGAGTGATCCAGTTGCACTAGCCTGAACAGTATGGTTAGCAATACTATCGCCTGTTGTTACAGCATGAATTGCATAAGCACTTCCTACTGTTAATCCGTCTTTGCTTACGTATAAAGCACTATCAGTATCTGTAGTAGAGGTTCTTGTTATATAAGTTAAACCTTCAAAATACCCTGCGTAGTTGCCTGTAGCCCCTGAAGCTGTTGAATAAATACCATAGTTAGTAGTTCCTACTCCAGAAGAATTAAAATATCCACCATAATTAGAAGTTCCAATAGCAGAAGATAAACCAACAACGCCTACATTATTAGTGCCTGTAGCAGCGGCTAAAACAGAACCATTTAATCCCTCATTCCATGTTGTTGATCCAGAAGCTTCACCGTTAAGTCCAATATTAGCAGCAGCACCAACACCTGTATGATTTCCTTTTATACCAACTCCACCGTTTTCTTGTTTTTCCCCATAAATTGCAGCAGTTGTTGTACCAATAGATGTATCGATTACATTTAAAAATCCAGCAGGGACAATCATTGTAGAACCTATAAAAGTTCTTCCAATAATCCTCATATAACCACTATCAAAATACCCTGAATAATTATCTCCTGCTCCAGAAGCAGAACCATAAATGCCGTAATTAGTAGTTGCAGCAGCATCAGCTAATCCATATACACCATAAGCAGAAGTTCCAGTAGCATTCGAATAACCTCTTACACCAACAGAACTTGTAGAAGATCCGCTAGCTTGACCACTAACACCTTGAGCTGCAGTTCCTACACCCGTAGAGATACCAGAAACAGATACATTTCCTATAGTAGCGCCCGTTGCCGTAGCGTAAATACCGTAAACTGAACCAGTAACAGCTCCGCTTTTTGCTATATTTAAAACTGAACTTCCAGCAGTCGTAGAACTTGAAGTTGTTAATATAGCATTTGTACCTGAAGCTACAGCGACATTTAGTAAAGAAGGAATATAAGTTTGTCCAGAAAACTCAATTTGAGTTGTTCCTTTATTGTATCTTATGTACCTTCCTGGAATCCCGAATCTAAATTCTTGAGTTGTTGCAGAACTATCATCATTATCTACAGTCCAAGTATCACTAGAAGTTCCTGAAGAAGAAGTCGCACTACCTGTAATTGTACCATCGACAACTAAATCACCATTTAGTGATAAATTTCCTAAACCATCAGTAGTTAATCCTAATCCACCAGCATATCCACCATTGAGTTGCATATCTGTTGCCGTTATTCTAGTTCCATCAGAACTCATAGCATTATCTAGTCTAGTAACTAGATCTGCAGCAGTTCCCTGAGGATTTACGCCTAAGGTCGGTTCTATTGTTTCTACAGCGTCTTGTAAGTTATTGACATGTGCTGCCATAACTTTATCTACAAAATCTATTTTATCCACATAGGAGTCAAATGCTCCTGGATATAAACTAACCATTAATTTCCCTCCCCTAAGCTATTATTATTTTTACAGTTGCGTCTGTTCCAGAACTATTTGATAAATATAAAGAAGTTATACTATCCGTACCCAATAACCATGCGTCTACAACGCCATGCGCCGGGTTGGAATTGCTATTTAATTTAACTGTTATTGCTTGTGTTGTTTCTATATAAACAAGTGAAGCCGTTGTTATTGGAGAAAATAGAATTTCTTGATCAACTGCCCCATTCAATAAATTTATTTGTTTATCTAAAAATTGTGTAATTGTTATTGTTGCATTAGAAGTTTCAATAAATCTCTGTACAGTATCTTCATTTATTCTTATAGAAGCAATTTTTTGTAATGTAGTTGCCATTTTATACTCCTTTTATAATTAATTTATACGTTACTGCTGGTGTCCCAGTGGCCCCTTGAACAATACCTGGGGCTAACTCTAATAATTGAGGAATTTGATCAAATTGCCCTGGAATAGTTTCTACCATTAATTGAAAACTTCTTATTTCTGAATAAGGAATAACTATTAAATCTGTATTTCCAGCGCCATCAGTTGTTCCCGTTGCATAAAAATCTCCATTATGAAACCATCTTGTGCCGCTTGTATAAATTAAATTATCAACATCACTTGTTATTAATGGATCCCAAACAGCTCCAGGTAAATGTGGAGTTCCTGCATTATCAATCCAAGTTGTATATGGCGGAAAATGTGGAGGAAATTGATTAACAGTTGAAACTACATATACATGTGCTAAAGTTAAATACCCACTTGGAACAGCAGGTGGAGCAGGGGCAACAGCATCAGGAGTTCCTTCTAAAACTGTCATCTGATAACTATCAGTTTGAGAAACAACTACATTTTGCTGGACTGCTTGTCCATAGGTGATTGAAGAAGGATCAACATCAACAAAACTTCTAACTTCTTCTGTGTTTGAATATGCATGTTTAATAACAATAGCATCTATTCTATCTAATAATGTTTCTGCTGCAGAAGCACTAGTTCCATCCCATGTTAAAGTTACATCAGAAGGAACTAATATTTTTTTTCCATCAACATGATATGCTAAGCCTGCTGTTACAATAACTTCATTATGATCAGGTGCTCCAACCGCTGATGCTGATAATCCTCTACAAAATGATTGATAACCATATTCAGCAGAAGTAGTATTATATCCGTATATAAGATTACTAATTATTTCTTGGCCATAATCTTCTGAATCAGTTACGCTTTGATTTACATCAGAAGAGGCTAATTTTTCTCTTGTATAATAAACTTTTTTATCCATTAACTAATACTCCATTTATTTTGTAGAATTTACTCTCTCGGAATATTTAATAATTGTGTTCTGTACAATTAACTTAATCTCTTCTTCTAAAGTTACAAACCCACCATTATATTTTTCTTTTGCTTTTATAAAGTCTTTTTCTAAAATTTTATCTAAACTTAAATTAATTTTAACCATTAAATTACTCCATCTCCTAATTTATTCCAAGTCCACCAATCAGATAAGGCTCCTGTTCTTGTACTTGCTAAAAATTTGTTTAATATCCAAGGACTATAAATACAACTATTTTGCGTCATCCATCTATCCATTTTAATTCCCCAAGCACTTCCACCGCCAAGATTATTTACATACATTGCTATAATATAATGTCCTGCAGCAACGTTTCCTGCTCCGTTTCTAATATCTAAAGTATACCCAGCACCCATAGGATGCATAAAAGGCATTCCGGCATCATACAAAGTATTATCGTCTTTTATAAGTTTATAATATAATTCATCATCGCTAGACATAGTTATAGATAAAACAGAAGAAGTAGCTTTATAAATAGGAAAATAAACAAACATATGTTGATCAATAGAACCTAAAGGAGATTTCCACCAAAATTTTATTGCTCCATCATGAGTTATTACTTCATATCCAGGAAAGTTTTGATCTGTATCTAATAACTCTTCCCATTCAGAGCTTACTGGACCGCCAGATAATACAGCTTGAAATTGTGGAATTCTTACAAAACATTTAGCTCTTTCTTGCCCCGTCCAAACCGAGCCTGTAAAATATCCAGAACTAGACCCATATCCGGGCCAATAACCATATTCAGAATCATTATCTGATCTACCAAACATCCCAACACTTGAAGCGTTAACAGCACTCCCATAAACAGCTCTTCCTCCAGCTGTTTGACAAAGTCCATAT